AGTTCTTAGTAGCCTTTCACTGTTGATATATTATTAGACATTTGCCATATTTGTATTTAAATTATCACACGCAAGCGAAGCGTCATGGTAATATAAATTATTCTAAGCTAATCAATTAATAAATAGATTTTACTATGCCTGATATTACAATGTGTCCAAATAATTATAATTGCACCTTAGCTAAAACTTGCTATAGATTTTCCGCAATTCCTAATCAATTTTATCAAAGTTACGCCGATTTTAAACAAGATCCTAAAACTGGTAAATGTGACCAATATTATGAACGTAATATTAAACCTAAGCCAATTTAACGCCCATAATTGAGATTATTTCTATATTTTAATAGTAACCTAGCACTATAATATTTTAATAGTCTTAAATCGTCTTATTTAATTATTATAGTTTAAATATAAATAACAATAAAACTATATGAATTTATCATCTTTAATACCATTTTCATTGCCATCATATTGTCAAACTGATTACCCACTTTTCGTGGAATTTGTAGAGACGTATTTTAAATTTATTGAGCAGTCGGGATATCATCAACATTTCCTGAACCATTATCAAGATAATTTAAATATAGATTTAGCTGATAATGAATTTATCAATAATTATTTTAATGAATTTGTTGCAACTTTACCACAAAATAATAAGATTTCTAATCAAATATTAATTAAATATATTGAAGAATTTCACCTTGCTGTAGGTTCTGAACCATCATATAAATTTTTATTTAGAATATTATATGATGCCAATGTAGAAATTAATTATCCACGCGATCATATTTTTAAAAGTAGTGATAATACTTGGAATAGTGATACATTTTTAAACACCTCTGCATTACACTTTAAATTATTAAACATTAAAGAAAATAGTAATATTAAAGTAACTGGTAGAGTTTCTAATGCTGTTGCAATAGTTGATAGTTTAAAACTATCGGTTAATGATAATCAGGAATATATTGAATTTGAATTATCATCATATAATCACGATTTTATTATCAATGAAGAAGTTGAAATTTCGGTAGATAGTCAAAATATAATTGAACGAATTATAGGCGGTGTAATTGATTTTGATTTATCTAATAACACCATCAACAATTACACTAAAAATGATATAGTTGTGGTTAATGGTGGTAATAATGAGACACTATTTAATGGGTATATTAAATCTACATCTAAAGGTGAATTAGACAGTTATAATATTATAAACGGTGGCTTAAATTATGATTATGGCGATGTGATTTATAGTAACAATAATATCAATCAAGGTTTTGGATATGTTGGTGAAATTGTCAATATTGACAATAATGGAAGTATTTTAAACGTTGATATTGTGAATAGTGGGTCATCTTTTACCAATTCTACTAAAGCTAAAATTACATCAATTAATGGTAATAATGCAGATATTACACTAAATGGAGCTAATATAGGGCTAATTACATCAATTCAGATTGTTAATAGTGGATTATATTTTAATGATTTAACTAATGTTACAGTCACAATTAATGGTATTATCAATAATGAAATTATACCTATATTAGGATGTGTATTTAAAAGTAAGGAACGATATTATAATATTAAAGGATTCACTTCACATAATGCACGATTATTAGATAGTTTTTACTATAATCATTATTCATATACGGTCAAATCTAAGGTACTTCCTAACTTGTGGAAAACTGTAATTAAAAAGAATTTGCACCCCGCAGGTACAGAGTTGTTCATGATATGGGAATATTCAGACACTTTAGATTTAACCTTATCTGTCATTGATAGTAATATTGCTAATGTTTATCCTATTATTACAATTCCTTCAAATAATATTAATATATCAACATTAGGCACATCTTCAACCAGTTTCAATATTATTAAACCGACTATCAATGGTAAAGCTGGTATAAATTTATCAGAATTAGATAATATTAAATTTAATATGTATTTTAATTGGACAATACAACCATTTTTAGATTATAGTATTAATGATTTATATAATAATTCTAATGAAATGTTATATAATATTGAAAATAGTGAGATATTGATAACATAATATTTGAATTTTTGGTATACTTAAAATTCAATTAATATGAATAGTAGGTTAATATGTCAAAAGTTATACACGCAATAAATAATATTATTAAAAATAGAAATTTGATTAAAGCTGTAACTCGCCACAAGGTACATACTTGGTTTAGTTTTTATTATACTGATGAATTTTTAATTTATATTTCAAAGGTTAATAAAAATGAATATATCATTGATTTTATTGGATATAATGGGGATAGATTAACTTATAATTCAAATGATTTTAAATTGGATGCAGAGAAAGATGTATTTAAATTATTATATGACACGATGATAGACAAGTTCAAGAATAGATATGAATATATTTTAAATGAAATTATCAATTTAGGTAAAAATTGATAATTATCTTAAAGCTAGCCACAATTTCAATGATAATAGTTTACTTTTAACGAACTTCCCAAAAGTATTATCATTATCATGATTTGCTAATAATTCTTCCCACGTTTTGAATGCACTCTTATCTGATATTAATTCTATATCTGTATTGGATAATGAACCTGTATTAACTTCAATCAAGCCTGCCGAATTTGACGATCTCACGCTAACATTATTAAATATTACTTTATCTAAAACATTCGAGTTACCATTAATAATATTTACAGCATAACTACCATTTTCAAATTCAATAGTATAATCATTGATAATTTCTATTACTTTAGCTAATGTTAAATTAGATATACTTACATTTGTGGTGTAATTATGAGTAATTTTAAATGGTAATCCACTTTGCTCACCTTCTAAATTTCGTAACATTAAATGAAATTCATATAAATCTAATTCACGTATTTCACTTGGTGAACTTTGAACTAATGGTAAGTCTGCTTTAGGAATATGAATAATTTTATTAATCCAATCTATATTAATCATATTCCATACTCAATGTATTATTATAACCATTTGATTGTATTATTCCAATATTTTTCTTATGTTTATAAATTGTAAAAGGTGGGGATGATTTTCTAACTTTAATAATTATGGGTTGATTACCTTGATAATTAAATTGTATATATATTTCACCATTTGCATTAGTTAAATTATTAAATATCACTGTACCTTGAGCCAAATTCCCACCTGTATCAGCAGTGATATAAACTCGTGCATTTTCTATATTAATATTATCACTATCAACCACCTTTATTTTAATATCAACTAAATTGTTAATAATTAAATTTGTGCCATTATTTATGGGTATGGAACTGCCAATAATATTCAAAGTGGTAATATGACCTGTATTATTGGATACACTTGTTACGTCACTATTATTAAAAGTAAAGGTATTATCAGAACCTGTAAATTCTACATTTCCAGATATATTAATATCATTTAATGTAACATTATTAGAATTTATTTTAATATTACCACTGAGTGTAAATGATGAATTTATATTATTATTAAGTAATAATATCCAACCAGTTTCTAATGTAAAAGATGTTCCGTTGATTGTATCTAAAATATTGTGAGTATATCGTAAATTTATTAATATAGTTGTGGTGTATTTAATAAAATCGTATAATTGTTTTATAGTAATATCACCACTAACCGTGACAACTTTAGTATTATAATCTATGGCTATAGGTGTGCAGAAACTATCCCACTATTTAGTTCAGTTATAAAATTATTAACATTTAATGATGCAAATATTAATACATCATTTTTTTTTGATGATTAGCGGTTGTACCTGTGTAACGTATATCACCATTTATTGCTATACTAATGTCGTCTACTATTGCCATTGTTTATCCATTTTTATTAATATTTATAATTATTTAGTAAATATAGGTTGACCTTAAATCCCAACTTTTATTAAATGTACTAGAATTTTCAGCGTACCTTACATTTAAATCTTCATTATTATTTGTAAGTTTTTTAATTGACCATTTTAATTCATTATCTAAAGTGTCAGGAAGAGATTTACCTATAATAATATCACCATTTGGTAATTCATCGACATTTGTATTCATTGATTTAAATCCTGTTAATATTGACCAAGTTATTAGACTATTTTCAGGAATTTCTTTTACGTTATCAACTGGATTAATATAAATATAAGATGCGCCATTGAAATAAACAAGATCATCAAGGGTATAATTTATATTAATATCAAATTCACCTTTAAATTCACCTTTAAATTCTAATACTTTACCAACACCATCAGCACCTTTTATGCCTAATGTTCAAGATTCTACATTATTACCATTGCATATTTGCGTAGATTGAATATAATTTGACGTTGAAACATTAACTTTATTATTTAAATTTGTTTTTAAAGTTGCTGTAACATTTTGAGGTTGTAAAGCCATTATATAAAAATCGTGAAAATAGGTTAAAAATATTTATAAATTTTATTATGGTGTGGTAATATAAACATTCTTAATTAAACTAAATTATAATGTGATAATAATATGAAAAATAATGACAAAAAAATAAAAGAGTTAGAAAAATTGTACGAGGATTACGTTAAATCTTGCTCATCTTTATTAAAAGTTCAACAAGATCATCAAACATTAAGAGATAGAATAAAATTATTAGGTGGTGTCATATATGACTGATATATCAATAAATATTGTATACGTGTGGGTAATTATTGTATTAATTAATATACTTACTTATCTTATTGCAATTATAAGTCAACTTGACCGAGATTATAAATTATTCAAAAAAATAAACAAATTGATGATAAAAATCTTGACTATTGTATTGCAAAGTATACACTTCAACAAGAATTAAATAATATTAAAATTAAACTTAAAAAAGGTAATATGAAATGAATAATGAATGGCAAAAATATATAAATGATGAAACTGGTACAATTATTGAAATTAAGCCATATAATGATATTTTATATTTTATTAAATCCGAACTAACGTCTGAAATATTGGGATGTAATTGTTTAATAACACGTAAAGATATTTTAAAGTCGTATAATATTTTACATGAATTTGACCATGACGAATACCTTAAAAGTATTAAAAAACTTTTAATCAATTTAGTTATATTTCAACCTAATAATTTAATGGACTTTAATTATTATAAATTAATTAAAGATTATACATATATAATTAATGATGATATGACCTTAACCGAAGTTATTATGAATAAATATAAAAATTACTACGATATCAAAATTGACTATATTTCGAATGGACAAGAATATTTCGGATTATTTGAGGTTCATTTTTAATTATGAGCAATAAATGGCAAAGGTATATAAATGATGAAATGGGTGATATTGTATTAGTTAAAGAATATGAAGTAGGTGATGAATTATCATTTTTAAATATTACAGACTGCGTATATATTAATTATATTTCTGTTGATGGTGAATATAAACTGCCGAATTGTTGTAAAGATGATAAGAATATCCCATACATTAATGATAAAGAATTAATTAGTGCAAATGATGTATTAATGAAATATGAAAATGGTGATACAATAAATACTTATTCAAGAGTAATGTTAAATCATAATTATATAAAAATTTAAAGGTGAAATAAAATGAATAAAATTGAACAATATAAACATAATGAAAATAATGAATTGATTTATGCTAAAGTTTATGAACGAGGGGATGAAGATGGATTTTATGCCATTGGAGAAATTACAGTACAAAAAGGGTACAAGTTACCTAATTGTGTAAAAAGTGAATTTAGTGGTATACCATTTAAAAATCATATATTAATGATGGAAGATTATTATTTAATTTATGAAAATGTAAATGGTATATTTAAAGGTGTAATAAAAGGTGAAGATATTAATAAGTATTATACTAAAGTTGATACAGAAACAAATAATGCAAGATTGCGTGAACTTGAATTAGATTTGAAATATCATGAAGAAGAATTAAAAGAATTAAATATAACAAAGGTTCAATATGCTGAAACGTTAAAATATTTAAATCAAGATATTCAAGAAAATTTAACAGAAATTGATGAAAGTGAGGGTTATATTAAACGTGTTAAATATAATATTGAAATGTTACAAAGTGGATTTACTGAATATACAAATATTTACAGTGGTAAATTTTTTATTAAAAAAGAAATAGGTAGTATTTTTTATGAATGTGTAAACTGTAATAATTTAACTAATAAAGTTCTAATATCATACAGTGTGCTGATTAATGAGTACATCAAAGTGGATTAACTCCATGTAACCTGTGGATTGACAGTAATTACACCTTCTAACACTCGTTTAATGTAATTAATATCCACAGGATTGCTTACTTCTACATCATAAACCCATTTTCCATTTTTAGCTAATTCGGTTAATGGTGGATTAACTTCCATTGAAATATTACCTAAAGTGGGATCACCGTCAACACCACAAGTAATATCTATACCATTTGTAGTGTAATAACTCTTTTTCATTTTAGAAGTTATTGATAAATTAGTTAAATCATAGGGCGTACCATCTTCATTTTTAATTTGGGCTATTGCATCGAATTTAGTGCCAGCATCTATTACAAAATTTATTTGTGTTGCCATAATAATTATTTAAGTGATTAAAGTTGGTAAAGGTTGTTAATATTTATAAAATTAATCAGGTGATGTGGTAATATAATTATTCAAATTAATTCAATTTAGGAATATAAATGATAATTTTTACTGTATTAAAATATGAACAAACTGGACAACATGAAAGATTTTTAGGTGTTGATAGTGTCCACGAAAATATCAAATCAATAAAAAATATGTATAAATTTATTCCTAAGTTGTCAACTATAAAGAGTGGAGATTTATTTTATGGTCATATTGGGGAATATATTGTAATTAAATCATACAAACTTCTATATTGAATTTATTATGGTATGGTATTTATAATTTAATTACTTTATAAATAAAAATCCAATTAAAATTACTAAATTATTTTCACATGATTATCCTAGAACCTTAGGGGAGTTGCATAGTAATTATTAATATTAAAGATGTAAATAAAGCACAAATTTTAAAATGTTTATATGATGCAAGTAAAGTTCAAGGGTTAGGAATTTTACAAGCTAAGGATGATGAACTGACAATTAATGAATGTGAATTATTGTTGAAAAATAATGAATATTTTGATTATTTATATGGTAAAATTATGAAAGTTAATTTATCAGGTGATGAGTTTTCTCCAACTTTATATGATAGAGATAATGGTGAAGGGAGTGCATTTAAAGCTATTAAACATTTATTGTAATTTAATTACTTTATAAATAATTATAACTAATTTCAATATTTTAATTATAATTTATGCCTATTCAAACTGTTACAAATGATACAAAATTCACCACTTGGAAAGACATTACCAATAATATTAAAGATTTATCAGAATTAAATCAAACTAATATTGTTAATACTGATACTATTATTGGTAATACTTCACTTTCAACAAGTGCCACAACGTTAACCACTGCAATTAATGAATTATATGCTGATATTAATATTAATAGTGGTAATATTACCACAACTAATACAAATTTAGGCAGTCTTGGTTCACTTTCAACACCTGCTATAGATTTTGTAACTGCTATCAATTATAATGACAATAGAATAGGTGATTTAACATCATTACCCGATAATCCTGTCAATGTTGCATTAGAATTAGCTAAAATTGGTCAAATTACAAACCTTACAACCATTGATAAAAGTGATACAGTTTCAGCAATTAATGAATTACAGTCTTCTTTGTCAGTTCTCACACCAAGCAACCTTAATCATAATAATTTAGAAGTTAATCATGGTCGTTTTATGGTTGAAACGATATTATCACCTGCTTCACCAACTTTAGATACTGGGATATTTAATACCTTTAATTCTAGTACAATTATTGCAGATGATAAATTTATTGATGATAATCCGACTAATGGTACAGTTGGTACTAATATGACAACATTATTATCAAAATTATCAACTAATGGACGAACTCAAACTGCATTTGGATATGAATTTTATATTATTAAATTACAATCGGGTGGTGGAACATCTAATCAAATTACAGTTAATGCAACTAATTATTATCCACAATCAGTAAATAATAATATCTATCTTGGTAAAATTGGACATAAAGTAACATGGCAAGGATACATTAAAAATGATGATGTTGTAAATAATGTCATTATTGGTGATATTACTAATACAAATATTAAAACTTATATTGATAATGTATTACAAGTTGCAAGCTATGAATTATCTAATGCTACAGGTTGGGTTCACGTTAGACAAATTTTAACTTTAGCTGATAAAGAATATGAAAATATATTTCCGAGTATTTATAGTGTGGGTGCAGGTACAGATATTTTAATAAGTTTGTCCGCTTTGTTTGAAGGTGATGTAAATATTGAACATTTAGGACTTTTATAATGGTATAATTAGTTTTTTAAATCATTAATTAATGTAAATAAATTATGAAACATAATAAATTAGCTAAAAGTATAATAAAATTATTAGATATATGTGGAATATCAGATGATGATATTTTATTTACAGGAGAATATAAACAAATTTATAAAATTATAGAATTGTTTATGAGGCTTAAATACCCTTGTGGTGGGATCGACATTATGCACACAACAAACAAAGGTGGGGATATTGAAATACATTATGAAACTTATCCATATAATAGAGTTATTTTCCATACATTATTAATTAATAATATATTTAATGAAGGATGTGGTATAAATGTTACAAACTCAACTAAATTTGCTCATAATGTCAAGGTTACATAAAATGTTTGAAATTTTCCCATATTATGATGACGCTGGTGTAAAAATATTACATTATTGGCATGGGTTTCATGATAAAGAAGACGATTTAGAAGTAGACCAATTTATCATTGAAATTAATAATATTAAATATATTAGTGTTGATATGGTATTTGAAGAATTGTCAACTTTTATTTATATTGATGAATATAAAATATTATTATCATCTCCTCCAATAGAATTTAAAGATTTAGTATCTGCTGATGGAATGTTTCAATATTGCAAAGTTAAATTACCTGATAAGTTTAACCCCAATTTAGAAAACCTTAAGTCGGGTCGTGGCACATTTGGATCGTGTAATTTATCTAATACACAATTTAATCCAGTATTTAATAATTTAATTGATGCCGATTTTATGTTTCAATGGTCAAGCCTACCTCACAATTTTAATCCAAAATTACAAAATCTTGAAAGTGGGATACAAACATTTTTAGGATGTAAATTTAATATTTATTCACATTTCAATCCAATATTTGATAATTTAACACTTTGGATTAATATGTTTTATATGGCAAAATTGCCTAAATTATTTAATATTAATATTGATAACTTTTATATTGATGAAGCACTTAATTATAATGGTATGTTTGGCAGAGTAACAATACCTTACAATTTCTATAAAAGTAATATTTATTTTAATATTTCATCATATCATCAAGATATAAAAGTGTATTAAACAAATTCAAAATATGAGTATGCAAAGTTGACACTGCATTCCACAATTTCACTATCAGTAGATTTACTATCAAATGATAATTCAGATAAACTTGTTGGATGTAAGTCATTAAATTGTATAATTTTATTACCTGTAAGATTACCTTTAAGTAAATGTAAATTAGCAGTCGAAAAGTGATCATCATTTTTATTCGTGGTGGCTATGTTAATCAACCATTCATATATTTCTATATAATTAGATAAATCTCTATCCACAATAAAATTAAATGTTAAAGGTGAAAACTCTAATTTAGTGCCGCCTAATGGTAAATCAAAATGTGGTGTATTTTGGATAGGTTTATCAATTTCAATAGATGGTAAAATACATGATTGAGCATGGTAAATTGCATTTGGAATATAATCTATATTTAACTTAAATTGGTTTGATTTTAATTGATTATGTTGAGGCATTGGGTTTATAATTAACTTATTGGTAAATGGTTACTAATATTTATATTTAATTAAAAAGGTAAATAAAATATGAACAAAGTTAAAAACTTTATAAATATAATCTTTAGTGATAAAGTATTTACATTAACTATAGTAATCATAATGTTATCTAGTATAATAATAGGTAGCTTGTTTGGTTTACATTTAAATTATGAAAAATAGCAGAAGTTTACAAAGATTTACTCCAAAATATCCCACACGTTTAAAAATGTGGAAAGATGATATTAGAGTAAATGAACTTATTAATTATTTTAATATTAAAATTAAATTTAAAAATAATACTGATATTATGCGGGAAAGTTTCTTATGTGATTATGATTATAAACGAGTAAAGCAGGTTAGAAGTTGGAAGAACAGTAAAAATAAACTTAAACAATGGTATTGAAATTATGACAACCTGTAATAAATGCAAATCTAGTAATATATTAATACACGATAAATCTGAATTACAATGTAAAAATGGTATAAGTTTTACTGTTAATATATTATACTCTGAATGTGGTGATTGTAAACGAGAGTTTATAACATCAAACCAAATTAAAATTAATGAATTGAGGATGACTAATTATGAAAATGATGAAAGGTGATTTAATATCTCTCGCCGAAAATGGTAAATTTAATGTTATTGTACATGGTTGCAACTGTTTTAATAATATGGGAGCAGGTATTGCATTAACTATAAAAAATAAATATCCTTTAGTATATAAAAATGATTGCTCAACTGCTAAAGGTGATAAATCTAAACTTGGAACTATAAATTCAACATTCATACCAAATAAAGGGTTTATTATTGTTAATGCTTACACTCAATACAGATATGGTAACGGTATTAATGTTGATTATGATGCAATTAGAGAATGTTTCAAAATGATTGCTATTTTATATCCAAAATATAAAATAGGATATCCTAAAATTGGTGCAGGATTTGCAGGTGGTGATTGGAGTATAATATCTAATATTATAAACGAAGAATTAAAAAATTTAACCCACACTTTAGTGATTTATGAACAATGAAATAAGTATTCATATTTTTATAAAATGACAAATTAATTATGGTAGACGAGATTTCAGATTATGAATAAAATTAAAAAGAATAACCTTATTATTGATATTAAACGTATTGAAGAATTACAATTACCATTTGATATCATGCGAGATAGTATTAAAGCTCAAACCATATTCTATGAAATTAAAAAAGATATCAAAAATCTATCAACATTTATTAAAAATCTACCAACATTTGACAGAGTTGATTTAGTTATAACCGCATCATTTATTATTAAAATTGTTCAATATAAATGGGTATTAACCTCTGGTAATAATATGGAAAGGATAAATATGTTCCACGATTTTGAATATAATTATGAAAACAATGATAAAATATTAGAACTAATACACACATTCATTAAAATTATTAAATTTAAATATGCAACCGAAGTTTACAATAAAAAGTTAAGGCAAATTGAAGATGATAGAATAGATAATATTAAATGTTTAATGTTTAATGTTTAATATTCGACACAAACCAAAAGGTAAAATAAAATGAACACAATTTTAAAAATATTGACATTAATTGTAACATCAATATTAATGTTTACATCCTCTGTATTAATAATCCAACAATTGTCACCAATTCCGATAATATTAGTAATTTCTTACATGATTTATACAATTGTTAAAATTATTAAAAGTGGTGATTATGATAGATTTGCAGTTGGGTTCTCTTCTACCATTCCAATATTTATAAGTTTTATATTATTTATGTGTAGTCCTCATTTATTAACATTATATGAAATTGAATTATCTGAAATTTCTAACAATGGAATAATGGTAAACATTAAAGCATTATCAAATGAATATAAAACTAAGTTGGCTGGAGTTGAAATTGTATTACCAAATGATTATATTTTTATGGATAACAATAAATCAACTTTAACAACATTTAAAATATTAAAATCAAATAATAGCCAATATAAACCATATGTTAAAGTTATTAAAAACACTAAAACTGGTGAATATGATAAACTCCAATTTGATATTTTTAATGATTATAAATTTTACACGTCATATTCAATGAGTAGTCAAAATATTAACACAATTGAAAAGGTTTTTAATATTAATTATCCACGTTCATTCTTAGCAAAAGGCGTAATACAATTACAACATATTTATAATATTAATCACCCTGCTATTAATGTTCAAACATTATTTTTAGTATTATTGTCAATGTTTATATTAATAGCAGTTCTTTCGATATTAAAACTTTTTAAGTAGTTGCAACACATCTAAAATTTTTAACTTTAGGTACTTTAGCAGAGTTATTAGACCTTAATAATATTTTAATTCTAAATTCCTTAAAATCTGCTAAAGGTGTCTGTAATAAACTATCATCTCCAACACTTATAGTAACTTCTTTAAAGTCATTATTATGTTCAGATGTGATATCATTATCAAAATCCGTCTTAATCCATTCCATATTTTCCAACGTATCACTACTATCAGCAGATAAAACTTTATAATAAACATCAATAGTATTATCAATAGATTTATTAATATCCATAATAATTCGCATTGATGTAGCAGGATTTTGAAGTGTAACTTTCTTTAGAATATATTTGCTTACATTCATTCCACCATTTTTATATGTTTCAAGTGCAAATCTACCATTATAATTAGGTGATGTAATATCATTATTTAATGGTTGAATATCGGTAGTCTGATTTGGTTCAATATTAGCAACATTTTCATCAACATTATCAACTCTATTTGTGATAGTAATCAATCCTAATGAACTTAAATCAATAACTGGAGATATATTATTATCATTATTGATAGTCCGACTTGTTGCAGTAAAAATTATAGAAGGATTGCCTGAATTATTACTATCCTCATTAGTCCGATTAGCAATTTTTAATGGTTGTTCAAGTTCTACCATCGTATTTTCAATAAATTTAATATCATTTATAATATTATAATCTTGACCATTAAATTTAGAGTTTATGCCACTATGCTTGAGTGCTTCCGTATTCCAATTAATTGTGCAATCATGAAGAATAATATCACCATTTAATTCAAAATTGTCAACTTGGATATTACCTTTAGCATAAACATTATTACCACCTGTAAATCCTTTTACTGTTGCAAGATTATTTACACCTGATAATTGTATTACATAACTATCCATATGGTCGACTGCTTGCATAATATGTTCAACTTCGGTAAATCTTGATAAATCTATACCATTTAAAATTGTGGTGATACCATTTTCAAAATATCCAACACAATTAGAAAGTAATTGAATATTATTTTCAATGTTTCCTTGATTTATGTCAAGTCTTTGTGAAATAGAAGTATTATCAATATTTTCATTGTAACTGTTAGATGTAAAGTTCTCTAATGGTTGAAAATCTTTAGTAAGGTTATTAAATGTAATAATATACTTTTTATAAGTGTTTACACCAACTGTAACATTTTCAATGAATTTGGCACTGGTTACTACTAATGAACCATTATTAATAGAGCCTGTTAATGTTTGCCCGATAATAATATCACCTGATTGAATAATTACTTCATATTCTAAACCAGTTAAAACATTTAATTTAACTTTATCGCCATTTACTAAACCATGTGATTTATGATGAACTCTAATAAGGTTTGAACCTGCTTCACATTCAAAAGGATTGTTTCTAAGTTTTTGACTATCAAAATCAATATTATTAAATTCTAATACCATATCATCACGATTGAAATCAGCTTTATATAAATTAAATTTAACATCTTCCAATTGTTCAGCATTCCACGTCTCATTATTTTGGGATTTGAATAATGAACCCAACGTAGGTTGAGTTGTAATCATAGTATTATCAATAAGGTTATTTTCACCCAATCTTGATACAAATATACGATAATCAGGGTCATCTGAACCAATTACAATACAATAACTAATAATTGGATTAAGATAAATAGGTGCTTCAAATTTAAATATAGTTTCTAATGTACCATCTTCTGAAATATTTACATTATTACCTTTTTTAATACATTGTGAATATTTTACTATTTTTGATGATGGATAACCATTTTCCATTTCTCTAATTTCAAACCACACTGATTTATTCTTAGATTTACTTTTAAAAAATATTCCACAACTTGTAAGCATTACACCATTTTCTTCAATTATTACAAATTCTTGAGCAACTGGATCACGACGTTTTCCGCGTGGTCTACTAATATTCATCGGTGGACTAAAATCAGGCTCAATATATACACTTTGTCTAACTGGTTTTACTAATGGAGGTTGTGGCAATGGTTTAGCAGGTGGAGATGGTGTATAAATTACTTGAGGTGGTGGAGATGGAATAGGTGGATTTGCAATAAATCTAGTATTTGTATTAGTTTTAATAACCTCATCAATTAATATAGTAGATTGTTTAACCTGTTTAATGCCACTAGCCCAATATGTATTTTTAGCCGTTGTGGTAGTTTCATCAACATTATCATCATTTTTAATATTATCAGTAAGCTTAAATACTCTATCCCCAATATTAAATTTAATTAAATCATTATTAGGAATTGTAAATATTGCAACTAAATCCCCCTCTTCATTAGTAATTAAATCATCACTCATTACACCATTTAACGGTCTACAATATTCAGATACTAAAACATCATCAAAAAATGGATATACTTTAGTATTAGGTCTTAAATTAGTAGCCACAATTTGAACAGATTTACTACGAATATAAGGAATAATATTGACATCTGTTACACGTAAACCTAAATTGTTAGCAGTTCGTGTATTAGTAATCGAAGTATTTACAACGTTTACACCACCTGAATTAATATTAGTTGTGGTGTTATTTACTGTACTTGATATTACATTACTTTTATTATTTCTCCAACTATTAAACTCATTATTAATAGTTTTATTTTTATTCACAAAAGGTGGACTAAAATCAATATCTGATTGATTATTCTGTAAGTTTTCAGGTGTTGAAATTGTAATATCATTTTGACTATTGATTAATTCTTTAAAACCTGATCCATCACCAATAACTAAAGTAGGCTTAGTTTCAATATCTTTCCAATTATCTAAAGATGGTATTAATTCTAACTGACCTTGCCAATTGAATATAAAGTATGGATTAACTGATAATGATTTACTTGCAAATGGTTGATTAATATACAATTTTTCATCGTAAGACTGGGTAATAATATCACCATGCCTTTTAAAATTTGATGAATTTGTTTCATTAATTAATAAACTTACATATTTTGGGATATAAGATGGTCTTAATTCTTTATTATTGGTATCTAAAGTAGCATTAAATTCTTGATGATTAGTTTCGCTTGCATTAAAATTGCTAAAATTATCAGTAATTAATCCATTTTTATATCGGTCTAATCCATTAATATCTTTAATTGAAAGGTTAATAGTATTTTCTTCAAGTTGAGTGAGTGTAATAATATTTTCAAGGTTATCTACCCGATGCTCAATTTTAGAAATATCTTTCATAGTAAAACGTCTATTGTCAACATATTTTACAGTAATATCATTTTCTAAATCAAAAGTATACGCACCTAATGAAATTTCATATAAGGTCATCATATTTTTGGGTGTAATGGGTAACTTTGGTTCGATGTCAGGTACACCTTTAATATTCTGAAATGTTCCATCTTCGGCTAATACTAATTTATCTTTGCGTGGAAGGTAAAATTCAATATCAAATATAATATTACTATCTTTACTTGGAATAAATGATGTAATATTAAATTCATTACCATTATTACCTTCATCATCAATATCAGGTCTAAAGTCTAACGAAGATTTTAAATCATAAGTTGTACCATTTTTAGCCAAATATGTTGGGATGTCGTCATAATCAAAATTATTATTGGGGTCTGTGATTAATGTATCATAAGAATTTACATTAAAAAAGTACCCATTATTATTGCCAACGTGGTCAAAATATTCAATAGTGTATTCAATATCAATATCAGCGGTTAAAGGTGTTGAACCTGAAAGACGTTTAATACTTGATTTACCATAATAATTATCTTGAATATTCTTATCAAGTGTAAAATCCTTAGTAATATCAATATTATTAGTCGTATCCATTACTTTTACAATTTTTACGCAATCTGTTTTACTTAATTCGATTGTGTTATATTGATTTACAATAGTTAAATTATAAGTATTGATTAAATTATCTAATATTTTCTGCTTGGCTGTAACATTAGTAATTAAAACATCGCAAACTATAACTACATTTTTATTAGGTTGTAATCCTGTAACTTTAGCTGATTGAGTATTTAAAAATGTGGTATTACTTGATAATAATTCATAAGGTAAATATTCACCATTTGAAATATCTTGCTGTCCACAAATCCATGTATTCTGATTAAATGATGTTAAATACTCGACACCATTTACACCAAATATAAACTCACCTGTTGCAGATGATACACCAATATACTTTTTACGAACTGTCATTGTAGTATCAGTAATATTTTTAGTGTATTTATAAGGTAATTCAATTAATAAATTATTACTATTAGGCTCATAAATTCGGGCATTTGAGATACCACTTCCAACATAAATTTCATCATCTGCTATCATATTACAATAAAAAGGATTATTACCATTTTTCATTATACCTTTAACGTCTGCAAATGTACTAATATTACTAATAAATTCAATATCAAATAAGTACAATTTATATATAGTTTCAGCAAGTGTAGTAGGATAAATTTCTTGTGATTTTACTCTTGCATAACCTATTATACTACCAGTTGATACACCATTTACAATAATATTATCATGTAAATCAATCTTTTCAAAATCAGCCGCATATTCATTACTACTTTCAACATCAGTTAACGATAATACATTACTGGTTACATTAGTTCCATCATCTCCTAATTTTACAAGAATATAATTACCTTGTTTAACTCGTACTGCACTGGAATTAATAGTTGTAGTGTCTCTAGCTTTTTCTACATTAATATAACTTTCGGCAATCTTTTCAATTTCATACCCTTTTACATACGCCTTACCACTTTGAAATACTGCCATAAAGTGATTTTTCCAATATTCTAATGTAGCATGGTCTGTTGTACTATCAGGATAAACTAATCCATCATTAGAATTTTTATCAGATTTTAATAACTGTTTAAATGATAATGTAAATGGTTTTATAGTATAATTACCACTTTCATCGTACGTTCTACGTGCTATCATATCCTGAACATCTGAATATTGGGGTTTATCTCTTATTTCATTAAGAATACCATAACTAATTCTAGCCAATAATACCCAATTGTCACTATCCGCACTATTATAATTACGTTTTGCAAGTTTTAATTTAATTTGATATCTATCACTACCTTCTGCCTTATAATTTGGATAACCTAAAGCATTATCCAACAATGAAATATCATCATTAGCAGTAATAATGTTTTGTTCTATATTTAAACCTACATCATAATAAGGTTTATATGAATATTTTGATAAAATTATAGATTGTTGTTCAACATATACAAAATAACCAAAAATATAATAAGTTCCATCAGTAATTGAAAATATTGAAGCTCGCCCAGTTGGATTTATGGTTTCATTTACTGGATGGTCGGGACAATTGGGACATTTTACAATAAATGTGTATACAATATTATCATTATCATCTAAAGCATCAACTGTTTCACCATCTAAAAAGGTTTTTTCATCGTTAACTCCACTATTAATATAATTTACATAAATTGTAGCAGGATCAATATCAGTTTTAATACTTTCTGTTATAGTAGTTGCAAATATTTGACTGGTTCGACCATGCAATTTACGTCCACTAATTTTATCAACGTTTATATTTTCATTATTATAATCTAGGTCTTTTAACCTTACATATTGTACGTCATTATTATAATCTAGGGTGGTATTTGCAACCATTGACCCATGTTTAAAAATATGATTACCAAATTTCTCAATCTGATTAGATGTGATAGATTGTAATTGATTTAATTCACGAGTTTGAACACTTGAACGAGGCTTAAATAAAACTTTATGAAATCCTTTTTCACTGTTGAAATCGTCGAAATATGGTTCTACGTTAAACTCTTTTTTAGGCATTGATTACTCGTTGAATATGATAATTTTATTAATATTTATAATTTTATATGGTTTGGTGTGCATAAGTCCAAAAGAAATAATTTATTAAGATATAATAAGGTTTTAGATAACCAAAGGTAAATTAAAATGACAATAATTAGCAAAGATAATATAGATTACGAATTAACACTAGTTGAATATTCAATTATAGATATATTTAAAGAACAATATTCATTTTATGGTAAACTAATAAATCAATTTAGAAAGGATGTTTTCATTGATGAAATATACGACAAATTATCATATTTATATAAGAATGATTTGCCATCATCGTATAAATTTAAGCACATTAAAAATATTACTATTGTATGTGATAATTATAATAACCCAAAATCAATTGAAGATTATAATTGCTTCATATTGGATTATTTTGTTGAATATAAAAACTCTGACAATATTGATAAATTTCAAATAGTTTACGATTATTAATATCCATTATCAATATCACTCCTAAATACTTTTTGATTTTCAGTAAATGAAATTGTTAATATAGTGCGGCTTGGTGAACCATCAATCATACTTGTAAATTGACCAGACCCACTATAATTAACATTTACACCCGTTATTACACTTCTTTTATACTTTGGCAACCATTCAGATTGTTTACTATTGATATAATCTATTTCCATTTCCATTGGGAACGATAATTGATTGCCAATTTTAGATGGTAGACTAGCCTTTTTAAATGTTTTTACAATATCCTTAATGGTAATACTTTCATTTTCATTGTGCGGAGTAAATTCAAACTCTAATTCATATTTTTTAAATTCTAATCCTTTAAATGTCATACTCATATAAGGGTTTAATATTCTACCAGTGGCTTGATTGTATAAACTTTTACCTGAACTCCCTAATTTTGTGCTATTTATTGCACTTTGAAGTACACCTTGACTTACACTCCGAGCATCTTGCATTGTCATTGACGATATTACATTACTTAAATCACTTGCAATATTATCAACTCCTGTATCTGCCATCCGTTGAGAAGCTTTATCTGCTAATCCACCATATTTTAATTGTTCATACGATACTTGAGTATTATTATTAATGTTTTTAGGCATATATAAAAATATATCATTAAGGTGAATTGATGATGAGGCGTTGGGACGCTCAAAAAATTTAAAATGTACTAATCCTGCCCCATTTTCAACTAAATCATTTAAATTTGATGGATATGTTAAATTTTCTGCCATGTGAATGTATTAATATAATAGGTAAAGGTGACTAATATTATTTATAGTTTAATTAAAATTTAAGGTTGATATTTAATTATCTTAATTATGAATGCGGTATAATAGATTTTTAATCATTAACCAATAAAGGTAAACTTAAATGAAAATAAACGAAAAATTGAAAGCTGATACAATAAAACTATTAAAAATTGAACAAAATAATGAAGATATCGAAAATGCACACTGCAACGCGGATGATATTATTTCAAAATTATTAATTGAACTTGGATATGGTGATGTAATTGAAGAATATGACGATATTGAAAAATGGTTTGCTTAAAAATGAATATAAAAAATAAAATATCCCACCACAATCAGTTTATACATGGCGCAAAATATAAAGTTACAAATTTAAAAGGTGATAAAGTTGTTGTAATTTGTGAGCGTTGGTCTAATCTTAATACTACTAATATTATATTTAATGTTATTGATGGCGGAACGTTAAGAATTAATGATATTATTGATAAACCTTATAATTTAATCTAAATGGTGAATAAAATGACCACATATTACGAACATAAAGATACGCATCAAATATTCAAATATTTAGCAAAAGATGAACAAGATAATACAACGTTAAAAAACATTGTTGCTAATAATGGTGATATTTGCGTAGATGAACCGCTATTAACTAAATATTTTATAAAAATTGATGGATTATTAGCTTTACATAAGGCTATTAATTATACAGTTGAATATTTTAATACCATTAATATACCCAATATAAATCTTAATGAATTAGATCAAAGAATAACATCAATATATAAAACTATTATACAACAATACACCGATTTAAATGTATACTCTAAAATTAATGGTGATTTATTAGAAATTGATTATTATATAAAAAGTTTTGATGGGAATTACAATAAATATACAATTAAACGAAGTATAAAATGAAAATAAATATAGATAAAGCTCATCAAGCGTTAGATAATCCTAATACTAGACAAATTGGGATAACTACTGCTAGATTATTGTTAGTATGTGGGTATATAGATTTAAATTATGAATATATTATATTTGTGGTTAATCGTAATAGAGATATTAAGCGTATTAAACCATTATTAAAATCTGTATTAATTGCGTATGGTTTCACAAAATTGGAATTGTGTAAAGGTGGTACAATAAAAGTTGGAAATAGTACAATAGAATTAGTAACTAATAACTTTATTCGCAGAGGACTTTTTAGTTCAAATGTAATATACATAAAAGATTTATACTAATAAAAGTATCGTATATTGATACTTTTTAAATTTATAATAATATAAAGGTAAAATAAAATGACAATTTTAACAGAAGAATTAGCAATTAAATATAGTATTGAAATGTGGCAGATGATGCCAATTAATACCGACGAAAAACTTATATATTATAATGAACTTAAATCAAAATATAATATTAAAGATAATGATAAATTATCATTATCATGTTTTTTATGTGATTATACATATGTCAATATGCCAACAGAATGTCAAGATTGTAAAGTATGTCCAATGTATAATAAATGGGGGAATGGTAATAAAATTGTTAAAGAATGTGGATATAGAAATTCAATTTACAAAAAATGGATAATTGAAGATGATAAAATTAAATATTGTAATAAAATTGTTGACAAATTAAAGAGTATCAAAGAATGTTAAGAATTATTTCAATTTTATCAATTTTCATTATGTTATCAGCATGTTATGAAAGCGACCAACGTAAAACTACATATAATAATGTTATTTTAATTGATGGATTTCAGAAAAATATGGTTAAACATAATGAATATATTTCTAAATTCGAAGGTTTATGTTTAATTGATAAAATACTAACAAAGTGTGGTAATATTAATACACTTAATTTAGAAATGTATGATAGTAATTCATACTCGACTAAGATATATTAAAGTTTAATATTTATAAATAATATAAACATCGAGCCAGTTAATGACAAAGCAACAAATTAAAAAGAAACTTAAAGCTAATGGATATTTACCATTTGATTATGATAATAAAAGTATTTATGTCATATTAAATTATAAAAGTAGAGTAATTGAATATGAAAAACTTCAATCATTATTTTTAATTGATGGCGGAAAGTACATAAAAAATAAACGAACTTTAACTAGCAATGGTCATATTCAAATTGGTAATATAATGATTGCTATCACACCTTCAAAAATTAAACAAATTGACCAACGTAGAATCCAACGATATTTAAGTAGCGAACCTCGAAATTCTATTAAAAATGAAATATATCTTGAAAAGGCAATATCTCAAATTGTATGGGATACTTTATCAACTATAACTATTATTTTTAAAGCTGGTGGGAAACGTGTAATACTCAAAAAAGTTAAAGGTAGTAAAGGGGTTGGTTCGGATGTTTCAGGACGTAAAAAGGCTGATATTCTAATATTAATTGGTCAATATAAACTACCTGTTAGCATTAAAATGAAAACAGCTAGTTTTTGGGAAAGTGCAGATACATATTGGGGTGTAAATGCTAGAAAAATGATAGATCGTGGTGCAATAGAAGGTAAATTAGATGCTAATATAAATGGTAATACTATGAGAATGAATAAACCTCTTGGTACAACTGCTACTCGTAAAGAGGAAAAAGATGTTGTATTCGGTTCGGATATTCTTAAAAATGGATTTATAGTTAAGCAAACTTTTACAGCCACACAATTTAATTATGATGGCAAAATAAATACATTAACTGTAATATGCGATAGATTATATAAATCTCAATCAGATTTAAAAACTAATGATAGAGCATGGTTTATCGTTAGAAATAATAAAACTAGAAAATCTAAGAAAATTGGTATTAATGGTGTAGTAGTTGATGCAGTACCTAAAAAATCTGTTGCAGGTACTACTCAAATTATTAAACGTGATAAAATTAGGTAAATATTATATCATTTTATCATTATTTGCTTATAGAAGCCAAATTGTTTATTTTTTATAATTTTACCTGAACACCTCCAACCAGCATTTAATTTATCCTTAATTTTGCGAGTTAACTTAATTAATGATAATTCTTTTATTATTAAATTTTCACATATTTCCATATTTTTATAAAACAATAATGCACTTATCTTATTTGATTTAATTTTGTTAAATTTATAGTAACTATTTCTCACGATGTAAATATCCAAACATATAGTTAATTTTAAAATATTATTATACCACATTTATTAAAATTTCAAAATTAACTTAATATCTTCAATCTGATTAGGGTTTCTATCAATGGGTGTACTATATTCAAGGTATAATATTGAACCACTATTAGCCTTAATATCTTCACTACTTGTAACACCATAATCAGGATTATCTAAACCTTTATATTTTGGTGCAGTTGCATAATCTAACGTGCCACTAATTAAAGGGTCAACCACTAACATAATTTTTCTATAGTTAATATTAGTCGGAATATATCCACCTTCATCATTATCAAATCGTGAATTAATAATTAGATACTTTGCACCCAACTCCTCAATAATACTATAACCATGACCATTTTTAGGTTGCATTTGAATATCAATTTTATAATCATGGGAATTAGTTGTACCATCATCTAAAGTAACATCTTCACCAGTTACATATCCTGTTCCACCATTTACAACCGTAAATCCAGTTAAAATATTATCATTATCTAATATAGGTGTTAACGTTGCACCACTTCCACCCACTGTATTAATTGTAACATTAATAATATTATCAAAATAATGACCAGCATTACTAATTATTACACCATCAATAATACCACCAGTTTCAGTAATAGTAATAGTTGGATTATGAATATTTGCAACATCTCCACCATCAGGTATTATTTTAATAGTTGGAGCTTTGATATAACCTTCACCATAATCATTTACTGTAATTTTATCAATAATTCCACCATTTAATGATACTGTAGCAGTCATTGGAGTGGTAATAGTTTCACCTTGAGTAGGTTCGATTAATAATGTAGGAATTGCTTGATAATTTCCACCACCATTAATCACATTTACAGTTGATATTGCACCACTTTTAGCATTATTTTGAATATTCCATTGTGCAGAACTATCATCAAACAATTTTAAACCTGTTGGAATATAATCAGATGTTAAAAAGTTAATAGCATCACTAGGATTTACACTACCCATATATTGCCAAATGTAACCATCAGCCGTTATAAAAGGTGTTAACAATTGACCAGTTGGTTCAGAAGTTGACACAATTCCATTATTATTGTATATACATTTGTAAATATTCTTATCAGCTTCACTATTTAATACATAAAATGGGTTAATATAATTAAAATCTTCAACATTTTTATCATAACTATCATATAAAGTACCACTAATCCAATCGTAACGTTTTAATGCCAATTTAACATTAGTTTCATAAACTCTTTTAAACATAATCGCATCTTGTAAATCTTGAATATCATTATTATCACTATTTAAAGGCGTTGGTGGAATATTATCATCATCCCATTGGGTTGACTTTCCTAATACCATGTATAAATTATTATGATAGTAATCATTATCAATATCATTTTCAATGAATAACCAATCTACACTGCCATCACTTACAATTCCATTAATATGAGTAGGATTATTAACTCCACTTGTACCAGTTGTAGAAGCTATATAACGTCTATTAGCATTAGTTACAATATCCCCAATGTTATAAAGTGTTCCAGTAATCCAATTTACATCATTATTAGTATTGAACATGTTTAAGAATTGGTTAGCTGAAAATGTGTTAATATTATTTTTAATAATTGCTGGCATAAGTCGGGTAAGATTGAATAAATTTACTAATATTTATAATAATATACTAAATACTAATTAAAAAGGTGAATAAAATGATTGATTGTAATAAAGAATGTGTTGAAAATGTATTACCATTGGATGATAATAAAAATCTATGTTGTGTTAATGATGATAAAATTGATAGTACAGTTGAATTATGTACAAGTAAGTTGGTGCAATATGATAATAATATATTGGAATTTGTGGGGGGTATGAGTAGAGTAAAGCAATGTGAATTAGTTGATATTGATAATAGGGTTAAGATGGCAGATAAAATTGTATTATTGCCACCGATTGAATTATGTTAAGATTTTATGAATTTATACCCATTAAGTTTACTTGTGCGATGCTTAACTAATATACCAGTTAAATAATTGTTATCACCTCGACTAAATTTATCGTGTGATATTGAACATTTCATATGGTTTATTGTGGTCAACTTCTCTATATAATTCAAGAAAATCAATATTATGAATATCTTTATAAATTGACTTCGTAAGTTTAATTTGCCTAACTCTATTTGAAATTATCGAACCTTCAAACATATTAGCATTAGGTGTACTAGATATTCCAACAATACAAGCTTTTAATTCAATTTCACTCTTTTTAAATGGAACATTATAATTATTTAATACATTATTAAGATTGTTTAATATAGTTTTATTTTGATATTCAAGTCCATATAAATTAACCATTAACATTTTATTAAATATATTTAAATTCATATAATTTCTTAATATTGAAGTATTACATTCAATGGCAAGTTCTCCAAGCGGTTTGCATAATAATCTAGTAAATTCTTCCTTACCTAAACCATCATATTCACTATATAATACAGGCATAGGAATTTTAATATTAACTTTTTTACCTGTAATTAATCGCTTTTTAACTTTCCAAATTAACGCTTTATATAAATTAATATCATCATCTGAAATATTCATCAATTTTTTTAATTTTTGCCACTCGTCATCTTTATTTGATTTGGCACTGATTGATAATTTTTTAGCTAATGAAACCTTATATCCACTTAACCAGTTATCAACATTCATAACAATAGAATTATTAAATCTAGTTTTAGTGTAATATAATTTATTTATCATATTAAGCTTACACCACTCATAATATTGTACATATAATAAATTTAAATCTACAGAATTACCGTTAGATTTGATATAAGTTAAGTGTCGTGGGGTATACCCTTTAACTTTTAAAAAGTATTCAAATACTTCTAAATATGATGTTGAATTTTTTATATCTTTCATTAATTTTAACCTTATTGTATAAATATTAAATATAGTATTGATAATTTGCACCGAGAGAGTAACAAATTATTTAATTATTGTTTATTTCTTAATGTATGTGAAACTATTACCCTTTGCATTACGTTTATTTTTTATAAAATATTGGTCAAGGTGTTGCACAATAGCAGGTGAAAATTTAGTATTGCTAATTAAAATTTCATTGTTATTATTACACCAATGTTCAAAATGTTTATATAATCCAAAGGATGGATATATTTTATCATAAACTGCTTGACTAATATCATTTTCATGTTTATCAAAATTTGTATTATTAACCCAATCGTCAAACCAATATTCAACAATATGCTTACTTTTCTGCTTGTCATGTTGGATTGTTAAAATTTTACTATAATTTTTAGGGTCTAATAAATCACATAATGAAGTATGATCAATTTCTCTATATAATTCAAGAAAATCAATATTATCCACAGCATCAAATAATGGTTTACTTAGTTTAATTTCCCACATTCTACGAGAACCTGTTTTATCAGGCATAATTTCTGAAACTTTTTTATTAGATGAAGCTACCCCACAAAACAGTTTATATGCTGATATATTTTTATGATTGTGCATCAACCTTGTATTAATTTTATCATTCGTAACTAGAAATTTGTATGCTGATATCTCTCTATCACTTTGGTCTGAAATGTCATCAAAATTAATCATAAACATATCACTCCATATTTGATAATTTTTACTATCTTGGACATCTGATAATGGTCGTTGCATTGATAACTCACCTAATACATTTTCAATAGCTCGATTAAATGTAGTTTTTCCCCAACCTTGATTAGTACTGAAAATTACTGGCATTGGTACTTGATAATTATTTAAAATTTCATCGTTTATACACTGCCGTTTAATTTTCCATAATGTTGCTTGATATACCATAATATCATTATCAGTCCAATTTGTTAATTTTTGAAGTTTTAACCATTCTGCCATATCATTAGATTTTGGTTTAACATTTAATCTATCGGCTAAATCTGATTTAAGTTGCTCCAATGTTTCATGTTGAATAATATTATCAGTTTCATCAATAGTTTTTCTAGTATGAATAAATGATTTTACTCTGTTTATTTTACACCAAATTGAGTACCTTGAAAATAAGTTATTTAATGGTATCATTTTATTTTTATGATAATATGCATTATATCCAACTGTAATATTGTTAAGAGTTAAGAAATAATTAAACACCATAACAGCATCATTACATTTCATTAAGTTTTCGTTATCTAATTTCATACTTTGTTACCTTTATTATAATTTCTTACACGAGTATATAAGGTGGTTCTTGATATATTTAATTCTGTTGCAATACTCCCCCATGTGTAACCTTTCTTATTTAATTTTATAACCTTATCCACATCAAAATCCCTATACGCACCTTTCCCACTTTTATTCATAATTAAATTGTTTTCATTTATATCAGTCATTGTATTATGCCTATATGTTGTTAATGTTCAATTATATAACTATTTATACATGTTAGCATATTAATCATCTAAATTTTTTCAATAATACGAATAAAAATGTAAGGATGTAAGCTATATGCAACCTAATATATTTTAATAATTTCTTATAAATCAATATGTTAAGGTGTTATTATGTATAGATGTGGGGTGTAGGCTACATTTTCATTTTATATGCTTTATATATTATTATTATTATTATTATTATTTTTAAAAAAGTATACATACTATACATTAATAAGTAATAATATTATAAATTGTATATATTAATCAACAAGTTATAAAAAATGTAAACCTTATCAATTTAACATACATTAACCTGTCATTAATGTACATTATTTAATTACTTTAGACGCTATCGCTTGGTATGTGATAATTCAAAAGAATAATATTGATTACATTTTCAACTTGATTTACTTCTATTAATATTAATTAATTTTGATAAATATTGTACAATTCTTACAATGTAATCTAATGACCTAACTTTTACCATATCAAACAACTATAAACCATTGCTAAATTTAATCATAATCATAAAGTAATAGTAAGTAGCCAATATTATATTCAACTGCCTTAAATGGCTTAATATTAATCAACTAATAATTTATCATAATGTCTTTGAATTTTGCACACTTAAGCGAAGCGTCTATAGTAATAAACATTATCCTACAACTTAATCATATTGAAACTATAACCAATATTAATCCATTACTAAATTTATATTAATATAAAGTACTGCCTTTGAATTATCACACGCAGGTTTTTATCTTTTCATAGTAATATAAATTTACACTCAAATTCATAAAAGTATTAACATTCTCACCACTTCCATAAATATTCCATTATAATAACAACTTCATTTACTAATTACCTTAAATATAATATTATGAATTTAATAATCAATATTGAAACATTAGCATTTACTAATAATGCTAAAATTGCACAAATTACTATCACCAATTTCAATGATAACTTTCAAGTTAATAAACATTTATCATATAACCTAGATTTAAATTCTCAACTATCGCGAGCAGTTGACCCAAATGTACTAAAATATTGGAAATATAATAAACAATTTGCATCCAATGTATTCAATAAAGATTTACAATTAAACAGTAATAAAGTTAAGCAGAAAATAATCAATTTATTTAAATCATTCGCTGAGGGTAACGACATTAAATTATATTTCCAAAGTTACTATATTACATACAACATACTAACGAACTTTTTAGATAATGACCTATCTGATTATGTAAAACCATCAAATTTAATGGAGTGTAAAAGTATATATAATTATTTCAATGTATTATATCCTCAATATTTCTATAAATATAAACCAGTGAATGATGATATTAAATCAGGTGAAGATAAAAATAATCATAATTTAGAAATGTTGAAATTTTGCAACACTCTATCCAAAGGCGAATAATTATATGTTATTAATTGATTTATCATCTGTAGCTGTTCCAAGTTGCATATCAGCATCATACAACCAAAAATTAACTTTAAATTTAGTGCGTGAGGTTATTAATACTCAAATTTTATTCTATAGTAATAAATTTAAAAAGTATGGTAAACCGATAATCACTATTGATAGCAATAAACATGGTGGGTATTGGCGCAATGATGTATTTAAATATTATAAATTTAGTAGAAAATCAGCAAGGGTTAAAAGTGATTTCAATTGGAAATTATATTTTAAATATTTGGCGATTGTAATTGATGAATTATATGAATATTCTCATTACACTATGTTAAAAGTTGATAAATGTGAAGCCGATGATATTATTGCAGTGTTAACTTTGAATTATATTAATAAAGATATTATCATTGTTTCTACTGATAAAGATTTATTACAATTAAACCTTCACAATCAACGAGTTAAACAATATTCAATTAGACATAAAGGTATATTAGATTATGAAAAGTATGATTTATTGATGCACATTATTAAGGGTGATGCTAGTGATGGAGTGCCTAATATATTCTCACCTGATAATATTTTCACGTTGGAAGGAGTGAGACAAACAGTATCAAATAAAGGCAGAGTTAACAATTTTAAAACTTTATTAGAAAGTGGTTCACTTGACGATAAAAGTATTATAAATATTAACTACAATAGAAATAAATTGTTAATAGATTTAACTATGATACCAAAGAAATATAGTGATGAAATTTTACATCTTTACATTAATTCATTAGATGAAATACGGTATAATAGAATGGCTGAATATTTTATTAAATTTAACCTAAAATACCTTTACAATAGACAGTCGGAAATGTTATGAAATTAGATTACTTTTTACAAGAAGTTTACAACGCCAAACCAGTTGATATTATTACTAGATATAATGATGACCCATTATTTAACACGTATATTAATTTGGCTTATAATACTAAATTAACTAAGTATATTAAAGATATTCCCGAATATAATCATCCTGACTGCCTACCTGATTTTAGTATTTCAAATTTAAGTAAGGTTTATCGCAAATTCTTTCAATGTATGTATGTTGATGGATATGATATTAAACATAGAAATAAAATGTTAATTCAAGTGTTAGAAAGTTTATCTGAATACACATCAGACTTCCTAATTGAAGTAATTGATGGTAATATTTCATTCTTTCCTGAAAGTATGGTAAAAGGTAAGTAATTATGCCAATATATGAATATAAGTGTGGTAAGTGTAATACAAATATCGAAAGAAATGTTTTAATTTCTAATCGTGATAATATTATTAACTGTACTGCTTGTGATATTCCACGCCAAAGAGTAAAATTTTATCCTAGTAAATTTGTAGATATTCATAGAATTGGTAAAAGTAAAATAGTTTCAGATGGTTTAAACAGTATTTTAAAATCTGTTAAAGATGATAACACTAATTCAACAATTAAATTAAGATAAAGAGATAATATGGCTAAATTTTCACAAACATCATTAAAGAAATTGAATACGTGCAATCAAGATTTAATAACATTAGCAAAATCAATAATTGAAATTCATGATTGTACGGTGGTCACTGGTACTAGAAATGAAACACTACAAAATCATTTATATGATATCGGTAAAAGTCAATTAAGATTTCCAAAATCTAAACATAATAAATATCCATCAGAGGCTATTGATCTTGTTCCGTACTTAGCAAATACCACTAAATTAACATATGATAAAAAATATACTCTTTATTTTGCAGGAATTGTATTAGGAGTTGCTAAAATGTTGTATGAAAATGGTAAAATGAAATATAAAATTAGATGGGGCGGCAATTGGTCAAATATTTTAGATGATGATTATAGAAATACATCATTTTATGACGGTACTCATTTTGAACTCATCATTCCAAGGTAATTATGATAATGAACACCCCTTTATATATTTATAAATGTACTAAATGTGGACATACGCAACGACATCATGTTAAAGATAATCCAAGGTATAAATGTGAAAAATGTGATAAATTATTAGAATACATTAAAAAAGATAATAAAACTTTACTCTTAAGTTGAAATACTGTATAAATACTTATGTAAGATAAAATATACTAATAATAATAAAACTGTTTATTTTACAATATTACCTATATGGATGAATTATGCAAGGATGTACATAAGAGTGGGACATTATTTATTTAGTGTTTCACTCTTTTTTATGCTTGAAATATATTAATATATAGTTTATAATTAGGGTTTTATAATTATAAGGTAAAATATAATGATATTAGAAGGTAAAGGTGGAATTAAAGTTGAATTAGTATTAGCATCTACTAATTATTTTGATGTGCCAATTTATACATTTAAATTACATTACCATAGATTTATTCATGGTGAATTATTAACCCATCGTTTATTTAGTCGTAACTCATCATCAAGCAGAGCTATTCCAGTTGATAAAATGTTAGATTATATTAAAAACAATCCTGCATATCCGATTCATTGGGGTAAAAATAAAACAGGTATGCAAGCTGATGAAGAATGTACAAATATATTAAAATTTGGTAAAAGTGATATATCTTATATTAGTGATGAATTATGGTTAAAATCATGTAAAAAATCATTGAAATATGCTAAATCGTTTAATAAAAGTGGATATCATAAGCAGATTGTAAATAGATTAACAGAACCATATCAATTTATGAATACTATCCTAACTGCTACAGAATTTACCAACTTTTTCAAACTTAGAATTGATAAATCTGCCCAACCCGAAATTCAAGAGTTGGCACAATTAATGCAAGAGTGTATTTATAATACAAGTCCTCAATATTTAACAGAAGGGCAATATCATTTACCGTTTATTGATTTTGTTGATGGTGTTTATTATGCATATGATCGACAAGTTACGTTAGATGAAGCCATTAAAATTAGTGTTTCACTTTGCGCGCAGGTAAGTTATCGTAAAGAAGATTATACAATTGAAAAAGCTGATAAAATATTTAATATGTTAATTGGAATGCAACCTAAACATTTATCACCCTTTGAACATATTGCTAAACCATTTAAAACTCATGATTATACGACATTAATGGAATTAAATGAATTATTAGATGAAACTGATGTAGTTCATAATGATTTACTATTTAAAAATAATTTTAGATGTTGGGAGCAGATTAGAAATGACTATGAATATCTATGATGTTGGTAAAGTAGAACAGATTATCATTGATAATTATAATAATATAGATACTGCCATTGTTAAAGATGATTATAATGATTTATTTATGGTATTAATGTTTAATGATGGTGAATATAATGGTTTATCTTGGTCTTATGATAATATATCACTAAAAAAAGGTAAATTGGTATATTCAATTAATATTTATAATGAAAAAATGTTTAAACATGTTAGTAATAAATATTTGCCTTTATTACACGAAATTATCCATAAAATTATTGAAGAGTTAATCGAATAATGTATAATAATATCCAAGTTAAGCAATCAAACAAAGGTAATCCAATATTCACTAACACTAAATCAAAAATTAAAACCTTTTACCTTAATAATGCTAAAGATTGTAAAGAATTTTACCCTAATTATAAGTGTGTGAATTATGACCAAACCATTATCAAAGAGTAAGGATTTAGAAATAAAGTTGAATATGATACAATTTGAATATGGTTATAGTATTATGGAAGCTATTATACATTTTTCAGATGTTATTGATAAAGAACCTATTGAATTATTGCGAATATTAAACCCTGATGTACGTAATCAGATTAAGGAATATGCCGAAGATAATCATTTATTTAAAAAAGGTGACAAATTATGAAATACTAATTAAATAAAGTAATACAATATTGAATAAATTAACTAAATTAAACAAAGGTAATAAAAATGAGTGAAAATGAACTAAGTTTTGAAGATTTCTTAAAAGAACAATCTAATAATAAAGCTGAAAAATTAGCTGAAACTATGAATAATGCGGAATCAACTGGATTTGAACGTGACGAACGTATTTGGCAATATAAACCCGATGAAAAAGGTAATTCAACAAGTGTATTAAGAATTTTACCAACTGGTTTCAAAGATGCAATGTATTATCATACAAACCACCCTGAAATTTATAAAAGTATGCCATTTTTTGCTAGACGTTATGTACATTCATTTATGGAAAATTCATGGTTTGATGAAATGTGTCCAACCTCGTACGGTGAAGATTGTCCTGTATGTGATTATAATAAACAGGCATTAATTGATAAAACTGGCAAAAGCGGCGGTGATGCTTTCAAAAGTATTGAAGGTACAAAAGTCCAAGGTGAAATTCGTAATCGTAGACGTAAATTAGAATATTATGTTAATGTTTTAGTTATTAAAGATGGTACTAACCCTGAAAATAATGGTAAAGTATTTTTATTTAAATATGGTAAAACTATTCAAGATATTTTAATCAATCAAATGATGGGAAATGTTGATGCTGATATTAAAGGTATTAATTTTACTGATTTTAATACAGGTTGTGATTTCATCTTACAAACATTTAAAGAAGATGGAAATATTAAATATAGTCGTTCACAATTTAAAGCTCCATCAAAAATTGAAGACAATATCAAAGGTTTATCTGAAATTAAAAAAGAAAAAGAAAAAGTTGATAAAATTAAAGAATATATTGAAGAACTTTCTAAATCTTGTTACGCTTTACATGAATTTACAACGGGAGATGCTCGTATTCCGTTTGAAGAATTGGAAGAAAAGTTATCAAAATGTGTGAATATCACTAAACCTAAATCATCAAATGATAATAATGAAGCATCTAAAAATGATGATAATGGTAAAGATGGTAAAATGTCGCAAGAAGAAAAAGATTTATTAAGTCAATTTAATTAAACAAAGGATTGACTGAGGTATCTATCCGATAATCTTTGAATAGTATTATCACTATTTCTAACATTACCAACGTCCACACTAGATGAATTATCACTATTTGATGATGTAACTTGTGTAGATTGTTGGTTTATTATTGGCTGGATATTATTAATAATATTTCCACTTTCTTTTTTATTTTCATTATTTTCATTATTTTGAACAATCTTATTAATCTGCTTAACTTTATTTAAATCATTTGATTGTGGTATAACATTATCAATTTTATTTATGGCTGACAAAGATTGATTATAATTAGTTCCAACTGCTTGATTATAATAAGATTTATTACTTTTATCTTTGGCTACACTAGCCCATTGTGTGGACATTTTCTTAATAAAATTAGCCTTATCTTTATCAGTTTTATTACTTTTTTCATAGTTTGACAATCCCCCCATACTTTTTAATAATGACAACCCTAATTTATCTTGGTTTTCTTGTGAGAATAATTCATCATCATTAATACCTAATTTAGATTGAGTTTCTTTTAATGTGTTTGAAATAAATTGATATTTACCAACTGCCGAAGATATTATATGATTATTTTTTAATTTGCCACTTTTTTTATCTTTAATTTGATTATTAACCATTTCACGTTGGAGTAATTTAACTTCCTTGAATGTCATTTCTGATAATGGTTTACTATGGGTACTATGTTTACCATAATTGTATTCAACATCATATCCACTTTGCCCACCTGTCCCTTCGCCTTTAGATAGTTGTTCCAATAATGGTTTATATTTTGATGAACTTGTGCCTAATATTTCATTAGAATTTCTATCATTTGACAATTGTGGGATTAATTTTGGGGGTGAGACAACCCTTTTAACTTCCTTGCCACGTTTATTAATTTCATTAAATAGTTGGTCACGTTGTTTATCATTATCAAAATCCTTAATTTGGGTTGACATTGCATAAAGTTGTTCATTTGATAGGCTGGCTAACTTTTCAATTTCAATTGAGGTATCACTAAATATTCCAAAATTAGACTTATCAACTATACCAATATCATCAAGGTTATTTAATATTTCTTTAGCTTCCTTATCATCAACATTAATACCTAATTTAATTTGAATATTTTTATCAATATTTTTAGTATCTTCATCTGAAAAATCATCTACAGTTTTTAATGCTGTTAATTGTTCGATAGATTGCCCTTTAAGCTTATCAGTATTTAATTTACTATTTCCGAATATATAATCATCATAAATATTATTATTTTGTAACTTACGTCTAATTAAATTACGTTCCTTTTCTGCTTCACTATCACCAAACATCATACCCATTAATCCACTTCCAGCAATTCCTCCAACTATTCCACCTACAATTCCTCCAACTGCTGTACCAACTATTGGAACTATACTACCTAAAGCCGCACCACCTGCCGCACCTGCTAAAGCTCCACCACCTTTAATTAATGCAGATTTACCACTTCCACCTTGATTATATTCTGTAACACTTTCAATACCAGCACCTAATAATGGAATACGTTTAGTGATAGTTTTAGCAACTGTACCTAATTTTGAAATACCATTAGTTAATAATTTACTACTCGATGCAAATTTAGCAGTAAGACCACCTACAACACCAGTTCCGACTATTCCCAATCCTCCGAATATTCCACCAGTTACGCCACCATTATTAGTTGTATTATTACCACTATTTTTAGAATTTTTAATACTTTTATCAATATTATCAAGCTTTTTAATAACATTATCATTAAATAATTTATCATTACTAACTTTCAACGTTTCTAATTTTAATGTTTTATTATTATAAGTTTTTTCTGTTATATTTTCACTGCGCGTTTTATTATCTTTAATTAATAATTGATTAATCTGTGCAGACATTGCTATATTATTTTTACCAACTTCAAAGGTTAAATTATCGATTCCTTCTTTAAAAATATTAGATGATTTATTCTCATTATTTTCATTATTTTTAATATAAGATGAAATAGCATTTACTAGTGGGTCTGTAGTTGAAACTGGTGATGTATTATTCATGGATTTTTATAAATATTTATAAAAACTATGGCTAATACTCAAGCACAACCCAATCAATATAAAAATATATCAATTAAAGTTAATAATATTGAAATATCATCATTATTATATACCTTAGATATTTATCAAGATATTTTTACACCTGTTCCATCTGCCGAACTTGTAATATTAGATAGTATGAATATTCAACAAAATAATAATGTAATAGCAGGTAAAACAATAAACATTGTCTTAGAAAGTGACATTCCAATTAAAGGTAAATTTAAAGTTGAAATGGTCATTTATTCTATATCAGATAAATTACTAATTAAAAAAGGTTTGTATGGTTATAAAATACATCTTTGCACACCCCAACAGTTTATAGATATTAAATCAAGAGTAAGTAAATTTTATAGTCAATTAACAACATTTAATATAGTAACAGATATTATTAACATTAATAAATTAGGTAAAGTGTCATCTAATATTATCAATCATATTAATTATGATATTATTATTCCAAATATGTCACCATTTATTGCTATAGAATGGTTATCTAAATTTACATTAAATAATGACAATATTGCTGATTATGTATTTTATTTTAATGATGGTGAATTTAAATTTAATTCATTCTCGGAGATGTTTAATCAAGATAAATCTATCGAATTTTATCATCGTGAAACTGGTTATCGAGATAATGACCAGAAAGAAGATGAACAATCCTTTTATCGTATTCAAAAATATAATATTATAAGGCAGGTCGATATCCTTAGAAATTTATCAACAGGACAGATTGGAAATACTTTAATTAATGTTGATAATATTAATAAAACTATAAAAGTTGATAACTATAAAAATACAATAAAATCAATAACTTATGATGATGAAATACTTAAAAATGGTGAAAATAGTGTTGTAGCCATAAATTTAATTCATGACAATTTATCCAAAGGTCGAACCACAATTAATACAACTAGCCCGCTTTGGAAAAGTAATAGAAAAATAAATCAATTTATGTTTGATAGTAATTTAATTATGATTGACGTTGCTGGTAATGTAAATATTAATAAATTATTAGGCAAGATCTGTAAAGTTAACTTTCCTACTAATGATGAGCAAAAGAATACGATAAATGATGATATATTTAAAGGTAAATTCTTAATGTCTGCAATTAAACATCATATAACCCAAAATGAGTATAAAAATGTTGTAGAATTATGTAAAAGATAAAGTGTGGTATAATTACATCAATATTAATAACAATATACTAATTATGGCTACTAAAAATCCTAAAAAATTACCAATAAATAATAAAAGATTTCATATTTTAATGGTGGAGTTTAAAAATGATTACTATAAAACTGGTAATAAAATTATACAAAATCGTGAACTTGCCGAGCTTATTTACAAAGTCAGTTACAATTTAAGCTTTCATTATAAATTTATAAATTATCACCATATTAAAGATGATTTAATTATGGAAGGATGTGAACACAGTTTAAAATATGGCAAAAATTATAAAGAAGATAAATTCGCCAATCCACTAGCATTTTTTAGTACGATAATTTGGAATGCTTATATACGATATATAATGAAGGAATATAAGCAGACCAACATTAAAGAATTTCAAAATTGTAGAATTACGTTATCCGATAGTTATGAATTGCAACCACATGATATTGGAACTAAATTTGAAAATGGTAATCTTGATTTTGAAGAAAGTAAGGTGATTTTTAGACATAGTGAATAATTTTAAGATATAATAATATTTTTAATCTAATTGGTAATGAATTATGAATTTAATAGAATATGAAGATAAACTTTTACTCAATGTCTCAAATATTGAATACACTCGCACATGTTCACTAAGAAATTTATTACATAATAATATATCTTCATTAGATGAAGTTCAACAACTTAAAAAATATGTACCAAAATTAGACAAAATTATTATTGGAGTTGGGTATATTTTACCCAATTCGTGGGAAGAAAGTTCTAAAGTTATTGAAGGTTTTTATGACCTTGAGTTTATTGGTAATATTGAATATGATGATAGAATTTTAATATTAAAATATCGCCAAATTAATTATAATGACGATGGTCAAGATGTGTTTAAAAATGTTAAAATATCGGATATTGAGCGTGAATTTATTAATGGTATGAAATATGAAGATTTTAATAGTTTTTGTGAATTATATAGTAAAATTGTTACTGTACTAGAGCCTATTATTTCCAGTATTTATGAAAGTGGACAAGTTGTTATTATTGATATTTAGATGTAATAAATTATGAAAATATGGGAAATAAAACTTTAAAAAGTAATAAAATTATAGCACAAGGTGATATTATGAATAATGACAAACAATGTGGGAATTGTAAATACTGGAAAAATGATTATAAACATCGTGAAGCTAATATAAAAGATGGGCAATGCATGAATAATTACATAAAATCGATATTTTAAAGAATTTCAAAATTGTATAATTGTGTTATCGGATAGTTAGAGTTTCTAATTACCAACTTTTCTAACATTTCTAAACGTTCTTCAAGGTTTTTAATTTTACCTTGTTGAACATTAGTTATATTACGCCTAATCCTCGCATTATTATAATCATTAATATCAACATTAACTAGGCTTGCTTCATCCAATCGACCATATTTATTTTTTATTTGCTTCATTGAGTTGTCTCACTTTTAAATTAATATATATTTCACGTTCGTATGGAATTAAACTATCTAAATATTCTAAATTATAATTAAATTTATCCATCAGTAGGAAATTTAAATTATACATTCCCACTAATTCATTACTACTAAACATTATGCTAAAAAATCATTCAATCCTTGTAATATAATTTCATTCATGTGACCAATTTCTTTACATTCTTCACTTTTACAATTAAATTTATATTGATATTTTAATACACTTGGATTTTCAATATATTTATAAATTTTATTAAAGTCTGCATCGGTTAAACTCTCAAGAAGGTTGTCAAGATTATTAAAATTGTCAAGGTCTTTCATTTCATAATTTTCAGTGCCAGTAAAAACAGATTTTATATGATGCTTAACAATAAATTTATTTTGGATTAGTTCATCTTCAATTTCTAAACTTTTCTTATGGTTTAAATATGATAATTCTTGCATAACTACACCTAAAGTATCATCAAATTTAATGATATTATCTACATTATTTTTGATAAATTTAATATCATTATCAATATTTATTTTAAGCTTGGTTTTATGTTGGCACATTGGACATATATGCTCAATATCAATGACATTATTAACAGAAATTGAGTATAATTTTAATACAATATATTCTATGTCTAATGTATTAAAATTGTTAATATTTACATCATTTTTAATACAATTTGACAACAAATCTTTTATAGCATTATTAATCGTGTTAATATCTTTGGATGTAATGGCAGTAAGTAAAACCAATCTTTCATAATGTTTAAAAGGTCTAATTTTAATTACAATTTCAGATAGAGGTAACGTGATATCAAAATACTGATGTAAACGAGTAGGAAAAGTCATAATATTTAAGCTAATTTATTGGATGTATGTATAATAATATTTATATTCAAATCATCGACAGGTAAATAATTCAATGCAAGTAGATTTAAAATTATATGAAATTCTTAAAAATGTTTCACGTATTAATGAAGGGGTTACTATATTATCAGATAATACAATTGTTACAATGTTACGAGCGGGGGGACTTGGAGTTGAATATAAATTATCATCAGAACCATTACCAAGTGAAATTTCTATTGCAAATTTAGCTGAATTTATTAATATAATAACTATAAGCTCAACAAGTGCTAGAATTATTGATTGTGAGATAGATTTCACAAAAGAATATATGATAATTAAATCTATTAAAGGTGATGAAATACGTTATCATTATTCAAATGCACTGGTAATAAAAGATGTTGATGATGAAATAATAAAATGGAACAATATGATACAATTTTATGAGAATATGACCGATAGTTTTAAACTATCACATGAAGTTTTATCAAATTATAAAAAGGTTAGCAATATAATGGGATTAAATCTTATTAATTTTAACCTAAATTATAATAATGAAATTACAGTAAAACTATATTCAGATGATGGCATTAATAAAACAGTTTATACAAGTAAAATAGAAGTAACACTAAATGAAAGGTTTGATATTACTTTACCTATAGAAAATTTTATTACATTGAATTGTGATTATGATGTTGAAGTTGGCGAACGGTTGATAACGTTAATAAATGATGAATTTGGTGTAATTTATTATATTGCGGGGATGGTTGAATGAATGAAAAATATTTAAAATTATATATTAAAGCCATAAATGATATTGATGATTATTTAGAATATAATTATGAAAGTGAAAAAGATAAAATTAAGATTATGACTATTATTGACAAATTGACCAAGGAATTATCAAATGCAAATCAACGAGGTTAAAATTGTTCATTATTTAGAAAAAGGGTTATTCAATTTGCCTATGTATATCATTGATATTGATGGTTATAAATATTATTCACATTATCACCATTTTTGTAATTTGAATAATAAAAATATTAATACATTAAAAACTGAATATAGTTGGGCAGGTGATAAATTTTGTTTATATTTTAATGAATTATTAATGTCACCATCAATAGAATTTAAAGATTTGATTGATGGTTCATATATGTTTTATCGTGATTATATCCATCACGTTGAAAATGGTGCTATTATATTACCTAATAATTTTAATCCAAACTTAGAAAATCTTAAAATTGGTTATGCAACGTTCCAAAATTGTAAACTTCCTTCAATATTTAATCCAAGTTTATTAAATTTAGAAATTGGTGATAATATGTTTAATAATATTACCAAAGTTTCAAGATTTCCAAAGTCGTTAAAATTGATATATTTACCAAAATTATTAACAGGTCGGTTCATGTTTAGAGATTGTGATTTACATCATGTAATAGACATCCACACTCCAAAATTAATAAATGATACTTGGATGTATCATAATTGTTTTAATACTGTAACCAAAGCGAAACATAGATTATGAATAATAAAATTAAGACAGTTTTAAATGAGTTTATATTTAGTCAAAAATACAGACCACAAACGTTAGAAGATTGTATACTCACACCTGAATATACTAAATTATTTCAGAATATGATTGACAATAAAGAAATTCAGAATATTATTTTAGATGGTGAAAAGGGTATAGGTAAAACTACTATTGCTATAATGTTATGTAAAGTTTTAAACCTTGAATATATTTTAATTAATGGCTCTCTTGATAGAAATATTGATACAGTTCGGACAGATATCACACGATTTATTACTAGTGCATCATTTTCAAATAATATAAAAGTTGTAATTATTGATGAAGCTGAATATATGAATTTACAATCTACCCAACCTGCCTTACGTTCATTCATTGAAAAGTATAGTAAGGTTGCAAGGTTTATATTAACTTGTAATAATAGTGATATTATCATTGACCCCATAAAAAGTAGGTGTACTTTAATACAATTTAATTATAGTATTGAAGATAAGAAATATTTAATGTTACAATTTAGGCGCAAGTTGATAACCATATTAAATATTGAAAATATTAAATATAATGATGTAACACTAAACAAAATTATCACTAAATTTAATCCTGATATGCGTGGAATACTTAATAATATTCAGCTTAATATTAGTGACGGAGAATTAAATGATAATACAGTAAATAATGTACTTGAAAATTCATTAACAGAATTAAAAGATTTATTAAAATGTGAAAATAATTATAATGAATTACGTTTGTGGGTTGGAAATAATACAGACATCACATTCTATAAAATTTTAAACTGGCTCTACGAAAATGATAAAGGTGTATTTAAATTTGAAAACTATGGCAATGTTATATTAATATATCGAAATTATGATATTAATTATAATTTAAGCTCCAATAAAGACATTTACATTTTAGCATTTTTACTTGAATTGCAAAGGTTAAATAATTAGGTGGCGAATTTAACAATTTTTAACATCATAAATAATATTCAATATAAAGAACCATTATTATCACCCGAAGCAATTGAAGATATTTATCAGCCGTTTTTATTGGTTCAATATTTTTCATTTATAGAAAGTTGCATCCCCATTATTAATGAGATTTCAAAGTATGAAACTTATACATATGATAACTATTACCATTATTTATTTCTGTATAAAAATATACCAAAATTAACCAATATAAAATATCTTAAATGGGGTAAAAAACAGTTTGAATATGATAGCAATGTGTTAAAATTATCAAAGTTGTATCAATGCAATTTAAAGCATGCTAAATCAATTAATGATATTTTAGTTAATACTGGTAATATTGATACAGTTTTTAATTTTATTGAAGATTTAACCAAAAAGGTGACATTATGAGCGAAGAGATAACAAAATCAGAAGATTTAAAACTTGGTGAGTATTATCATTTTTTTGATATTGAAACTGGAGAGCATAATATAGATAATATTATTTATATTAATGATTTTATATTAAATAATTGGAGAATATTTACTATTGATATCCCACAATTAAATACTATTTCTTTATGCAAAAACCATAATGGTAATGGATTTATTAGAGATTGTTCAATTTGCAACAAAGTAGATTAAATGTGATATAATATTTATAATAATCAACCATAGAAATGAAATATAAATTATGATAAAAATAACTTTACCATTGAGCAATAATAAACCTACTCCACATCAACAAACGTTTGAAATGTTATCAAGAATGGGTAAACTTAATTCAGATGATGAATTTTATCAGCTTTGTTTCATTTTACAGGTTGCCAATGAATATTATATTATTCATAAAAATCAACAATTTGATATAAATAAATCAAACTTTCTAAATTACATTAATTTCCAAGAGGTTTTAAAAATTATAAAAATGTTAAAAGAATGGGGATTTGTTTATTGCGATAACCCAAATATATATAATAAAAATATTACAAATATTACAGTACTTAAAAAGAGTGACAAATAATAATGATTAATGTAAAAGTTTATAAAATTAATAAAGATGTTCAACGTCCTGAATATGCAACAGAAGGTTCATCTTGTTTTGATATTAGAGCAGATTTAACCAACCATAATAAAGTTAAAGGATATTTACCTTCTAATATTTCGCATGATATTCAACCAATGTTAAATAAAAGTAATAATAAAATGGCAATGGTTTTAACTGGAAACTGTCGAGCATTAATTCCAACTGGTTTAATATTTGATATTCCAGATGGTTACTCTATGCGTATTCATCCTAGAAGTGGATTAGCTATCAAATTTGGTATTAATTTAATTAATTGTGAAGGAGTAATAGACAGTGATTATGTAAATGAGATTTTTATACCATTAATTAATAATAGTGTATCTTTATATACTATTAATCATGGTGATAGAATAGCCCAATGTGAAATAGTTAAAACTGAAAAAGTTAGCTATATTGAAACGTTAAATAAACCAACTAAAACTACTAGAAATGGCGGCTTTGGTTCAACAGGTAAATAAAGTATGCAAATTAATTTAGAAAATTATAAAGATAATGAATTAGATGAAATCTTATTAAATGGTGACAATGAAGTAGAAATTAACATCACTCCTTGTACATTAATTAATGAAGACTTAAAAGATTATTTAAAATGGATTAAAAAAGTGTTAAATAATTATTATGATAATGAATATACAGTAATAATTCCACATAAAGAAGATTTATACACTAAACCACCTAAAAAGTATCGAAAGTTTATTAAAAAATATTCATCATATTGTAAATTTGGAGGTGATGTATAATGAATAATTCAATTATGGTATTAATTTTATCCACAGGTGAAGCAGTCGTAGGTGAAGAAATTAAAGACGATAAATATGATGATATTGGTGTTACGTTAAAAAATGTAATTAAATTTGTTGACGTTCAAAATAATAATAGCGTATCATCTGCTCCAATCCCATATTTAACTTTAACAACTGATAATGAATTTACGTTTAAATATGATGATATTAGGCATACTCATTTAGAACCTATTAAATCATTATCAGATGAATACCCTAAAATGGTGGATATCATTTATAATAAAAGTAAAATTGTTAAACCTGATAATAAAGTGGTAACATTATCAACAGTTAGATAGACTAATAGATAAAACCTATTAATAGAGTATGTAATTATCATGTTATATACTCTATTTTTTTATGTAATTACAATCGAGATATAAATTATGAACAAATTAACTGAACATCAACAAGGTGTATTTAATCGTTTAATCTATGATATTCAATTAGGTTTAAATGGTGATAAAAATAATATCATTTTAAGTTTAACTGGTCATGCTGGAACAGGTAAAACATTTTTACTTGCACATTTAATTCATCATTATTCTAATTTAGCTTTAAAGTTGCGAATTACTGCCCCAACTCATCAAGCGGTGAAGGTAATTAAGGATACATTAGAAAATACCCTTGAAAATAGTAACATGAATGATAACTTTGATTTTGATAATGATATTAAAACTATTCATTCATTTTTAAGGTTGAAATTAGTACCAAACTTTTTTACTGGTAAACATGATTTAGCAATGGATAAACAGGCTGTAAAACGTATCACACCTATTGATATTCTATTTGTTGATGAGGGGAGTATGGTATCAAGTGAATTACTTGGATATTGCGGTGAACGATATAAAAATAATACATTAAAAGTGATTATATTAATTGGTGACATTTTCCAACTTAAACCAGTTGATAATGAGGGTAAAATGAACCCATTTTTAAATATGGATAAATATAGATTAAAGGAAACTGTAAGGCAGGTTAAAGATAATCCAATTATTGCCACTTCAACACTTTTGAAAGAATATATTGAAGATGATGATTATTATCCTAAAATCAATAAAAGTTTATTTAAAAATTTAGAAGTTATCCACAATAGAACTGAATTTTTAACCAGAGCTGTTGAAGATAAATCATATTATAAAATTGGAACATATACGAATAAATTTGTTCATAATTATAATACATTCTTGCGTGGACGATTGATGAATAATCCTGTAAATAGTACAGTTGTTGATGATGAATATTTATTTTATTCTACTTTATATACTGATAATAAAATTAATGATACTTTAATACATCTTAATTCAGATGTATCCACCATCGCCGAATGTGAATTAATGTTTGATGATAAACATATGATTTATTATTGGCAAGTTTTAGATACTGATGGGCTTGAATATAAAATATTAGATAGTAAATCTTATGACGATTTTAATGAAATTTTGGATAATGTTAAAAATGAAGCAAAGAACGAACCTAATGCAAATAAACGCAATCAACAATGGGGATTTTACTTTTCATTGCAGAAAATTTATGCCAATGTAAGATATAATTATGCAAGCACATTACACCGCCTCCAAGGTACAACTTTAGATAATGTATATTTAGATTTTTCAGATTTAAACAACTGGAGATATGATAGAAATACAGTATTTAGATTGATGTATGTTGGAATTACTAGAGCTAAAAACAATGCTATTATTTTATTATGAATAATATCCAATACACCTTTAAATAATTAATAAGAGATATTTATAATGATTACAAATATTACACAAACTGATAAAGATATTCAAACCATGTCATCACTTGAAATTGCTGAATTGACAGGTAAAACACATTCTCATGTATTACGAGATATTGATAATATGTTGATTATTGTAAATCCAGATTTGGATAGTCCTTTAAATTCAGCAACTTATAAAGATGGTAATAATATAGAAAGACGACATTTTAATCTTAATAAAAATTTAACATTAACCCTGATTTCAGGTTACAATATAAAACTTCGATATACAATTATCAAAAGATGGCAAGAATTAGAAACTATCGAAGAACCTAAATCAATTCAACCTATTAATCCACTAACCCAACAATTAGAAGGTTTAAAATTTCTAGCAGATGAATTTAATATTCAAGGTGTAGATAAAATTAATATGTTTGAAAATGGATTAGCTAAATTTCCAGATATTATTAAAGCTTTACCATCATATTCAACTTCAAGTATATCTGCCAAAGTTGCACAATCGTACAGTGGTCATAAATCTGACAATGATGAAGTTTTAATATCTGCAACCGCCTTTAATAAATTAGCTAAAAGTCATAAAATATTAGAGCAGATTACTAGAAAAAATGGTAAAAAGTTTTGGAGTGTGACAGATAAAGGTTTAAAATATGGACTTAATAAAGTGTCACGTCAATCATCATCAATAACTCAACCGCATTGGTATGATGATACATTTAAAGAATTATATAAAGTAGTTCAACAATGATGATATTCATATCAAGTTTTATTATTTCAATAGTTATCTATATGTTAATTGTTGAAATGATAATGAATAGTGATTTATTTTACTATATTATGATGGAATTACATTTAGGCAATGAAAATATACCGATTTATTCAACTTTATTATTTTTAGTATTGTGGGGAGTTGTATTTATGCAATTTTAAGTATTAATACCATTATTAAATATAATAAATTAATAATGGTTGACTTTATTTAATTCATATAAGCTGACCTGTTGATAAAGTAATATACAACAAATAATGAATATTTTTAACTCTATTTAAAGTTAATAATTCTGCCCCACCTTTAATTAAAATATCTTTAACTTGTTGATATGTAAGTGTATTTATATATTGTAAATGTTGTTTCATGATATATACCTTTTATGGTTAATTGGATAAGTTTGATTATTATATTAGTATTTTATAATATAGTCAATCTATAGTTACGTTAATATCGTTATAAATAATTATAAAAAATGAAACCACCTTTCTATTATAATAATACTCGTAAAATGATTATAACTTTTGGCACTCTGTTCAATGAATTGCAAATTGATAGAGTTGATACCAATGGAATATTTAAAACTATACCCATACCATTAAAATATTATCCAAAAGAGAAATTTATCACTAGAATTAATGAAATTGATAAAATTGAAGAAGATAATATCCATATTCAAGAGACGTTACCACGGATGGGTTATGAATTGGTGAGCATTGAATATGATAGTGAACGTAAAACTAATACTATGGTTCAATTATTAAATGATGATAAAACTAAATCATCTTTGAATAGAGTACCATATTTATTTAATTTCTCTTTATATATTGCAACCCGCAAGTTTGATGATAGTTTAAGAATTGTTGAACAAATTTTACCATATTTTACACCTAATCTAGTGGTTACAGTTATTGATAATGAATTATTAGATATGGAAAGTGAGATTGATATATTATTAAATAGTCCTGCATTTGATGTTCAAGCTGGTGGAATGATGGAAGAACGTAGGAGTATCTTATGGACATTGGATTTTACAGTTAAAGGATATTTATATTCTAAAGTTAGTGGCACGACATTAATTAAGAAAACTATTATAAATTTAAGAGATTTTGACAACTCTTCAATATTTGAAACTTTAACTAGCACCGTTAATCCACAAAATGCTAATATTGATGATAATTACAGTATTATTGATGAAATTTTATAAATATTAAATAAAAGGTAATTATTATGGAAGTTGTATTTGTTGAAATTTTTAAAAATTATGGGGCTATTGTTACTGTATTGTTGGGTTTGATATATTTATTAATTAAATATTTTAAACCATTACGAAAATACATTAAAAAATATATTAATAATCAGACTTCTATATATAGACCTAAAAATATGTTGCAATCTAAATTGACATATTGGCTCAATTTTAAAATTAATACTTTACACTTAGATAATAAATGTAAAGAGTTGATATTTAAGGAATTATTATTAATTAAGTTTAATATTATTAGTGATAATATTTTTAGGCTTGATGATGATCCATTATTTGATGATATGCCAAGAAATTTAATTCATCAAAATGTAATTACCATTATTAAAGATATTAATGATGAATTTATTGATATTGCAAATAAACATGGTATTCCAGAGGTTGTAATCGGGAAATATTTAGAATTAGATAAAGTGCAGTTAAATAATTTCTTTAATAGTGTAGATATTATTATAAAAACCCCAATTTACAAAACTAATCAAGATGTAATTAATGCGGTTTACCTTTTTTATATTTCAATGTTGGAATTGTGTGTAATACAATCTGATAAAATTTTAAATGATTTAAATGGTAGCCTCACTGGAACAGTTTTTAATGATTGTGTAGTTTAATATGACATGCGAACTTGTCAATGCTATCAATATTAATGATAGTACTATATTTTCAGGTATACTCAATCAAACTATAAATTCTTATTTATTTACAGTGGTTGAAAATGAAAACATTACTATTAATATTAATTTTCAAGTTAATAATACTACGCCTTATGTAAAACTTTTATTATATGCGGTTGAAGGTGAAACATTAGTTGAAGTTGGCAATTCATTTTTAATTGAATTTAATAATGTTATTAATTATGATGCACAAGTCGGAGAATATCTATTATGTTTAGAAAATTTATACCCTGCTGGATTATTCGTAACTAACTATGACGTATCATTAATACACACTGAATATGATGGTATTATTTTAACTAATATTTTAGGTTATTGCGGACAACTTTCAACATTTGAATTTGCACCTTATATTCCACAGCCGTGTAATAGTGAAGTCCAATTTGAATTACTTTATGGGGATTTACCAAAAGGGTTAACTTTTGAAAATAATGGCATTATAAAAGGTATTCCACCTGAACAAGATTGTATAAAATATAATAATGATTTATTACCTTCATTTACTTGGTATGATATTAATAAAAATGGTGAAAGTCAGCCCAATGGCAATGAATATTTAATTATGGTTAGAATTAGTTTAGTTGATTATCCTGATGTGTTTGACGATAAAGAATTTAGAATATGTATAAATAACAATTGGAGTGCAGATAAAGAAATTATTATCAAACAATTAGAAAATAGTGATAAATTTGAATTAGAATGCAAATAAATATTGAAAGGTTTAGTGATTGTGGTAGAATATATTTACATTAATTATATGAAACATATTATCATGAATAAAATTGAGACAATAAAAAACATCACTGAATTTGAAAATGGTGACAATTCTGGTTATAAAATAACAACAAGTAATCAAATTATTGAATTATCAATAGATAATTATCAAAGATGTTGTGAAGATTGGGGTTATTTTATATCTAATGATGAAATTAAAAGTTTTATTAATTCTAATGTGTTATCTATTATAATTGTTGATGATGAACTAAATACCCATATTTTTAATAAAAATATGGAGGATATTTACATGGAAGAATGTTCTACAATGTTTGTTAACATTGAAACTAATAACGGAACATTACAATTTGTTGCGTATAATAGTCATAATGGGTATTATTCACATAAAGCTACATTAATATCAACACAATTGAAATATGAAACAGATTTATAAGTTTTTAACGCCATTAGCTCAAAGGTAGAGCAGAACCCTCATAATGTTTAGGTTATTGGTTCAAGTCCAATATGGCGTACCATATTTAAATCTTTATTATTTTTACCATGTTTTTATAATAAAGTTAGACTAGCTAATAGTGTCTATAATAACATTAGCAATTAAAGTGTATTTTCTATGGTTCATAATTTACCTTCCTCTAATACATGATTTAATCGGTTAATATCGTTAAATATAGCCTACATACTTCAATATGTAGCACCAAATTCTAAATTATCCCATAAATGGCATTGGTGGTAATTCATATTTAATTTGCATCTCCTCTTCAAGTTGGTTTAATTCTTGCCTAGCTTGATCGTAAAGTTTATCACCATCTAAATTTACTCCACCTAGCATTGAAATTCCACTAAATTTATATAAATTAGTTCCCCATTGTAATTTTATTTGAGCAGTTAAATAGCGTTTTACCCATCTGTCATTATAAACATCCGTATTAATATCAGGATTTAATCGTGATAGACATTCTAATACAATTTTATCATCTACTTTTAATGTTGACCAGTCTGTATCAATATAAACCTTATCTGTATGACGGTTAAATCTAATAGGTGTATATTTTTCATCAGTTGCAAACAATTTACTAATCATATTATAATGAGATAAACTTAAATAATATGATGCAATGTCAAAACCTGTTTCACCTGCTGTATATGAATTTAATGTTGCAGTATTCGTATTACTATTACCACCATAACCATTAAATAAATTTCCACCAGCTGAAAATGATATATTAGGGTCTCCCATTGGATTGAGTAAATTGGATTGGCTATCATTAGTTACTAATGAACTAACATAAATAATATCATCGGGAATAGGAATAAATTTATTATCAATATCAGGTTGAGTTAAAGTATAAATAAAATACTCTTTAGTAGTACCACTAAAATGATAATCTTGATAAAATTGGATAGTGTCATTTACTCTATCATCGACTTGGTCATCATCAACATTAATTTCAACAACTGGAAATCCTAATCTATATTTACAATATTCTATTAATGTTGCTCTTGAATTAACTTGAGGCATATTATATTAACCTATTTTTAATGTGTTCAAATATATTACTTACTATTAACGATAATTCATTTTTATGTTCAGGTTTAAATATTGCTGAATGACCTTTAACATTTTCAACATTATTCATCATCCTTTTATCGTTACCAACATAACCAACATTTCCCATATCTCCCCAAATTGTAAATGGTATATATTTAGCAATAGTGACCGCCATATCATATTTATTGTGCCAAACTTGAACATTTTTAATAGTTGAATTGGGTGATAGTTTACAATCCAAAGCAGGATTAACGTAAACAAATAAATCACTATTTAATCCATATAAACTAGCATGATGTAATATTGCACAACCATTTGAATGACCGATAAATATATTAATATCGCCACTTGATAAAGAATTACTCAACTCTGACATAATTTTACCAATGGGTTTATCTGCTAATTTAGCTTGAATTAAATTAAAATGATTATAATCAAGCTCGCAAATATTCAAATTTTTAAAATTATAACGTTTATCTTGATTTATTTCATGAAATAGTGGAATTAATTTATCTGTTGTATTTTTACCACCATCTGATACATTATAACCATGTACTATGTATATATTTATTCGTTTCATTATTAATATTATTTAATTTATTGTGTAAATATTTATAAATCTTAATATGGATATATTACATAATCAAAGTTTCAAATTTTCATTCCCTCAATTTCTATGGTTTCAAGCTGTAGTTGAAGGAATTAATGACCCTTTAAAATTGGGTAGAGTTCAAGTTAGAATTATTGGATATCATACAGATAATAAAACATTAATTCCAAGTGAAAATTTATTATGGGCAAGTGTTTCATCATCAATAAATAGTGCATCAATGTCAGGAATTGGTCAATCTCCAACTGGATTATTAAATGGTTCATGGGTGTGGGGATTTTTCATGGATGGTGAAGATTGTCAACAAGCTATGATAGTAGGTTCTTTGCACGGGGTTTCTACTATAAATGATAATTCAAAAGGTTTCAATGATCCTAATGGCGAATACCCTTTACCACAATTTCTAAATGAAAGTGATGTTAATAGATTGGCTAGAAATGATAATATTATTGATACTATTATTAAAGTTAAACAAGATAATGAAGATTTAAATGTTCAAACTGCATTTAATGTAATATTTTCACAACCCGCCACTCCTAACTATCGTAAATACCCTAAAAATCACGTAAAAAGTACTGAAAGTGGGATAATTGAAGAATTTGACGATAGTGATAAACAGGCTAGATATCATCGTTATCATCCAAGTGGCACATTTACAGAAGAACATTTCAATGGTGATAAAGTTGTTCACGTTAAAAATGATAAATATGAAGTGATATTCAAGGATGATAATTTACACGTTAAAGGTAAAGTTAATATTACGGTTGAAGGAGATGCAAATATTAAAGTTAATGGTAATTCAAATAATGAAATTATGGGGAATTTAAATCAATATGTTCATGGTGATTACCAATTAAAAGTTGATGGTGATATTAAAATTAAATCAGGTGGTTCAATTTGGCAAAATTCAGATAGTAAAATATTCTTAAATTGTTCTGCACCTACGATAACATTTTCTTAACTATTTTTATAAATTTATCCAGTTTTTAATATTTAGTATCTTGTATATATTAAAATGAGAAAAAGATAACTTGAAAATATTATTAATTTCATCATTGGTTAATGGTTTAATTTTATTCAACATTGGCAAGCACCTCTTTAAGACTTAATATAAAATTATAAACTATGACACTTTCATGTGCATTAATATCACCATTGAAATTTATTTTATATTTTGTCATGCTATGGTCACGTTCAATGGTTATAAAGAATTTATCATAATTTTCTAACACCAAGTCAAATTTAATATATTGATAATCAGTATCAAATTCTAATCTTCTAACTTTTAACGGGGTAGTTTTTAACAAATTAATAATATTAATGTATAAATTATCATCCATTAGATTTAAAGCTTTCATTTATTTACCTGATTTGTTTAAAGTAATTATAGTCAAAATAATATTGTTTATATTGCACCTCAATAATTTTATTGGTATTATATAAAGTTTGCTTAAATTCAATAAATTTAGTGTTTAATTTTCTTTGACTATATAACCATGACGTTAATTTATTAAAATTACATAAAAATTGTCTATTTATATCATTATTTGATTGGATTGTTAATATTTGAAATTTGAGTGAGGTATCATCATTTGCATAAAAAATTGCATCTATTTCCGTATCATGAGATAAGTTTAATAAATCCATTAATTTTATAAGATGTATAGGTTTTTTACTATAATAAAATTTTAATATGTCACCTTTAGTAATTATATATTTATATAATGTTAGATACTGATATACGAGGTGGTATGTTACCTCAACATTAAAATATACTGTATGTGTATGTTCCAGCTTAATAAGTCTTTCATATTTGTTTAAATCTACAAGTTTTAAATTAAAATAATCTTTAAGGTTATGATAATCCTTTCTATAATAAATAATATTACAACATTCATCTTGATACTTAATAATTGCCGAGATTTTATCATGTTCATAAATTCCATAACCTACACTAATTTTAATATTCCCCATATTCATTTTACCTTATAAATTCTAAAACATGATTATACCATATAAATATTAAATAAAACATGATTACTAAATTAAACGATTTAACAGATTACGATATTAATTCAGGTGTAGTTGAAAATACATCAATATTTAAAGCCAATGGTAAAAGTTTAGAGCTATCTCAAAATGATTATATTAGTAAAGATTTAACTAGATTTTCAAATGAAACATTTACCACATATTTTAGAACTAATCAAAGTAATAATTTTAAATTCCAATATTTATTAGGGTGTGATAATTTAGGAACTGGTCAAGCGTTACGAATTGATGGAACTGCAACAACTTTACACTTTAGAATTGTTAATATCACGACTTATGGCAATCCATCTTACGATAGTGTAATATTTGAGAAAGATTTCTTTAACATTTTAAATATTAATGATGATTTATGGTATAAAATAACAATTATTATATCAAACAATAAATTAAGGGTATTATTTGATGGCATTATTTTAATAGATATTATTAATTTTACTCCGACTGATAATTATTATGGTTATAGTGCAATAAACAGTACAACTTTAACGTACATTTCTGATATTAATTATTATATTGACCAAATATTTTATGGTAATATTAATTTAAATGGTACACCAGATGATAATGGTAAAATATTAATGGCAAGTCAAGATACAATGTCCATACAATACATTGAAAATAGTGATATTAATGGTAATTGGATGATTTTTAATGATGGAAATCCTATAAATTTTAATAAATATGTTTTAATTGGATATTTAAATGATAAATCATCATTACAACCTCGCGGAATTGGTAATATTACACTATGAATTTAAAACAAATTATTGACCTTGCTGAACCTTTAGCATTTTGGCGTACTGAAAATTATAGTAATAACAATGTATTTGATGAGTATTTAAATTATACACTTGTTAATAATAATGCAATATTAGCAGAGAATGGTTCAACTAATCATAACCTCGCATCAAAATCAATAAATTTAAGAGGTGGATATCTTGATTTAGTTGATACGACATTTTTAAATAATGAATTAACAAGTTTAAATTGTATTATATCATTTAATTTAATGGTAACTGCCACCGTAATAGGATTTAAACCAATAATATCAAAATGGTATAATAATCAAAGTTTTATTATTGGATTTGAGAATGGTTCATTGATGGCTAAAGTTAGAACTAATGCAGGATTATTAGAACTTACTTTATTAGATGATATTATCACATATTCAGGAAGATGGAATAGAATAAGTTTAAGTATTAATAGTATTAATATTACATTTAAAATCAATGGGTTAGAAGGATTTAATAATAGTATAAGTACTGTTAATAATGGATCACCTATTATATCATCAAATACCAATTTTAGAATTGGTGGTCAAGGTGGTGATACATTAACAACCGATTGTTATATTAATGATATTGCAGTTACTAAATATTATGAAAATTTTGATAAAGCTTCACATATTCTTACTCGAAGTGTTGAAGAACGTATATTAGATTTTCAACCATTGTATTATTTTAATATTGCAGATAGTTTTAATCTTAATCCATCTTTACCAATTGAAAATAAAGGCACTAAAGGTGGAAATATTAAAGGATATTTATCAGGTGTTCCGATTAATCAATTTTCAAGCACAACTTTAGAAAATGAATATAATGAAAATGGTGTAATTATACCTCAAGGTGGCTATTTTACTATTGATAATGATTTACAATTAGATTTTACTATTGATAATAATGTTTGTATTATGTTTCAAGGTGGAATAAGTGATCCGCTTTTTAATGTAAATTATACCACATTCCCATTTAAAATATATGAATTTGCATTAAATAAAAATAATAATGCTTGGAGACTTGAACAGGGTATGGGGTGGAACGGTGAAAATGGTTATACTCGAACATGGTCATACGATGGAAATGGAAATCAATTAGTTAAACTTAATACAACTAATGCTGACCAATCACCTCAATTATGGCGTAAATTTGGTATAAAATCTTTTAAACTTGGTGGAAATAGTGGTAATATTAATTCATTATCAACACCTTATTATTCAAATGTAATAGAATTTGATATTAATAATAAACCTGCTGGACTTTATCAACCATCAACACTTGGATATAATAGATTTTTTTATGATGCTGGAACAAGTCGCAATATGGATTATGTATTATCAAAATTAATGATATTTAATCGTATTGTTAATAATGAATTAATATCATACTTGCAATATCCTACTATTATGATTAAAGATGAATATTTTAGAAGTGTAATAAAATATATTTCATATACGGGTAGAACGTGTGTTACAGATTATGAACCATTAAATTTATTTCTTGATTATGATGGACAATTGACAAGCTCATTATATTCATTAGATTATACTGGTAGTGAGAATATTACACCCAATATTATAGATAATTTATATAATAAAAATAATATACATAGTTCTAGTGTTTATTTGGCTGATAATACTAAATTCACATCCCAACACACCACAGTAAATACAAGTTTAAATATCAATAAGAATAATATTCTTGTATCGTTTTTTGTGCATAATATTAATAATACAACATCTTATAGATTGTGTATGTTAGATAATGGTGTATTTATAGATAATAATACTAATGAATTTGTTATTAAAATTAACTCTAATAATGGCAATTTCTCATATGGTGATATTGAAGTTGCATATAAAAGTGAAGATCTATTATATACATTTTATTCATCATCTAAAAAAGTTAAAAATGATGGATACCATCTTGTAACATTATATCGTGAAGGGTTAAAAAATGAATTATATATTGATGGTGAATTAGATACAACTTTTATTACTCCAACTATTTATGAACCGTTAAGTGGTAAAAATTGGAGATTTTACGGGGGATCTTGTTATATTAGTAATATTCATATTTCATTCTTTGCTGATAATATAACAAGTAAGACAATATTTGAATATTTATTTAATGGATTTGCTGATATTCTTAAAGGTGAAACTACTATTGATAATAATAACATTCAATCTAATATGTTTATTATGGATGAAGAAAGTAAACAAATTATTCATCAATCAGCAACTGATATAAATGGTAATTTTGATATTAATCTTAAAAAAGGTATTGATAATTCATCATTTTATATTATTGCCACTCCAACTCATGACAATATTACAAATAATATAGTTGTTCATGGTTCATACGCTTCAAATGTAACTTATTCTAAATTAATTGAAGAACAATTTGAAGAAAATGTATCAGAAATGATTATTGATATGCAACCTTTGGCGTATTATCAATGTAATGATGTTTCAGGTGTAAATATTATTGACAGTATTGGAACTATTGGCAATGGTATTATAAGTGGTACAAGTTATACCCTTGATAATGATGGGATAAATGGTAAATCTATATATCTTGATGGTGTTGATAGTTTTATAGATTTACCTGATGGGTTTAATGATTTTACTAATGGGTTAACATTTGAATATTGGGCTAAAGATGAAACAGTTAAAAATGATAGTAGAATTGTTGAAATTGCAAGTGGTGCTAATGGTGTAAATAGTATTTCATCGCATCGTAATAATTCAACTAATAATTTAAAATTTGATGCAACTGGAACAGGTTCTAATATTAATTTATCAAATATATTAGAGTTGGGAGTTTGGAAACATTATGTTATGAGGATATTACCTAATTTTACTAAAGAATTATGGGTAAATGGTAATCTTCAATCAACAGTTGCTGGAACTTCATTACCTGTAACAATTTTAAGAACATTAAATTATATTGGAAAATCTACTTATAGTGGTGATGATTATTATAATGGATATATTTCAGACGTTGCTATTTATGATTACCCTTTATCAATTGAAGATATTAATAAACATGCTAAAAGGTCATTCACAACCAGTGCTATTACATTAAAATCAACAATATTAAATGATAATGCAACAGTTTATTACACTTTTGACAGATTAAAAACTATTACCGAAGAGTTGGACAATATTAATAATAATCTTTCCCTTAATGGTAGTGTAATATATGATAAGAATAGTATTGTTATTAATCAAGGAGTTGTAGGGAATAATTACCTTTTTAATAATAATGTTCATGTTAATCCGCAATCTACTAATTTATGGAGTATTGAATTTTCATTTAAGACTATTAATAATCATGCAACTAATGGTGTGATAGTTTCAGAATGGAATGAAGGTTTAGCAACTGGTACATTTAAAATACAATTAGAAGCGGGTGGAGTATTAAAATGTTATCTCAATAATTCGGCTGTAAGTATTAATGCTACCTCATTTGATTATAATAATAGTAAATTTAATCATGTTGTTTTAATATGTGAAAATAATAACTTTGAATTATTTATTAATAATGTTTCACGTGGAACATTGTCTAGCAGTATTGTATATTCTAACAATGAATTTACTGTTGGAAATTGTGAAGACCATTTAGTTAGTACATATTTAGAACATGAAACCCATATTGATGATTTAGCAATTTATGAGCATGTATTAACACCTCTACAAATTGAAACCCATTATAATAAATTTGTGGAAAAGAAAGATACATTATAAATATTAATAAACCACTACAGAGTTAATAGTAATATAAATTATTATATATAATAGATTTAGTAATTACTATTAACCTTTTTTATACAAATATATTGAGATTTACGACTATGCCATCTGCTACAACTTCCGACTTTTTACATCATTATCAAATGAAGAAACTTTTTCATGGTATTGATTGGACTAATTTAACTAATATTTATGTTGCATTATTTACCACTAATCCTAATTTAGATGGTACAGGTGGTGTAGAAGTTACAACCAGTGGTAGTAATTATAGTAGACAAGCTGTTGCAGTTGGATTAGCTCAATGGAATGTAAATGGTTTGGAATATAGTAATGCGAATGATATTACATACGGAGTGCCTAGTTCAACATGGGGGGTAATTGTTGGAGCTGGATTATACGATGCGGCAACTGGTGGAAATTTATTATATGTTACAAATTTGACAACAAGTAAAAGTGTTAATAATGGTGATGGTGCACCGAAAATTTTACAAAATTCTTTACGCGTGACTGTGGCTACATGTTAGTAAACTCTAATATACTAATTTAACGTATAAACATCTTTTATTAAAATATAATACTATATCTTATTTTAATAAAAGGTATAATTCATATACCACTTTAATCAATCGAATTAAAATATATGAATTACCAAAAGTTATATAATAATATAATTACTAACGCCCAATCTAAAAACCGCAAAAAATCTAAATTAGAATATTTTGAAAATCATCATATATTACCAAGATGTTTAGGTGGTTCAAACGATAAAAGTAATTTAGTATTATTAACATTTAAAGAGCATTATATTGCACACCATTTATTGGTTAAAAATTCTAATAATATCATCCATAAATCAAAATTGGCAATGGCATTTAATATTTTAATGAATACAAGTAAAGATAAATTAAATGAGTGTGATAATTTTATAACTATTAAAGTTTGGAAATTTAATTTACAATTTATCAGACATTTGGAAAGTAGTAAACTTAAAATATCCGCTGCTAATAAAGATAAAATAATTTCATACCAACATAAAAATATTTTATCAGTTATAAAAAGTGGAAAACTTAATCCATGTAATAAAGGTGAATATATTACACCATTTGGTCATTTTTATGGTTCAACCGAAGCTGAATATGTATCAGGTATAAATTCTAAAACTATATCAAACTGGTGTATAAACAATAATAAAATTATTTCAAATAGAAATATTACACAGTCATATTACCTTAAATCATTATCACCATCGCCACTCGGCAAAACATTCAAAGAAATTGGGTTTAGTTTTATAGATTTACAGGGTGTTAATAATAAATATGATAATCGCCAACCTAAACAACCTTATACAATGTCAACCGAAAGTAGATTAAAAATGAGTAAAGCTCATAAAGGTAAAATTGTATCTAAAGAAAGTCGTGAACGTATGTCAAAATCTCACATAGGTGATAAAAATTGGCAAGTTTCAGGATATTATCAAACACCATTTGGTAAATTTTCATCATCAACAGAAGCATCTAACAAGTGTGATAATATTATACACAGCCGAACTATTGTAAATTTTTGCAATCATAACAATAATAAAATAATCACAAGAAGATCTATTACTCGATCAAAATATTTACAATCTTTAACATCATCTCCACTTGGTAAAACTTATAATGATATTGGATTTTCATTTATTAAAACTAAAAATAATCCAATTAAGCGTAAAACTAATTCATTATATATCACACCATGGGGAACGTTTAATTCTACTAAATCTGCTGTAAATTATTCAAAAGGGTTAATTAATTCTCCAACATCAATATCATCATGGTGCAAAAAGAACAATAATAAAATAATTACAATAAGGTCATTCCAACAATCACCATTTTTAAAATCATTACCAGTTTCTCCGATTGGTAAAACGTTTAAACAAGTTGGCTTTTATTTTGCATCAGTTTAACTGACATTAAATATATTAATCCACTATACAACACAATTAAATTATGAATACAATCCATCCAAAAATATACACCACTAATATAAACTCGTCAACTATCGGCTACATTGCTTTATTTACTAAAGATGGTAAAGAAGTTTCAACGATTAATACAAATTATGAACGGGTTATTATTCCTTTACCTGTTACTAATGCCTGCTGGTCTAAGAATATCAAACAAGATTGTCAACCTTGGGAAGACGGTACTAAAATTGTGCAATATTCATACAATAATAATATAAATTTTAATCAACCTAAATCAATATGGGGTCACATCTCAGAATTTAGAATATACAATAATAAAATTAATGGTGAATTATTAATAACTAACCATTTTAACAATATATTATTAATTGATGAAAATTATGGACATTTATCAATTAATAAAGGTTGTATCATGATAGAAATTAGTACACATCATAATAAACTTTAACCTTTACATTTTATGATTATGGTATATACTATTAAAACCTTAAATATATTAATATACCATAATATAAACTATGTCAATTTATCAACTATTCCATAATGAAATCCTAACTGAATATATCCATAATAAAAAATCATTTACTGATATTGCTAAAATACACAATCTTTATCGTAAAGGTATCGGAAAATATGTTAAAAGTTTAAATATTATACAAGATGATGATAATATACCACTATTACAATATAACACTACAAGATGTGTATCATATAAACCACAATTAAAAATTCTTAGAGATAAGAAACTTGTTGAGTATGCTTATAAATTACACCGTAAAAGTAAAATATGTGCTGAATTATTTGGTGTACATCCTGCATCATTTAATAATACATTACATTACCATAATATCCCAATTATTAAATCTAATAAATCGTCTCATGAATACCTTATCATCCAACGTTTAACCAATTTAAATATAAAATGTGTTCATAGTTATAAAGTCCCTCAATCTGCCTTAGAATTTGACATTTTCTTACCTGATTATAATTTAGCTATTGAAATTAATGGTTTATATTATCATTCACATAAACAGGGTAAAAAAGATAAGCTTTATCATCAAAATAAATTCAATCTAGCATTAAAAAATGATTTCAGATTATTACAATATCATGATTGTGAAATTATCAATAGTTTAGATAATGTAATCCAACATATACTAAATAATTTACCGTTAAAAAGTAGTAAACATAATAAAATAGTTGTTGACCATCCGCAAGCTGATAAATTTATAAAAGATAATAAGGTTAGATTGACTAATATTAATTATAATTCAACAATAAGTATAGTTGATGATGAAAATAATAATATTTTATATTGTATGTCATTTTCAAACAATCACCTTATTGAATACTGTGGTAAAAATGCAACAGGTTATCACGATAAAATATTCAACACATTTAATAAACCTATAAAATATTGGTGGGATTGTCGGTTATCTCCTTTAACCTTATTAAATCATGGTTATTATAACACACAAGTATCAACGTTGGATGTTGCACATATTGATAATTATAAAGTTACCACCGAACAAAGTAATAAAAATATTGATAAAATTTATAATTGTAATAAATATCTGCTTACTTTATATAAATATTAGCAACCTATAACAACATTATCAATATTATTAATGAAATCTAATCTCACCGTCCAATCTTTAGACTATGAAGAAATTAAATATAACCTTATAGAATTTCTTAAAACTCAATCAAAATTTTCAGATTATGACTTTACTGCTAGTGGATTAGATGTAATAACATCTGAACTTGCTTACCATGCACATTATGGTGGATTATATACACACTTTCTAGCGGGTGAAAGTTTTATTGATAGTGTAAGACTTAAATCATCTTTATATAGTAAATCAAAATTAGTAAATTATATTCCACGTTCTAAAATGGCGGCGGTGGCGGAAGTCGAAATATATGTAAATAATCTTACCGATGATGCTATTGATAATAAAATATTATTAAAACGTGGTAATATTGCAACAGCCAGTAAAAGTATTTCACAGTTAACCAATGACAACCGCAATTTTATAATTATTGATGATTTATATATATATAATAAAAGTGTTAGGACGGGTGAATATGATTATCATAGTGACAAAGTTGAGATTTATGAAGGTCAATTCATAGAAGATAAATATCTTGTAGATAATACCATTATAAATCAACGGTTTAACATCATTTCAAAAAGTGTTGATTATCGAACAATTAGAGTTAAAGTTTATCCAACAGAGACAGACTTAACAACTGATAATTTTAATATATTTAGATTAGCATCAGACTTTATGAATATTGACAGCACAAGTAATATATTCTTTTTAACCGTCAATGAAGATGAGAATTATGAGTTACATTTTGGAAATGGGGTATATGGTCAAGCATTAAATCATAATAATGTAATAGAAATATCATACGTTGAAAGCAATGGTGAAATTGGTAATGATGCTAAATACTTTTTCCACAATGGAAATATTCCAGCGGGTTTAACAGGTAATAATATTAATATTACTTTGACAACTATTTCAATGTCAGATGGTGGACGAGAAGCTGAAACTTTAGAAGAATTAAGGTTTAATATTCCACATCATAATAGAAGACAAAATAGAGTTGTAAAAGAGTTTGACTATAAAACAATACTATTAGAAAAGTATGAAAATATATCATCTATTAATGTATGGGGTGGAGAAGATAATTACCCAAAAGTATATGGCAGTGTATTCATATCTATCAAGCCTAAATTTGGTAATGTATTATCATCTAAAGCTAAGGATAAAGTTAAATCATTATTAAAATTGTATAATGTTATTACCACTAATCCTATAATCGTTGATGCTGACTTTATTTACATTAACCTTGAAAATAATACTAAATATAATCCATTATTAACAAATGATAATCAAGGTGAAATCCAAAGTAAGATACAATCAATAATTGATAAATATAATGCTGAAAATGTAAGTAAATTTGAAGGTTATTATTCGGATGGTAAACTTACTTCATTAATATTAGAAAATGATAAATCAATTATTTCAACGTATAATAATATACAACTTGAAAAAAGGATTATTCCAATTTTAACCGTGCCACAAACTCATATTATTAATTTTACAAACTCAATTAAAAATGTTCGGAGTAGTGAATTTACTTATAATGGCAAACTGTCATACTTTTATGATGCAGATGAATTAATTTATATTAAATATTATGACGATATTACCGAAGCATGGAAATCTTTAATCCAACCTTTTGGCACTGTTGATTATGTTGCTGGTATTATAAAATTAAATGATATTAGAATTGATAGTATTAAAAATAGTGATTATATTTCATTTATGGTTATACCTATTAAACCTGATTTTTATAGTTTAAATAATAATATACTACAAATTAATAAGGTTAATTATAATGTCAACATTTAAGCAGACTATTTTAAATGATGAACCTATATCATTTTGGACATTTGATTTAGATAGTCAACCCTTACATAATCATAATATTATTGATGAAATTTTAAATACTAATCCATTGGTGTCGTATGGCGATAATTATAGACTAGAATATCAATCTTTAAATGATTTAGAAACTGTTAATCAATATTCAATTATCTTTGCCGAAAATGAAAAATATAATGGAGATTGGAGTAAGGCTTATTTAGAAGCTATTCATAGTTCTGATTATGAATTTAATGATAATAATTTTACCTTAGAATTTTTATATTATAAAGATAAACCGTTAACTATTGATGATGCTGGTGAAGTTGGACAATATCAAACTATTATTAGCCCATTGATTATTAAAGAGAATTTAATAGATTTAAAAATATCATCAAATAATGTAATGTCATTAAAATTTTTAAATAATGAATTTAATATTAATTTTACACAAAATACTAAAACTATATTATATGAGGCAATGGTTCACTGTATTATCACGTATAAAGTGGTTCAAACTGATATTAATGAATATGATGCAATATTATCATTATATTTAAATGGTAAACTAATTGAAAAGGTTGTAAACGGCTACATTGATAATACACCAATTTTAAATGTAAATTCACCTTGGAGAATTGGGGCTAATGATGGTAATAACCCTGTAACAGATTATCAAACCGAGAAATTAGTCATTGACCAAGTTGCAATATACGATAAAGTTTTAAATGATGAAATGGTATCAAATCATTATAAACAATTAAAAAGGTACAATGAACTTATTTTACTTGATAAACCTACTCAATATACTAGATTTAATGATAATAATGAATTGTTGAAGGTTGCTAGTGCTACAGTTGGTTATGATGGTAAATATCATGACAATTTCACACTTAATAATCCATCCACTAGTAAAATTATTGATAGTTCTTCTGCATTTTTTAATAATGGCGGAACTTTATCTATAGTAAATCAATTTTTAACACCTTTTTTAAATATTTCAAATGATTATACAGTAGAATTTTGGTTTAAAAGTGCATCAACTGATATGGGAGTATTATTTAAATGTATTGAAGAAGAGCCACCATGGAAAGGGTTAACAATTTGGTTTAATACTAATAATAATGTTAAAGAATTAGGTACTATTCAAATTAATGAAGATAAAAATAATCATATTGTTAGTGATAATACTATAAATTATAATGATAATATGTGGCATCATTTAGTAGTTGTACGAACTGGCAATAATCTTGATTTAATTATTGATAATATTATTCAAAATTCATCCGTATATTTACCATTATCAACAAATACTAAACCTTCACAAATTCATATGATGGGTTCAGCTCCTGATAATAATTCAATAGATGGATTTATTAGTGAATTAGCTATCTATAATTATGCACTACAACCTTTACAAATTAACCATAGATTTAATTATTCGACTAGATTTAAAACATTTGGATACACTTTACTAGAAGGGCAAGGTATCCAAGCTAAAGTAAGATTTTATGATACATTAACTGGTGAATTAAAGGGTGAAGTATTGTCTGATATTAATAATGGTGAATTTACATTTTATACGTATTCTAACCGCACCTTAGATATTTTATCACTAATACCAAATTCAAACACTACTAATTATAGAGTACATGGTATGATTACACCTGCTGAATATACTCAAATTTAAATAATATGACCATAATATTAGGGATTGTTAATGGTTATTCAGGTGAACGTCTTAAAATAGATAGTAACACTAATTATAATATTGGATTGTGTGGCTTACCGTTACCAAGTTTTGATTATGATAATATTTGTAATGATATAATAATATCAACAGGTCAATCATTAGATTTAATATTAGAAACTTTCCCACAATTTACTACTGAACGTAATATTTATTTATGTACCGAAAGTTCATCTGATTTTGATTACACGTTAAGCATATGTGATAATAAAATATTAAATGGATACAATGGGCAGTCTTTTGCCGTTGAATTATTCCACACAAGCATAATTAATTATAATATTCCATTATGTTACAAACCTAATGTAATTACCAAAATTGATTATAATGAGTCTTGTTTAGATTATGATATATTACCTAATGTAATTAATAATTCAACAATATTTAAATGTGATTTAGATGTACCTATAGTTTTAAACTATGACCTTATTATTTGTAAAGAATATATCAACCCTACACCATTTACAATAGTTCCCCATAACTTTTTATATAATGATTTACCTTGCCCCAAAATAACCATTAATAATTATAATGGTCAACAATTAACCGTTACATTACTAAGTGATTTATATCTTGATAATATTAATGGATATAGTGGTAATAATACCACAGTTGAATTGTCAATTACTCGATTATTAGATATTAATAATTATAATGGTGGATATGGTTATACAGATTTAACAGTTAATTTAGCAGACCACCTTGATATTACTTTTTTTGGTGGAGAAAACCTATTAAATGCACAATTATCAACCACCAGTAATTTAGAATTAAACACTAATTTAAATGGTTCTACGTTAGCAACCTTAGAATTATTAACATTTGAAGTTAAATTATTAGATATTCCGTTTACAACTGGTTCATATTTCAACAATTTTAATCTTATTCCAAGTGTTTCATTTGATGTTACATTTTTAAATGGTAATAATACCATAATTGACGTTACAATTAACCCTGCTGAAACATTAGAAATTATTAATTATAATGGCAATTATTCATCATTAGATAACATAAACACTACTGTAAATTTACCTTTATTTGGTTATACGGGCGAGCAATTAACAACAATTTTATCAACTGCTAAATCATTACCTTTAAATTCTAATTATAATGGTCAGTTGGTTTACTCTGATTTAACTTTACCAGAGCTGGCAAGATTAGAAGATATTAATTATAGTGGTCAATTATCAACCACATTTTTAAATGGTCAATCTAATTTATTTACACGTGGATATAGTGGTAATAATACCACAATTAGTTTAGATATTCAACCATCATCATCAATGTTTTTAGATAATTTCTTAAATGGTGACACGTTACAACCTTTCATATTAGATGAAGATTTATTTTATTTTAATAATTATAATGGTGTCTTAAGTTATGCAGAATTATCAACTGAAACTACTTTAAATGTAACATTCCTTAATTGTCAATCATCAAATATTGATAATATTTCAACGTCTGCAACCTTAGAAATTGTTAATTATAATGGTCAACTTTCAACCATTGATGAAATATTCATTCACCTTGGAGAAGAGCTTGAGATAATTAATTATACTGCACAACATTTAACAGTTATTGATGATATTAAAATTCATCATGTGTTGTTACCATTGCCAATTATCGGCAGTCAAACTTTATATGATGGCAGTGGTGGATTAGGTGGGTTAAATTTTCATACTTTAGAAAATGTTGAGACTGGTACAATATTTGACGTTAGACCAAGTGATATTAAATTTTATTCTGATAGTGGAAATAAAAGATATCATAAAATTGATATAGATTTGGCAACGTCTGCTAGATTTGAATTAACTGCCTATAGTGGAATTATGGGTAAGAATTTATTTTTAAATCATAATGAATATACTTTATTTGGTAATCCTCCTTTAGATATTGTTTATAATGATGGTGAAATTATAGGAGATGATGCACCATGGCAACATGAATTTCAATCTAAATCAGGTCAAACCTTCGAATTAGCATTAGAAAGTGAATATTATATTAGATTTTGTAATGGATATTTAAGACCTAGTGGCAATTTAGTACGATTTGAATTTAGCAGTCCAATAATTGAGGATTGCTTCGGATGGTTCGCTTACAATGGTCAATATTCAGTACTTGATGGATTATCAACTCAAAGTGCATTACAACCTAAAATTAATTATAATGGTCAGAAAGTTAACATAGATTTAACAATTCATCCACAATTATTATTAGATTTAAAATTTTATAATGGTCAAGCTTCATACATTCCCAACCATGAATATAATGTTAATTTATACAGTGGTCAGGAATTAAAAGTTGATTTATATGAAGAACCATTCATAGGATTAAATGGTCAATCAATGGTATTAACAGAGTTGTCAACCGCTACACCTAATGTTAAATTTACTACTAACTATTTGATATGTTTAGAGAATTTATATTATCCACTAACAGAAGATGGAGATATTGATTATACTTATCAACAGACTGGAATAGCAGTTGAAAATGAAGAATACTATACCAAAATTGATGGAACTTGTACTAATGATTATGTATATAGAACTACATTACATTTATTTGGGTATAGTAATATTATGATGGATGTTACTTTAGATTAATTTGTATAATTTTTGAAGTTCTAAATTTAAATCATCTATTTCATTACCAATAGATTTAATATATTTTTCATCATTTTTTGTTATTTTATATGATAATAATCTATGTTTCAATTTTAATTTATTTTCAATATATGAAATAGATGATTGTGCTTGTGTTGGAGAAATGCAACTAAAACTTCGATTACCTGAAAACGGTTTAATATTTCCATTTTCATCAACTTCACATTCAATAATTAATTGTTCTATATTATTTTTCATAATTTAACCTCGATTATTATCATATTAAATGTTGTATTACGCTAATATACTATGGTTATAAACTGAATTAGATTTTTCATTATCATCAGGTTTATAATAATTCATATTATGAGTAGCAAAGTTTAGTTTGGTGAGTACTGCAAATTCATATCCAAATTCTTCAATTTCTGAAACGGTTAAAATTTTACCTTCTGGCACACGTTTTTTCAATTTGAACACAATACATTAAGTTTCATCATCTTGCTCAAATTGAATACGATTAACTTTTACGTCAATTTTTAACAATTTAGTAAGGATTTCAGCGGTTGAACTATGACCAATTGCTGATGTAATATCATTATTTTTGACAAATTGTTGAGCTTGGATTAATGTAATTTGACGATAATCAAATACGCCAAAAGAGGTTAAGATTGAAGTGTTTAATAATGCTAATTTCATAATATTTACCTTTATTGGTTAGTTTCAGTTACTTCTAAAATTGTTACTTGTTTTGATGATAAAACTACATAATCAGTAAATCCATCATAATTTAATATTGCACCATCTGCATTGTTATTAATTAGATTTTCTTTACAATCATATGTATCAATTTGACCATTTGAACCGTCATCATAGTCATTATTAATAGTAATTTCACATTTATGACAATATGATAAACCATTAGCACCGATTCCATCTAATAATTCATTATCAGATGGTTCAATATCAGTAAACCATAATCCATCACATTTAGAACTATCAAATTTGCTAATTTTACTATCACTATAATGATAAGCTATGTAAGTATCCATCATATTTCCTAATTGGTTAAGTTGCTTCGATGGATACTATTATACTGAATTTTTAACTATTGTCAACTATTTATTTCAGATTTATTATATAGTTCATCAACATTTTTATATGTATTCAATATAGTAAAATCTTTATCTGTTACATATTTAGTATTATTAAATATATACACTTTAAATGTTATTGTATTTGTATAATTATCAATCAATACATCAACTCCACTATTTAATTTCAATATGCCATATCTATTTACTTTTTTATCATAATATGATAAATTTATATTACCATTTTTAAATATTTTTGAAATGTAACATCTATTATTTTCAATAAATGATGATATTAAAGTATTTTCATTTACACGTATTAAATATCCAAAATCTTGCGTATCATTCATAGCCATTGATAAATTATAACTTGTAAAATCATCAATACTTAATGTTGACAATTTTACAACTTTAAAAAAAGTTTCATCTTTATTAAAATGATATTCTTGTTTTGCTAAGATTTTATATTTTTTCCATGCTAATTTTAAACTAGCTTTAAAAAATGTTGATGCTGGATAACCATATTTCACTGATGCTATATTTGATATTTTCCAAGCATCTGTCATAATATTTTTCATTATAATATTATCCGTATTAAGTTAAGTTGATAAATACTATTATAATGAATTTTTAACTATTGTCAACTATTTATTTCAGATTAGGCAATTTCATTACATCTACATCATTTTTACCTAATTTAAATGTAGTTGTATTCATCAATAAATCAATTTCATTATCATTAATTTTCATGGACTTATCTTTAAATTGCATATCATTTTTAATGTCATCTCTACTTTTTAACCATCCTTTCAATAAACCGTGTTGAACATTTAATAATTTCATAAAATCTTGATTAAATTTAATATGAAAATTGCCATTTTTATAACTTCGCACAGCCATGAAAATAAATTGTTCATCATTATCATATTTAGTACAGTAATAATTATGAATAGAGTTGTCATTATATGATAAAGATTTCCATGAAGTAATCATATTAAATCCTAAATTTTCGGCAATAATCATAATATCTTTAATGAAATTAGTTGCACGTTCAGGTAAATTAGTATGATTATCACATTCATATTGTGAATAATAGCTTGTATAACCAGTCAAAATGATACGATAATCTAATGTAACAGCACCATAACTATCTGCCTTTCTCCACATTGTATTATATTCATCAAAATATTTCTTATTACTTTTATATGCAGTAGTTGAAGCGTCATTCATCATACATTCAAAAATATTAATTAACTGTTCATCGTAATATTGATTAGCAATTTTTAATATCATTCCTGTAATTGCATAACAATTTTCATTATTAAAATCCAGTTGATTATTATTATCCATTGTTGATAAAATCTTACTTAGTGTTACACTTGTTAAATGTTTGGTAATAGGTGTATAATTCTTAAATAATTCAGTCCAATATTGACGTTTTAATGATGATAATTTCTTCTTTAAAGTATCTGAAATATTGGTTAATTTTACGTCAAACTCTTTAAGTACATCTTTAGGAATTTGTACTAACTGTTTGTAAACATTAAACAATTTGTCATTATCTCTAGTATATAATTGGACTAAAGCTCCCACAATTGATTGACATTTTACAATTTCATTATCTAAACGTTTGGCAAATTCATCCTCACTTGATTTAGTGTTATCAATATCTTCATTATATTGATTAGTGGTATCATGAGTAGCCACAAAATTATTAAATAATAAATCAAATGGATTAACTTTAACCGAATTAATTTTAATATCTTTAAAATTTGAGGTGTAATCAACTTTAATAATATCAATATTTGCCCGTGCCTTACGTTCACCATCTAAGAAATTATCAGAATGAATTACAGTTACAATTGCTTTACGTGATTTAATAGCTACATTAATTTCATGATTATCTTTCCATCTATCTGGTACAATTAAATACATTAATTTACAATTACTTTCATTTAATAATTTAATCATAAATTGTTCATATTCCGAATAAGGTGGATTACAGAAAACAATTTCCATAGGTTTATCAACTAATGAACATGAATGTAAATCTGCACCAATAAATCTAATATCATTATCAGGGTTAGTAATATAATTATCAATTAAAAGTTGTGATTTTTCAATAGCATATAATTCTAAATTGGGGATAATATTATTAATTGTAATATAATCCGCAAGGTGTAATAAAGCGACACAATTACCAGCACCAATATCCAAAATTGAATAATATTCACGATCATGGAAATTATTAGATCTATAACTATCTTCAAATTGATTATAATGTTTAGAAATATTATCAGTAATAATATCTAACATATCAGTTGTAGTTGGGTAAAATTCAAAATCTTGGTTAGATTGTTTTAATTGTTTAACAAGTTGAACAGTTGAAGTCATAATAATTAAATAATAAATGTGAATTAAGGAGCTGTAATAATACAATAAATTTAATCAAATTAAATAAATAATTATATGTAAATTAACAATACAGTTAATATTTATTACATTATGGCTTACGCCTGCGTGTGATAATTCAAAGAAATAAAGTTAATTACATTATTAAGCTATTTAAAGTGGTTAAATAATTTAAATATAGCCTACTATCAATTTAATATAATAATTCCATTTAAGAGCATTTAACCTAATTAAATCGTATATTTACTATGGCGGAAATCTTATCAAATATAAATTAATAATAAATAAATATATAATTATAAGAAATATGACTATGAACATAACAAATAATACAATAAACATGATGATATCAAGATAGATACCACTATAAACAATATAGGTTAAAGAATAATATAATCAAACATTAGAATAATAATAAATTAATATAATAACAATATAGAATAATATTTAAACAATATAGTTCACTATGGTAATGATAGGAATATAAATCATAAATGATTAACTGCTCTATACAGCAATACTATTATGTTGCTTTTTTTTATTTTTGGAGATGTTGACTAGAATGACAGCTAGACCCCCTATATTAGCATTTACTAATGAAAACTTTCGTGGGATTTGACCCAAAATTAGAAATATTACAATGTAAGTTGTTGATTTATAAGTAATATTAAAAATAAATTAATAAAATATTGACAATTTAACCTGTATTCATATAAATAATGATATAATTAAAATTCTTATTGATAATAATTAAGGTTGATTAAATGAATATTCCAGTTAAATTGAAAAAAAGTATTAAAGGTCGCCCGCGTATAGAAATTGATATTGATTTAGCAATAAAATATCTAAATGGTGGGTACAATCTTTCGAGTGTGGCGGAGGAGATGGGAATTGCAAAATCTACATTATGTTTGAAAGTTAAACAATATAAAGAAATCCATAAATCATAAACATAAAAAAGCTAGAAAGGTAATTACATTTTACCAATCTAGCCAACATGTTCACATTAAATATTACAAGGCATCTATCGTAAGAGTCCCTACTTTTGCGAAAGCTCATTTTGGGCATCCCAGCCCAAGTTCGCGGCAAAAGCTTAACGGGACTAATTATAATCTTCGATGCCCCGATTCGTCCTGCGTCCGTGACGTCTTCGTACAAGTATCGTTTCACTCGATGAACTACGACACCACTACCTCAAATGACCTTTACGGCGATGAGAGCTGTTTTTCACCTTCTTCGTCAGTTCACTCTCGTTCTCAACTACGAATGCGCTAAACAGCATCGCCTATCGGGGACTAATCGCCTTCGTTTCACTCTCCATGGCGATCAGCGCATGAACAAAACTTCTATTAAACATCTTCTTTTAAGCGAATTAAATAAATATAAAACTCGTTTATCGGATGAACCATCATTATACATCAATAATACTATTTATAACAAGTTAAAAGTTGTGAATATTAATAATTTTAAGAAGTATTACCCAAAATTAACCCGAGTTGAAATCACAAATTTATTATATCTTATTATAAATCATAACTTTATCCATTTAAAGCAAGATGATAAACAAGGTTATAATATCATAAAAATTTATGAAGTTTCAGGAATAAACGTGCAAGTTGGCAGAAAGATATTTACTTCTAAATTATTTACCGAACTTTTAAAATTATTACTTGACAATGAAATTATTATCAAAGTTAAAAATTATCAAAGTAAGTCACACTCCAACCAATATAAATTAAATGATAATATTATTAGCAAGATGACCACATGCCAAGGTAAAATTATTAAATTATCGCCATTCGTCCTAAAATATAAAATTAAATTTTGCACATTAAAAATAGTTAAAACTGTTAAAGATGATATATATCCATACAAATATTTATTATTAAGCACACTAAAAACTTTAAATACTGTCCAATTTCCAACCATTGAAGAAGTTGAAAAACGATTAGATGAGGCTGTTAAAAATGGTGAAAGTAACAAAGGTAAAATATATAAAAATTATAATGATTATAGAAATCTTGTTGACAAATCTAAATATACAAACATTCAAAACATTAAAAAAGTGTTTTTATATTTAACAACTGGATTGATATTTTCAAGGAGTGAAGAGTTTGGCAGAATTTATACATCATTTAATATGATACCAACTATCACTCGCAATATGTGTAAATTAAATAATAATGAATTAGTTGGATTAGATTTTAATGCACTCCATCTTAATATTGCACAATCATTAGCAGTTAAACATTATGACCATGATATTAAAGATTATAATGAAATTACTCATGATAATATTGCATCCTATATGAAAATATCACGTCAAGAGGTCAAAATAGACAATTTAAGCCTACTTAACCGAAATTTGGAAGATGGGTACGACTATAATAATAAACGTTGGGAAAAAGGCTTAATAGGAACTCCTACAGTAAATTACTTTTTAGAGTGCATCCCAGTTTTATATAATTATATTGTACAGAAAGGCGATAAAGGTATTACAAAATTTCTATTTAATATTGAAACTAAATTGATGGATAAAATTGCTATGAAATTGTTATATAGTGGTATTAATTTTATGTATATTTTTGATGAGATAATGGTAGAGTCGAAGTATAAAATTAATGTTAGAAAGTTGATGCTGATGGAAGCTAAAAGAATGTGGATATTGGCAGGAGTTGGATAAATTTTAGACAAAATAAAACCACCTTTTACAGTGGCTTCTGATGATGATTTAAATTTATATACTTATTATTTATTTAATATTTTCTAAATATGACATTGCATTATCCAATAAATAAATTGGTGTGATATATTCAGAATTTTTACATTCATTCAACCATACTACAGATTTATTGTTAGATCTTGAAATTAATTCAGTTGAAATATATACACGATGAATAGCGAGACCATTTGATTTATTTGTTTTTGCTGTGTTGAAAAATAAACCTTTATTAGATGCTAATGTTTTAATATTTTCAATTTTTAGGTTGATTAATTGTGCGTTAGTTAATGTAGTCATAATATTTATTCCTGTTAGTTTGGTTTGCTTTATTGCTTAACATGCAAAGAAGTATACTCTTATTTTCATTATTGTCTAGTTATTTATTCAATTATTTTAAATGAATTTAATTATTCAACAATATCAACAACTTACCAACTTAGTCATATAATAATATAAATATTAATAACCATCCTCCAACCATATAATAATATAAAAATGTCCGATAAAATAGCAGAATTCCTTGATATTTCAGAACTGTCAACCATTGATGAAACTACACCCATTATGGATATAGTCACTCATACACATAATAATACTGACATAAAATTAAACAGTATTACAGATTATGCCGAAGTTCGAGCCAACCTTAAACGATTATCAACAAAAGGTATGCAGGTGATTGATAGTCTTGCTAAAATGGCAATAGAGGCTCAATCTGCTAGAGATTATGAAGTTTTAACATTATCATTAAAGAATTTAACTGAAATTAATTTAAGTTTATTAGATGTTAATGAGAAAGCTGGTAAATTGTTGATAGATGAACGAATGTTGAATGAAAATGGGAAAGGTGTGGATGATGGAACAATTGATGTTACAGTTGAGCAGTTGCAGAAATTATTAAAAGAATAAAAAACCACCTGTTAAAGTGGCTTGGATAGAGTTTCAAGGGGAACGATTATAAAATTTCAATAATATCATCAGCCCATTCATTTAAGGACAAATAAATTTCATTTTTTGGAATATCATTATCTTTAACATATTCCAAAAAATCATCTATTAAATCAATAAGTTGGCTATGCGAGATTACTTCCATTTTACCATATTCAGTTAATATAATTTCAAGCTCATTAATAAGTTTAATATTTTTATGATTGGATATATGGAGAATATTTTTCAGATTATTTAATCTGTTAATTTGGATTTCAATTTTATCGAGTGTTAATGCAGTCATAATTTGGCTAGTCCTGTTTAGTATTAGTTTATTTAATGATTATTTAGTAACAAGCTCAACAAGATTAGTTAAATCTTTATTTGTAATATTATCATTATCAATGTCATTTACTAAATTTTCACATAATGATTTAAGTTGTTCAATTTCATCATTAATATTACTAACTTTACGATTTAATTGAATTTTAAGAGTGGTTACTACAATTTTATTACTTTGAGATATTTTAGTCATAATCTTAATTCCTGTTAGTTGTTTAAGTTGTTTCGATATGAAAGAGTGTACTCTTATAATATCAACAAGTTACCAACTTAGTCATATAATAATATAAATACTTAATATCACACCGCACTAGCACAATATGCCATATTTCAGTCAATTTAATAAAATTAATTACACGTTTGACAGTAACCATAAAGCAACCTTAGTTAATATCACTCAAAATATAATTCTTAAAAATAATCAAATACGTGATACAACTTTATATTTTAATTATAATATTCAAGATGGTGAAAAAGCTGAACATATTTCTAATAAATTTTATCGTACACCTGAATACCACTACATAATTTTATTATTAAATGACATCATCAACCCATATTTTGACTGGTGTGTAAGCGGACGAGAGTTAGAAAGTTTTATAAATGATAAATATGGTTCAACCGTAAATGACGTGCATCATTATATAGATTTAGCTGATAATAATAGGCAGATTGATGATTATGATAGTGTGAAAATTGGAGAAATGGCAACTATACCAGCCAATATATCAATAGTTACAAATAGAGACCATGAAATAGCGTTAAATGAAGGTAGAAGGCTGATAAAACTTATCTCAAGTGATTATATTCTTGAGATAGTGGAAGAGTTTGAAGGATTGTTTTAACTTTTAGACTATGAAAAGTGACTTTTAGGTTTAAACTGATTAGATGAATTACAATTAATTCAACACATTGATTGTCGAGTGATTATTTAAAACGATTTATAACTTTTACATTCAATTACACCATTAATAAAATCTCTATACGTTTTAATAATATTATTTAATCGAATTTCTTGTACATCAAAATCAATTTCATTTAAATTATATAAAAATCTTTCACAACTTTTATCACCATTTAATAAAATATCTATTTCATATGCTACCAAAGTATGATAACCTTTTTCATTTCCCATTGAAATCATCGTGAATATTAACAATTCAAGTTGGTCAATAATTGTATGATTAGATGTTTCAACACTTTTAATACATTTTCTTGAGATTTTCATAATATTTATTCCTGTTGGTTAATTCAAGTACCTTATTATAATGATTTTTAAGGTAATGTCCAGATTTATTTAATTATTTTTGAAATTAGATTAAATCTTCGGCAATACTTTCAGCACTATTGTAAACAATTTCATCATCTTCATTGTAATAATAAAAACTATCACAACATTGTTCAGTATCATCAATCCAAATTTCATCATCTAAAATATCATCTTTTGGGTCATCAGTTGGACAATATGTATTAGTGCATAAAAATTCATATGTTACTTCACCGTAACCATTAACACCAATTCTTGCTGATGTTGAATTGTTATCCATTAAATCTAAATAAATTTGAGCAACTTGTAATGCAATTTCAGAGTTTGTTAATGTAGTCATAATATTTAATCCTGTTAGTTAGTTAGGCTTTATTGCTTAACTTGGATACTATTATACTCATTTTTTAATACATGTCAACTAAATTATGAAATTAATTAAAGTTATTTTAATTATCTAATAATATCAACAACTTACAAACAGTCATATAATAATATAAATATTAACAACCATCTCCACACCGTATAATAATATAATCAAATATGGCTACTAATTTTTATTTAAATCATTATGAAAGCAAACCTGAACAAAATTTAATAGAAAGTTTAACTATTGAAGCTATCAAATATTGGGGAATGGATGTATTTTACCTACCTCGCACCAGTTTAGAACGTGATAATATTTTGGGTGAAGACATTAAAACAGTATTTAAAAATTCTCATATGATTGAAGTATATTTTGAAAATGTTGATGGTTTCGAGGGTCAAGGCAACTTTTTATCAACTTTTGGAATGCAAATTAAAGATAATGCAACATTAATTATAAGTAAATCAAGATTTCAACAAGTTGTATATGGTAAAGTAAGACCAATGGAAGGGGATTTAATTTATTTACCATTATCCAATTCAATATTTGAAATTAATTTTGTCGAGCATGAGAACCCATTTTATCAAGTTGGTAAATTATTCACATATAAATTAACGTGTGAATTATATACACATAGTCATGAAGATTTTGAAACTGGTAATGTTAATATAGATGGGATAATGGCGGACTTTGATGATGTTAAAATGGTGAATAGTGCAGATAATATTGATATTCAGAATGAAAGTGATGTAATAGTTAAGGATATTGAAAATCCTAAAGATGAATTTGAGAATATTGCGGATAATGACCCATTTAATGGATTTTAGGCAAAATAAAACCACCTGTTAAAGTGGTTTCATGATGTTTCACTTGGAATAATTAATAATTATAAATTCATTAAACTTTTTAAATCATCATTTGCAACGGCTAATTTCATTGCTTCAAGTTTATCATTTTGTAATTTTACAATTTCTTCTTGTTGATTAATGATTTTATTTACAAGTTGTTGTTCCATATCAGATAATTCAACTTTAGTTGTTACTTCTTCGTCATTATTAAACATTTTATCAAATTCAATCATGAATTCATTAATAATTGAATATAGTGCATCATCCAAAGTATTCCATTTTTCTTCACAATCCATTGTTGGTTTCTGATAATTATCATTAGTAATTTCTTCATTATCATTTTCCCAATCTTCAAAAAATTGTTTATTATCTAATTCAATATTAAACCTTTTCATAATTTTTAACAAGTTAATGCCACTTTCACTATTTGATAATTCACTCATTTCAAAAAGATTAATCATTTCATTATGTAAAGTTAATTCTTCAACATTAGCACCAAAACACCCATTTCCATTGGTATCACAACCATTTGAGTAATATTGATAATGTCCACCCTTATTTACTTGATTTACATAATTTGATAATAAAGTTTCTAAACGAGTTGTTTCAGTTGTAGTTAATGTAGTCATAATATTTATTCCTGTTAGTTAATTAGTTGTTTAAGTTGCTTCGATATAAAAGAGTATACTCCCATTTTCACTATTGTCTAGTTATTTATTCAATTATTTTAAAATAAATTAATTATCTAATAATATCAACAAGTTACCAACTTAGTCATATAATAATATAAATATTAATAACCATCAAATCACTTTATAATAATATAAAACTATGTCAAAACCTGCTCATCGCACCACCGATTTATGCACTGGTCATTCATGTTACCCGCCACGCCGAAGTAAAACAGGTTCACCAGATGTCATAATAAATGATAAATTGGCTCATAGATTAGGTGATAGTTGGAATACTCATTCATGTGGGAGGTATGGTCATAAAGGTGAAACTGTAACCGCATCTATGTATGTTATTATAAATGATAAAGGGTGCGCACGAATTGGGGATGATGTGAGTTGTGGTAGTGTGATAATGACAGGTTCAAATGATGTTATAGTTGATTAATAAAAACCATCATAAAAGGTGGTTTTTTTATTGAAAAATAATTATTAATTATCTAGCTAACATTACATATCTAGCATAATCATAACCTTGTGTATCAATATAAATAGTTTCTCTGTCTGTTGATACTAATGCAAATCCTGTCCAATAATCAATATTATCAGTTTCTTCATTATAACCATCATCAATATATGAAACATTAAACTTTTTACGACTTTTAAGTAAATTATTTACAATTTTATCATATTTTTTAGTTTTAACATTGATAATTTTAATCACTTTAAATTTAGTTTCAATGAATTTCTGCTCACATTCAAACCGAACCTCACCAATTGTACAATTTTTATTTAACCATGGATTTTTAACATTAACAATTTGATTAAGTTGTGGTAAATATGATACACATTCACAATTTTGTAATGCTTCTGTACGGTTAATTCTATATAAATCTTTAGCTTTTTGTTCATCATCTTCCCGCTTCCAAATTTTAAATAAAAATTCATATTCAGTATCTAAAATATTTTGAAGATTAACTTTAACATCAGCTAAAGTTTTAAATGTCTCTAAATATCCCATACCATTCATTAAATATTCTTTAGTATCAGGTTTTAAATTAAAAAATATACACCAACCTCCAAATTGTTTTTGGATATAAACATCGGCGAAATATTTTGTGTCTTGAGTTTCATATTTACAACTGCTTTCATCATATTTAGCTTTAATTCTAGTATAAGTACGTTTCATAATTTTTAATCCTGTTAGGTTGCGGTTAAAAAGTTAACTAATTTGCTTAACTTGGATACTATTATACTCATATTTTAACTATTATCTAGTTATTTATTCAATTATTTTAAAATGAATTTAATTATTCAACAATATCAACAACTTACCCTCATTATCTCAACCTTTGCAAATATAAATTAGTTGTAATATTATCAATTTGATTAAATATTTTATATACTATCTCAATATTATAACCATCGACACCGTCCGCAAATACATCAATTTTTATTAAATTTATTCTATTTATATACTTATTAATAAGAAAATCCAAACTAGATTTAATAGACAATGCTGTTATGGTGGTTGCAGGCTCAAATAATAATGATTTCAATGATTTACTATAATCAATATTAAATTTAAAATCACGATAATCAGACATAATTATATGTTTTAATTGTCTATTTATAGATGTTTCATTGGTTAAAATATTGATATCATTGTTAAGCGGGTGTACATTGAAATTTAAATCCACGTCTGTATATATAATAGAGTTGATATTATTGGGCATATTGCGATAAGAAATAAGGTGATTAGAGGTTATTAATATTTATATTATTATAAATTTGATTGTAAGTTGTTGATATTATTAGATATTTAAATTCATTTAAAATAATTGAATAATTTAGTTGACATGTATTAAAAAATGAGTATAATAGTATCCAAGTTAAGCAGTAACCAATTAATCAACTAACAGGAATAATTATTATGAACATGAATAACTTTGTTAAAATGGCGTTAGAAACTGCAATTGAAATTACAGGTAAAGATGGTAAAGATGAAGAAACACAAAAAATTGCATTTGAATTAGCATGTGTAATGATGGCTGATGAATTAGCAAATAATTAAATAACTATTGACAGTACCTTAAAAATCATTATAATAAGGTACTTGAAACATTAAGTAACAATTAACTAACTAACAGGAATTAATAAAATGGCTACACAAATCAAAGGTTTAATCGGTGGTACTCGTGCAACTAACTTTTTCAAAATTGACCCAGAATTAATTATTATTCAAGAAGGGTTTAATCCTCGCGATAGTTCTAACATTGACCCACTTGAATTATATGAAAGTATTAAAGAAAATGGTGTAGTATCTCCACTTATCATCAAATTAGATAAAGACGGTAATGTACTTTTAGTTGACGGTGAACGTAGATTAACTACGGTTTTAAAATTGATTGAAGATGGTGTAGACATTCAATCTGTGCCATGTTTAAAAATTAACAAATCTCAAGATAACGAAGTTGATTTGTTAATGATGGCAATGATTGCAAACGATAGCAAACAATTAACACCATTAGAATTTAGTGAGACCTTCGCTAGATTGTTAAAATATGGGTTAAAACCTGCTGAAATTGCTAAAAAAGTAGGTAAAAGTCGGGGATGGGTTGATAATATGATTATCTTAAATAACCTTAATCCATCTTTGAAACAAGAATTAAGAAATGGTGTAATTACGTTAAATATTGCGTTGGATATTGTACGTGAAAATCAAGGTGATTATGAAGCCCAAAATGAAGATTTTAAAATCATTACTGAAAATGCTGAAATTATTACTGAAACTGTAATAAATGAAGATAATGAACCAGTTGAAAAAGTTGTTAAAACTAAATTATATTCAAAAGGGTCAATGAAGCCTGTTAAATTGGGTGTTGCTAAAGAAATTCTTAAGGCAGTTGCATTCAATGATGAAGAATTAGAAGATTTAGCCAATCTTAAACAACTTATTGATAAATATACAACCGATGATAAAAGTATTTCGAATGTTGAAATGAAAGCATTTGCACTTGGAATGATGGCGGCTAAAGGTAAATATATGGTTTAAAAAAAGATTGAAAGAATTGTACACTTTGATAATAATGTTAAAGTGTAATTATGATGTGTTAATTTAAAAATATAGGAATAAATTATGAAACCTCAATACGTTAATATCATATTAACATTTGCAATTTTACCATTTTTATTAATTATGGCAAAAGTATATAATATAATTGAAGCTGAACGATTGGCTATTGCATTATTAATAGCATTCTCAATATCATTTATTGTTTTGGTATACAGTAAACATTTTAAAAATTATGAATATCAATCTAATAATTATAAATTAATTTATTTTGGGTTAATATGTATTATTTTGTTAATGTGGGGATGGTATTTTACGTTTACATTATTAACATTTTCAATACTTTCGGCGTATGGCGATAAATTAAATAAATCAATCAAATAATATTAAACTATATAAACACTTTGATAATAATATTGAAGTGTTCCATCAAATTTAAAAATATAGGAATAAATTATGAAAGTCCCACAAGGTAACATTAAAGTATTATGTACTAATCAAAAAGGTAAATTTATTATTGCCAAAAATACAAACAGTAAAGAATTTAGAATAGTTTGCCCTAGTGAAACTACTGCTTGGAAATTGCTACAAGAATATGTTTATATTAACTTACAATCTCAAACGTTATTATTCCGTGGTAATGTTTATCAAGTTAAAATTAAAATGGTGTAATAAAAATGAATATATTTGAGCAGTTTTATATTGATACCAATAAACCAGTTTACCATCATGAAAATAAAAAATATTATGATGTTAATAATACACTTTATGAATTTGATGATATTGAATGCACGTTAACAGAAATTTTAATGGTTCAACAAATTCATAATATTGACGTATTGGAATTTATTATTGAAAATGAATATATTATTAGTGGTATTTATTATGGGGAATATGGTGTACTTATTCATAATCCTGATGCACATGAAATTTTATTATATATTAGAAATTATCGTAATAAAGTTGAAGCGACTGTCAAATCATATAAAGAATTAAATTATGAAATTAATCCACTTAAAAAATATCAAAACTTTTGGAACTTGCGGAGAATTACCTAACAATGAAAATATTATTTAAACAATCATTAATTTACACCACAATAACCATTTTACTATTTAGTTCACATTTTTATAATATTATAGAAGTTGAACGGTTGGCAATGGTTATAATTTGGATATATTCGTTGACTTTTATGGATGATGATATAGACGATATCCCATATTTCACATTAGTATATTTTTATTTATTATTAATCCCATTGGCAATGTTTGGGTGGTGGTTTACATTAACATTATTATTAATTTCATTGGCAATCAATTCAGATATTGAGGCGTTTACAAATGATTAAACTAACCCACAATCAAAATTATTTATTATACATTGGAAGAATACCTAATCATTGCAATTATGATGCCATCCGTGAATTATTTAAAGACCAACACGATGGTACAAGATTTACGGTTGAGTACTGTAAGCAAAATAAAATTAAGATTTTAGACTGTCGCATTCCTATTAAATGTAAACCAATTAAAGAAGGTAATAAAATATGAAACCAACAGAACAATCATTATTAGTAACAGTAAATATAATGTTAAAATGTGGTACAATTGCCACTTTTGGAACGTTTAAAAGTTTAACTTATGATAAGCAACAATATAAAGATTTTATCAAAAAGTATCCAATTAGCTGGTTATCATTTAAATGAGCAGTCAATCAAAATTAGAAAGCCTTGTCGAAATTTCAATTAATATTTTCAGTGGGTTTATATTATCATTATTGATATGGATATATATTATCACACCGTATTATGATATTAATGTTACCATGCATGAAAATTTATCAATTACTGGTATATTCACCATAGCGGCAGTCATTCGTGGCTACTTTTGGCGAAGGTTTTTTAACAATAAACTACATAAAATTATTATTAAATGGTTAAAATAATATGAATATAATTGATATAGAACGTGCTATTGATAATGCTAAATATGAAATTATCCAAACGTGGCAACTTAAAATTACTATAACTAAAGATTTAGATTTTATTTTTAAAGTGGCGCAAGGTAATGAAAATAGATATCATTTTAACGAGATTATAAAAAGTATATTAAATGATAAAAAAGTAATAAACTGTGATGATACATTACATGGCACATTATATCCAACAAGTTCAATGGTATCATTATTTACTCGAAAGGGTGGAATTAAATATTATGTTACAACGGTTAAAATAATATGAAATTATCAGAATTTAATAAAAGTAATGAAGATGCAAATCATCCATGTTATTTATGTAGAAATAGAATTATACATGATAATAAATATTGTAATTTTCATCCTAAATACGAACCTCATTGTATAATGTTGGTGTCACCATTTGAATTTTTAAATATGAATAAACTTTGTGATGCTATATCCTCTTCTTAATACCTAATTCATATTCAGTCATTATCTTAAAATTTATGCCATGTTTAGTACAATATTCATTGGCATATTTCCATTTATCAGTATTCTTACGATAAGTCAATAATTCTTTTAATAATATTACTTTACGTTTACCTTTTTTTGGAACTGGTTCAATAGTTTCATGATATGGCTTAACTTCGATTAAATCTACTACAATTTCATCACTTTTATTACGATATTTTACTATAAAATCAGGGAAATAACGTCTAACCTTTTTATCAACAGATGAATAATATCTTATTACTATGGTTTCACTACCCCACTCTAGGATATTTGGGTCTATGTCAAATCGTACCATCAATTTCAATTCCCATGATGATCTATAGATTATATTTTTAACATTGCCTTTATATTTATCAGGATTTGAAGGTGTAAATCGACCTTTTTTAGCTTTATTCATAATAATATTTATAATTATTTAATGGTTTAAATTTAATAATGATTTTAAAGTGGATAAGTTATTGAATACTATTTATTACTATGAAAAGATAAAACCTGCGTGTGATAATTCAAAGGCATTACTATATATTAATATAAATTTAGTACTGGATTAATATTGGGAATGGTTTTAAATTGGTTAATGTGTTAATAATATTTATTAAAATTATAATGTAATCCAGTTGAACAATATTTATTACTATGGACGCTTCGCTTAGGTGTGCAAAATTCAAGGCATTATGATAAATTATTAGTTGATTAATATTAAGCCATTTAAGCCAGTTGAATTATAATATCTACTACTTACTATTACTTTATGATTATGATTAAATTTAGCAATGGTTTTATAGTTGTTTGATATGGTAAAAGTTAGGTCATTATATTACATTGTAAGAATTGTATAATATTTATCAAAATTAATTAATATTAATAGAAGTAAGTCAAGTGGAAAATGTAATCAATATTATTCTTTCGAATTATCACACCAAAGCGAAGCGTCTAAAGTAATAAATTAGTAATATGACCATTAAAGGGTCATTAATATTAAAATGGGTCATTGTCTCTAGCTGTTGATGTTATTAGTGTTTACTATACATAATGACCTAATGACCATATAAATTAATAAATATAATAATAATATAGTAGTAGTAAAACATATAACGTAAGTTGAATGGATATTATAGTCATTGGGTCATAATAACATATAAGTAGTTGATTTATATCATGTTTATATGATGACCCATTATTAATTTACTAACTATATTAAATTGAAAGGGTCACTAAATAATTTATATTGAAGATATTTATAATTTATTAAAGGTAATAATCATATTTATTATAAATACTGTTATAATAGAGTTTCATAATAAAACGATAGGTGATAAAAATGGCTTTAGATGTTAATAAATTAGTAAAAAATATAAAAGGTGCAGGAGCTTATAAAGATGTTGATATGGTGGAGATTATGGAGTTAAAGAAACAAGGTTACACATATTCAAGTATGGCAGAGCAATTAGGTATCACAAAAGTTACACTTTCTAGGAAAGTTGCAGAATATAAAAAAGAATTATTAAAACGTAAAGGAAATTAAAACATGATAAACCAATCAAATATGATAGATAAATCAGCATTAGAAATTTTTGAAATATTTTTAGATGATAATTCACATAAAGCAGGTTATGAAAAATTCATTCATCCTGATGGAAATTATATTCCAATATCTGAAATACACGCAGAATTTGACGCATGGTGTTCCAAACTTGGAGTGTCTGCTAAAGTTTATACCAATAGAAAATTTAAACATACAATGGTGTTATACTACGTGAAATGGCTAAAGGATTATAAATTATATTTAAGTGAAAAATTATCAAAATGTCCAATCTCAAACAATCAAACAGAGTGGAAAAAACTCCAAAAATTGACAGAATTTACAGATAATGACATCATCATTTATAAGGCGTTAATATGGAAAATTAAAACCCAACTTATAACAAATAAACAAATCAAGATACAATTTCCAATGCCAGTATTATTCAGTACTAAACAAGGCTTGGGTAAATCATATTTTAATAAATTATTATGTGAACCATTAGGCGAACTTTCAATTGAACGTGATATTTCAGTTTTAAACGATGAAAATAATTCTAAATTATTTAAAGATATGTTACTTATCAACTTTGATGAAATGGCTAGTCAAACTAAGGAAAGCTTAACAAACCTTAAGAGTATTTTAACTAAAGATGATATCCAATTTAGAGAAATTTATACAGCTAATCAGATTACAGTAAAAAAGATGTTTTGTAGTGTAGGTTCATCTAATAAATCATTACATGAAATTTTAAATGATACGACAGGCTCGCGTAGATTATGGCAAGTTAGTTTAATTAAATCAATATATAAGACTATTCATAGTATTGATTTTCTTGAACTGTATCGAGAAGTTGATCACAATAAACCATGTGAACTAATGAATGATGAATGTTATACTAAAATAATGGATATTCAACAATCAACCCAGCGTAAAAAGGATATTGTTGAATATTGGATTGAAGCTTGGAATTGTAATATTAATTATGGTGATATGATAGAAGTTGATATTCCATTAAATAATAGTACATATACTTCTATGTATTTATATAAACATTTTGAAAATTGGTGTATAATTAACAATGAAAAAGTATTATCACATAATAAATTTGGTAGAAGTGTTAAAAATTATTTATCAACTGTTTTTATTAAGCACCGTACAAGTAAATTTAAAGGTTACAAATTTATCACACCACAATAAACAGGCACATTAACATGAACCAAAATCAATTAAAAATAATAGAAATTTCTTCATTTACATCATCTTTATATTGTTCTCAAGTATTATTTATGAATTTTATTAGTAGCAACTTTACCGACTATTTAATATTATTTTTAGCCATTGTACTTACAATTTTAACCATATTAAATTTAAAATTAAGAAATGATATCAAGAAATTAGATATGGAATTAGGAGGGTTAGATTTACAACTTAATAATTATGCAAAAAAGTTGTAGTAATTGTCAATGGTGGCAAAAAGTAAGACAAATTAAAGGTATTTGCAATCGTTATGATTATGGTTGGGTTAATTCTGATTATAATTGTAACGGGTGGCAAAGAATTAAAACTTATAAAAAGGTAAATTATGATAAAAAATTTAAAAATTATGATTAGTGCAAATAGATTTAAAGGTGATTATAATGATACAATTATTTATGAATGCACCAAACCTAAACATATTCATAAATTAATTAATTTTTTTGGAGTTGAAAAAAGTTACGATGATATTGGATATTTTGACGATAATATACCATTATTAGATGATAAAGGTGATATTATAATTGATGAGCAAACCCTTAGACATTTAAAAACAGTTGAATTATTATTAAACGATGTGGAAGGTAATTATAATGCAACATATAGTTTGATTGTATTACTCAAATATTGATATATAAAAAAGGTAAATCATGATGAAAATTAAAAAACAATGTAAAAATTGCTCTCATTGGGTTGAAAAATGTGAAATTGGATTATGTTTAAAGTATCCATACAAATGGACAGATTATAACCATAGTTGTATAAATTATAAACAAGTTAATAGAGGTAATATGTAATGAGCATTCATAAATGTATCCAGTGTAATACCATAAAAGAATGTTATTCAAGCCTTAATAAAATTAACGATATAGTTGATTGTTGGATTTATATATGTAAAGATTGTCGAGATGATAATATTAAATCAAATATTGAAAATTTTAATGATGACACAAGTTACACAAATGAAATAATATGCCCTCATTGCGGCTACGTTGAAGATGTTAGCTGGGAATATGCTGATAATAATGATAGAATCAATTGTCCTGAATGTGATAACAACTTTAATTATAATCGTAATATTGAAGTAACATATTCAACTAATAAATAAGGTAAATACAATGATGAAAAATGGTAAACTGTCTGCCGAAGAATGTACAATGAAATTAAAAGATAACGATATTAACAATAATTTTTCATATTCAAACTGGTTTATATATAGTAATGACGAATTTAATTATGCTTTTTATCGTAATTATGGTTATATTAAAGCATGGGTTACACCTAAATCATTATTATTAAAATATTATAACACTTTTAAAGCTAAATGTTTACATGATAATAATTTCCCCGTTTACATAATGAATGAACAAGCTAACCAATATGAACTAAAACTAAAATGAAAAGGTAAATAAAATGAAAAATATTCAATATTATTATATTAAAATTGAAGTTTATTCTGATGGTAAAGCATTAGTAACCTACAATAATCAAAAAAAATTAGATTATTGTTATAATAAATTAACGTTAGAAAAATGTATTGAAGATAAAGGAAGATTTTCAGATGAAGAAATAGGATATAATTCATTCATTAAAAATAGGTATAAATTATATACACTAAGATTGAATGTAATAGAACGTGAAAATTATGTAGAATTTGATATCAATCTCAATGATAGTCCAGTTGATATTTATTTTAATATTTGTGAAAATTTAAGTCATATTAAAATTGAAAATACTATTAAAAATATGAAGAAAACTAAAATTGAGGCGGAAGAACATTATATGAGATTAGTTGATAATACAACTTTAGAATTAAAAACGTTTATATCATCAAATGAAGATTTTAATAATGCATTTTATAAATATTATGGATATATTAAATCGAAATTCACACCTAATTTCATATTATTAAAATTTTATAACCGATTTAAATATAATGCTTGCTATGTACCTTCAAATATTCGTATAATGGAACAACAATATTACAAATATAAGTTAAATGATTTACTCAAATAATAGCGAGAATAATTAAAATGACTAAATTGTTAATAAATACTTACACTTTTAGTGTTGTTGTTTATATCAACAATATAACTAAAATAATGTAACTTGACAATGGAAGTAACATATTCAACTAATAAATAAGGTAAATATTATGAATAAATTTTCAGAACTACCAAATTTTAAATGTCTTTATTGCGACACAAAAATATATATTAATAATACTCAACTTAAAAAATATTCTGTAACTTGTCCCACATGTCATACTGAAATAATAGCAACGTTAACTATATCTAAAAATTGTGCAACTGGTAAAGATTATTATATCTTCACCAAAATTAAATTATATAATAAACATTTAAAAGTTTTTATTGAATAGATTAAACATTAACCCACTTTTCAAACGTAAAAGTAACTGTACTAATAATAACCTCATTTAACATGGAATATCCCATATTTATCTGGGGGGCATCAAGTGGATAAGCATTAATTAATTTTATAGCATAATCCACACTCCCATCTAATTTATCAAGATGTTCAATTGTAATATCCTTAACATAATCATCGTAGAATTTAATTAAACCTGTATTATTATCAATAACATCATTAAGCCAGTTATCAAAGAATAACTTTTGTGGCAAACCTTTCGTATTAATAAATGAAAATGTAACATCTTGAAATACATTACTAATTGGTAATTTAAATTTATTATTATAATGTTGATTATTAGACGTTAAAAAATTTCTACTTGGTAATGATGAAGTGTTGCACATCATAGTTAAACTTTCATCGCCATTTGGAAATATAATATTATATCTTGATGGACTTGCTAACCCTTCACTAATGTTGGCTATAAATTTATCAATATTCATGAATTTTTAACCATTGCTCGACTATCCTTCCACACTTCACGTTTATCAGCTTTCTTAAATTGTTCAACGGGTAAAAATACGACAATTTCCCATTCATCAAAATCAACTTGAACAAAATTAGACCTAACGTGAGACCATAAATACCTTTTAATAGTAGGTTGATATGGAGTACCCTTTAAACTTTGTAATAATTGATAGCTTATTTTAATATAATCTTCATTTTTACCACGGTCAATAGTTTTAGATTTTAACTTTAATAATTCATCAAGTAATTTAGCTCTTAATAAGTTAGGCAAATAATGAAAATTTAACCCTAAAAAACCATTATCAGTATATCCAATTGGAATAACTAGAGGGAAAGTGTCGTAATATTTCAATACTTTTTTCCACTTTGGGTCATAAATATAAAAATACATAAATCCTATTCTTGGTAATGAATGAAATGTAAATTTATCACGACTTGATTTATCTGCTCCACCTTTTTTAATTATACTAAAAAACCATGAATTGCCTTTCTTTTTACCTTTAATTTTATCGGTGAACCACGATTTAGCATTTTTTATCTTCGCACGAATGCCATTATTGGTTAAACTTTTTAACTTATCTGATAGTGATTTAGTTTTCTTCATGTTTTTAATAGTATTTATATTAATAAATCTGATATAATTAATTTTTAATAATTATAATTAAATAGGTAAAATAATGAAAAATGTACAAGAAATGACAATTGATGAATGGTTAAATAAATTAGGATATTATTCTAATAAATATGGAAAAACTACTGATAAAAGGTGTTATGCTGACTACTTTAGAAAACATAATATAGATAAAAACTGTATCACAACATGGAAACGTGAACAATATTCAGTTATTGGCAATGATGAAAATGGTTGGAAATTGGTTACATGCAGACGAGTATTGAATATATGATAAATAAATTAAAAAATATATTAGGTTTACCGAATAAAGATATTATTAAAATTGTTGAACATCAATCTAGTGCAAGTATTAATACAGTTTATAATATTTTAAATAATGTCTTTGATTTTAGTCCAGCATCATTAAGTAAAACATATTTAATAAATGGTAATACTTTATTTGAATTATTAATTAGAGATAACCTTAATTTCTTATTGATTACTCATCATTCAATTATATTAAATAGATTAATGAATGATAAAGCTAGTACGATAAATTTACATTATATAAATTAACACGACATTTCCTTAATATTATAAATAATAACGACAATAAACTTATAATTTTAAGGAAATAAAAATGAATATATCTACAGCAGAAATTAATCAATATAGAACATGGTTAACTGACTATTTAGCAACCCACAAACTTGAAGATAGTGCAACAGTAAAAACATCATTAGGTAATTATTATTTTTCTAACCAAGATGCTAGAATTAAAAATTTATTAATTGAATTACAATCTAATATACCATTTCAATCGGCTCAAGGTGGAATAATTGATGTGGTTACTATTACAAACGGTGGCACAGGTTATTCTATTGGTGATAAAATTGTAATTACATCATTAACAGGTGAAAATGGTGGAATTGTTGTTGATGGTGTAACTTTAGGTGTTATTACATCTGTAAAAGTAGTGAATAATGGTACAGGTTACGAAGATATTACGTTAGATGCTACAAATATTGGCAATGGTGATGCGGTATTAACTGCTACATTTACTGCAACTACTGCAAAATCTCAAGTATCGGTAGTACAAGGTATTATTGATACATTATAAAAATAATTAAAGGTTATATAAATATGAATACAATAAAAGAAGATTTACTTAAATTTTTAAAAAGAATGGAACGAGATAACCCAAGAAATAAATTTAAAGTTACTGATGGTGTAAATTATTATAAAATAGAAAATGATAATCAAACATGGGGATTTATGGATAAAAAAGGTTATATATGGGCTTCGTTGAGTGCAAATAACCCAAACCCTAATTATTCTCGTGGATATGTTGATGATTTAATGTGGAATTATAAAAAATATTCTAAAAAATGGGAATTGGCGGTAGAATAATATGATAAATACAGATAAAAGTTCAACCTACAAATTTAGACCAGCTTTAGACAGTGAATGGAAAGAACGACAACACAATCGCAACTTAAATCCATTTTATACTCCTAATAAACGTAACGATAATAATAAATATAATAATACACAAAAAGATTATATTGAACAATATCCTTACATGTAATAATTGGTATAAATATGAATTTTTCAAAAGCTTTACAAGAATTAAAAAATGGTAATAAAGTTAGTCGCACAATATGAAAATTTTAAAATACGTAGAAACTTCATTTAGAGGTAAACCAAGTTTCATCATTAAAATGAATGGAATTAAATATTTATCAAATGGTTGTGTATTTGTTGAATATAATAATAAAAATGTTAAGAAGTTAATTAATAAATATGATTGTAGAAGTTTTATTGATGAATTAATGCAAAGTAAATCTATTAAATTTAAAAATTTAACAAATGGTCGTTATATGTTCTATGGTTGTACATTACCGGACAATTTTAACCCTAATTTAGAAAAGTTAACATGTGGTTATTCGATGTTTGAAGGTTGCACATTACCTGACAATTTTAATCCTAATTTAGAAAATTTAACAGATGGTCGTTATATGTTCTATGGTTGTACATTATCTGATAAATTTAACCCTAATTTAGAAAAGTTAACAAAAGGTCTTTTCATGTTTGAATGTTGTACACGTTATTAATTTATAATAATATAATTTTAATCAACCACTATTTAACTTTTAATAGTGGTTTTTTATTGCCACAAATTTATTATAATGATAATATACATATTCACTAATTAAAGGTAATAACATAATAATATGAACAATTTATATAATGGTTTAATGAAATTACAACATGATAATCCAGCATTTTATTACTCTGACCAAAATTACAACGATAAAACATTAATTCGAACATTTAATTATAGACTAGCAACTTGGACAGATTTTCAACTTCCTTATGCGTTGGATAGTCGCGGAACTTCATTCATTTTAAGAGATAATCAAAAACCTAAATTATTTTGCCGAGGGTATCAAAAGTTTTTTAATTTGGGTGAAGGTATTCCAAAAGACGAATTTATTAAAAATAATAGAATAGTTTCAGTATTTGAAAAAGTTGACGGGAGTTTAATATCAGTTGGTATGATTGACGATAACTTAAAATTATTAGCTAAATCTAAATCAACAATTCATTCAGACCATGCTATAACTGCACAATCAATTATTGATAATAATGTAGAATTACAACGATTTATTGCTAATAAGATTACTCGGGGATACACTCCACATTTTGAATTAGTTGGTAAAGATTTTAGAATAGTTTTGAATTATAAAGAAACTGAATTAATTTATTTAGGGTGCGTAAATAATCTTACAGGTGAATTAGTAGAATTACCACCAATCAGAGGTTCATTTAAATATAATAGTTTTAAAATGGTTAAAGATTATTTATATACATGGAAAGATTTATTAGATATTCAAGCCAATCATCCAGCTAATATTGAGGGATTTGTAGTTAAAGTTGATGACGGTTCATTAGTTAAGGTAAAATTAAATAGTTATTGTCATATTCATCATTTAAAAGATAATATTTATAATTCTAAAAATTTAGTTGCATTAATATTAGACAGAAAACTTGACGACCTCTATGATATTTTTAGTGATAATAATGAAGCATTGGCGCACATTAAAAACTGTGAAAAATTGATATCCAATCATTATAATAATTTAATCATAGAAATTAATAAATTAGCAAGTTCTTATATTGATGATTATAATTCAAATCGGAAAGAGTTTGCAATTAAGAACCACACCAATACAATATTTCATATAGTAATGAAAATAATTCATGTTAGAGATGATATACTTATTGAAAGTATGTTAACTGATTACATTAAAAAACAATGTTCAACTAAAGATAAAGCGGATTTATATTTAAGAAAAATGATAGAATTATGAAAATAATTATAGTAAATGTATTGAAATCTAAATCAACTCATTATTGTGGCAGACCCTCATATTATAAATTAAAATATGGTGAAAATTGTTCAACGTTAGGTAATCCTTTTTTAATAACAAAATATGAAAATAGAGATAATGTTTGCGATAAATATGATGAATATTTCAACAATAATATATCTAATAATGGTAATATGATTAATACGTTAAATAATATGGTTAAATATTTGGAAATTGGTAATGATATAAAATTAGGTTGTTTTTGCACCCCAAAACGTTGTCATTGTAGTACAATTAAAACATATTTAGAAAGTAAAAATATTACTAAATATAACACATTTTTTTAACATTAAAAAAGGTAAAATATTATGAATGACAGACGTAAAACATATTCTGAATTACTGAATGAAAACGACCAATTAAATTTTAAAGTTTTAAACCTTGAAATTGTTATCAATGGTGTTGAACTTTATATATCTACATTACGGGAAAGCTCATTGACAAGAGTTAATATTACTAATAAAACTTTAATCAAGCATCAAGAATATTTAATTAAAGTTTTATTCAAATAATATCCAAATTTAAAGATTATTACGATTATTCTGTATGTAATAATTATTGCTGAGATGATTGACATATTTATAAACGATTTACAACTATTGCAGAATTACCAACTGATAAAGTTAGATTATTAAAGCATAGTAAATTTAATGATTATAAAAGTATTACAGAATTTATTAATATCAATAATAGAATGGTTGAACGGGTGACCGAATATCATTATGATTTATATATTGGTTTTTGTGGTGAAATATATCATTGTTATGTGGTAAAAATGCCTCGTAATTATACACAATGGTCTAAATATTTAGATTATCATCATTATGATTTTTATTATAATGTAAATGATTTTATTGATGGTAATATTAAAACTAAAGATAAAAATATTATTAAATTATTTAAACGTGATGAAAATTTAAAAATTAAGCATATGTTAAATATTATCAAGAAATTTAACTTATTTGCCAAATATAAGACACCAGTGTTTATGATGTATACCCATAATTATGATAAAGAATATAATGTAATTATCAATCCAAAACTTGAAGATGTACAATTTCATAAATTATTTAATGGTATGCAAACGTATCAAGAAATTGAAATGTATATTGGTTCTATGATGCTTCAACGTGAAATGAATGGTAATATTACTGATGATAAAATATTAGCATTAAATCATGGTTTTGATAAATGGTCATTTCGTAAACGTCCTAAAAATTTAACAAAAGGTAATTAAAAATGAATAAAACATTCGAATTAAGAGATATTTTAACGGTAACAACTGGTAGATTATTAACAAAATCTAAATCAGATAAAGATAATGGGATTAGTTCGTTATATATAATATTGGATTATTTAACAGGTGTATCAAATTTTACACACCAATTAGGTCAAGCCTCAACTAAAGTTAAACCAACTTTATTATCATTACACCCCGAATTAGGTAATGTGAATTTAGATTACCTAGATGAGTTATTACAAGATGATGATAAAGGATTAGCAATTTTAACATGGTTGGATTATTGTATTTCTGATTGTAAAATGAAAGCTGAATATATATTGTCACCATTAAACATCAGTAAGATAAGATAAAATGAATAATCACAATCAACAATTTAAATATGATGGTACTATGACTAAAGATAAAATTATTCATCATATTATTAAAGATTTAAACGGTGCTAAATATATTTATGAAAATTCAATTATTGGATTATTTGAATATTATAATGTAAGTGGATTATTTTATGAAAAGGTTAAACCTGATTTATATAAAATGATTAAACAAGTTTATAATTATTAATTATATCCAACAGTAGGGTCATTATAAAATCCTACTGGTGGTAAATCATCTTCAATATTATTACTTTTAATCAACTCAGCCCGTGTATTATTATTATACATATCTTTAAAGTATTCCTCATTAGTCAACCATCCAAAACTTACCAACGTCATTACAATATCATCATTTTTACCTTTTTCGGCACTATAGCTATCTTTATTATTAATTGAAAATGTTTGCAGCTCTGAAATTGTATTTTCATCTTTAATAATAAGTATTTCATTTTCTATTAATATTTTAAGATTTGCACACCCAACCTTTTTACTACTTTTAGTCATTTTTAATCCATATTGAATATTTGAACAAAAACCACTACTAATTTTAACTTTACCGCCTTTGGAAACAGTAATAATCATGTTTTCATATTCATAATCATAGTATAAACTTCGTGCAACTTCTGCACCAATTGTATTAGTTTCAATAATGGTTAATGCCTCGTTATATTCTAATGCAAAATTATTAACAACTTGAGATAATAAAATAGGGGAGATTAGATTATTTCGATATAATGCAACTTGAGTATAAGGTGATGATGTAATATCCATAATATTAATAACACTATAATCTAATCCTACACCTTCTGATACGTCAACACATGCTACATAATTATGACCAGCAATAGGTTTTTCATATATAGTATAATTATCATTTAATAATAACGGTTGAATATGAGTTAAGTTTTCAATTTTTGAACCTTCTATTAATGTGTTACTACTGCCGAAAAATTCATTACCATATTCACGTCTAAATTTAAGTAATCCAATATTTTTAATGGTTTCAGCTTTCCAATCATCATCATAACCTTCATTCTCCCAATAATCGACACGAATAGGATTAAATGTGTTATTACCTTGAGTTGCCTCTGTCCACAATTTATAAAATAATTCCATACCATTTGGAGTAGATGAAATTATAAGCTTGGATGTTTTACCACTTGAAATCACTGGATATGTAGATGAGTAAAATTCACTAGCATTATCAACCTTAGAAAATTCATCTAAATATAATAAATTATATGCATTACCAACTGCACTATCAGATGATGTTGCAGATGATAATATTCTTGAACCATTGCCAAATTCTACATCAGTTTTATTCCATATTTCAACCCCACATTGTAAAAAATGAGGTAAACTTTCATACATTAACTTGATGCCACGTAAGATTTTTTTAGAAACATCTCCTTTATTAGCTAATATTCCTATATATTTATCACTATTAAATATAGCATAATGTAAAATATAGGTCATTGTTGTGGTAGTTTTACCCGTTTGCCGAGATGCTAATAATATATTAAATCTATTAGCATTATATTTATTAATAATACGTTCTTGATATTTCCTCATTACAAACTTTTGAACGCCTTGGTCTAAAGTATGAATTTTGCAATAAGTTTTAGCAAAGTATATAATATCATTAGAGCATTTAATATACTCTGAAATTTGTTTTTTGGTAAGTTTAACCGTTACCCCAGCTTTTTTGAGGTGTGGATTACCATTATAAAATGTATTATTTTTTATAGCCATAATTATTAATCTTTTAATCTTTCATAATATTCATGACAATTTAATATGAATGGTTTTAATATTGGTAAATTGTTAATATCACCTTTAAACTCTGTTGATAATGTAATATGAGGATTATAAGCTGGGTATGGATGAGTAAAATTATACTTAGTTTTCAAGTAGTTATGACGTTTTTGTAATGTAACACTTTCAAAACTAATAACAAGAGTATTCTCACCAAATATCTCATAATTAGGGTTATTAATTTTAATACCTTTATTATAGTAATCTAATTCTATAACATGATTTATATGATGGTTTACATTGAAAAAGGTTGAACTTTCATCATAAATAATTGTAGTGTGGATATCATTAATATTTGATAAATTTTCTATATTTTTATAAGGTGATAAGTCAAAATTAGTATATTTAACGGCACAGTAAAATCCTAAAGGTGTATAATTCATGGCTCTCGTGTTGAATAACATTTAAAAAGTAGTATTAATATTTATAATAAGAGGCTTAAGATATTGAAACAGTACTTAAATATAACCCAAATTAAGAATAAAATTTATCATAAATATATTGATGAAAATGCTCAAAGGCAGGTAGAATTTACAGATATTAAACCTGAATTATTCGTTAAAACCAATAGTGATTATGAAACAGATTATAAAAGTTTTAATGGTGGATATCTTGATAAAGTTGATTTTAATTCTATTAAACATGCTCAATCATTTGTATATGAATATAAAGACCATATAGGATTTGATATTTACGGCAATCGTAACTACTGGGCGCAATTTATACATGAATACTACCCTGATATTATTAATTATAATAAATCATTATTAAATGTAGTTTCATTAGATATTGAAAATTTGATAGGAGATGGTCGAACGTCACCAACAGAAAGTGCAATGTTAGCTAAAAATGAAATCACAGTAATTACACTTGGATATAATGGTAAATATTTCACTTTTACAACTAAACCATTTGAAAACAATGATAAAAATGTAATCCATACTCAAGCAAAATCGGAACAAGAATTATTATATAACTTTTTAATGAAATGGCGTGAAATTGACCCCGATATTATTACAGGGTGGTTTATAGACCAATATGATATACCATATATTGTAAATAGAATTAGAAACTTGTTAGGTGATAAATATGTTAAATGGTTAAGTCCAAGCGGTAAACAATTTGTGGGGGATGATAGTGTAAAATACAATGATTATATTCATGATAATAAACATTATGATATATTAGGTATTACAACTTTAGACTACCTTGCAATGTACAAGAAATTTACATTCACTAAACGTGAAAAATATTCATTAGATTTTATATCTCATATTGAATTGGGTAAAAATAAGCTAGATTATTCGGAGTATAGTAATTTAGATGATATGTATAATAATAATCCACAAAAATACTTTGATTATAATATTATAGATGTAAAATTAATTGATGAGCTTGATGAAAAGTTAAACCTTATCGAATTATGCTTAAACCTTAGCTATAAAAGTAAGATTAACTTTGATAAAGTATTTTCACAGGTTCAAATGTGGGATAGTTATATTTATCATGAATTAATGAAAGATAATATTATTATACCACCAAAGCAAGACCATAATAAATCAGAAAAATATGAAGGTGCGGCAGTAATTGAACCTAAAATTGGTTTGCATAATTGGGTAGTATCATACGACCTTGATGGACTTTATCCACATTTAATGATGCAATATAATATTTCACCTGAAACAATCAGAAAAATATTGGATGGTGTAACAGTTGATAAATTGTTAAATAAATCTATAAATGTTAATGAATTATTAGAAGGTGATGACGATTTAACATTATGTGCCAATGGTGTGACATTTAGTAAAACTGGTGGAATTATTCCTAAATTAATGAGGGATATTTATAAAGAACGGAAAGAAGTTAAGCAACAAATGTTGAAATATGAACAAATGTTAACAAATGATAAGAATAACAAAGAGTTACAGAATTTATATAGTAAATGTAAGGTTACTCAAATGGGATTAAAAGTATTTTTAAATTCATGTTATGGGATGCTAGGTAATCAATATTCAAGGTATTATAATATTAATATTGCCGAAGCTATCACTTTAAGTGGACAATTATCATTAATGTGGATTAAAAATGATATGAATACACAATTAAATAAAGAATTTAAAAATGTTGATGCTGATTATATTATTGCGGGTGATAGTGTAGGTTATGAAAGTGAAGTTCATATTAGAAAACTTTTAAATAATGGTAATTATGATTATAAATCTATTAAAATTAATGAATTATTTAATATGGTTGATATTGATAATAAATATTTAAATGATGATAAAGGTAAGCAAAGAATATTCAATATGCAAGGTTGGGAGACTTTAACTTACGATGAAACAATTCATGAAAATTGCTATAAACCTATTAAATATATTTATCGTCATAAAGTAGATAAGCCAATTTGGAAAGTAAATATTAATAATTGCGAACATATTATTGTTACGGATGACCATAGTTTAATGGGATATGTCAATACTAAAAATAGATTAAATCATAAGTCTTCAATATTTAAGCGTGTTAAAGTTAAAGAATTAAACAAGACATCCTTAATTCAAAATAAACATTTGAAAATTCCATTATTAGAGTATGATAATATTGATAGTGATGAAGTGTTGAAATATCAATTCTTAGGTTACATGTTGGCTGATGGTAATTATAATCATAAAATGTGTGAATTGAGTGTTGGAATTCAAGATGTTAATGAAATTGAAATTAAATTATTTAAACCATTATTAAAAGCTAACTTAATTACACGATATACAATCAGAGAAAATCGCCACGATGTTAGGATATATGGTGTAAATATGTTTAATTTTTGTGGTGATATTTGCAATAGAACTGGAAAGTTAGAAACTTTGACAAATATTGAAAATTTAGAAGAATATAAAATTAAAGCTTTTTTAAGCGGGTATTTCACTGGAGATGGTCATGCTGGAGTAACTAACATAAAAGTTTCATCTATACATAAAAATATAATATTAAAAATTAAACGATTATTATTATTAATTAATATTTCTAGCACAATCTTTAAAGATAACACTGAAAATTCTTATAATGGCGTATTTAGTGGAACATTTAATTATGTATTAGTAATAAAAAGTGATTTTAATGAGGTTGCATTTATCTTAAACCGTAAAAATGATTATAAAGATTATAATGATACCCCACGTAGAAGATATTTTAAAAAAAATGGATATAATTTTACTCTATCAACAATTAAAAATATAACACCTGTTAATAATTACAATGAATTTGTTTATGATATTGAAGTTGAAGACACCCATACATTTTATGCTAATGATTTATTAGTTCATAATACCGACAGTATTTACACTACATTTAACCCAATAGTTAAAAACTATGATGATAATTTATCTAACCATGAAATCACTATTAAATTAGATAAATTTTCAAAGTCTAAAATTCAACCAATGATTAACCAATCTTACATAAATTTAGCAGAATATATGCACGCTAAAGAACAAAAAATGAATATGAGTAGAGAAGTTATTGCTAGTCGTGGAATTTGGAGAAAGAAGAAAAATTATGCTTTAGATGTTTATAATAGTGAAGGTGTAATTTATAATCCACCAAAATTAAAAATCATGGGGTTGGAAAGTGTAAAATCATCAACTCCTCAATTATGCAGAATTGCTATTACTAAAATTATTGAAATCATGTTACGTGAAGATGAACTAACTTTACAAGAATTTGTATCAAAATTTAAAATAGAATTTAATAATGCTCCACTTGAAGATATTGCCAAACCAACAGGGGTTAATGATATCGTAAAATGGGATTATGATGATAAATTTAATAAATGGGGATTTACAACTAGAACACCTGCTCACGTTAAAGCTAGTATTACATACAATAGATTAATTGATGAATTAGATTTATACACTAAATATAAAACTATTAATAATGGTGATAAGATAAAATATTTATATTTATTAAAAAGTAATCCACTTTTCACAAATACAATAGGGTTTCCTGATGTTCTACCATCTGAATTTAAACTTAATGAATATATTGACTATAATAATCAATTTTATGTTACATTTAAAAAGCCATTGGATAGTTTATGCAATATAATAAATTGGAAATCTGAAAAACTTAAAACATTTTTTTAAAGGTAAATAAATTATGAAAGAATATAGAATTAAAGTAACAGTAAAAAATATATCATATGGTGATATATTATATATAAGTACCTATTATATTGAACATTTAACATGGTCTGTTGATAATCTTAATATTTGTAAAAATAATCTTAAAATATTAAAAAATGGATATTTAGAAAATTTAAATATGATTAGTATACTTGATAATAAAGGTAATTTAGTTAAAGTTCGGCAAATTTGGCGTGATTATGATAAGCAATTAATTAGATTTGATATAGAATTAATTGATGATGACTTAACATTTATTGTAGAGTAAATAAATTATGAAATAATTACTTCCAATCGATACATTAATAACTAAACTTGAATTATTTAAAATCACTTACATTCAAGCAGAAATTGATAGATTATCAACTCGTCAACGAAAATTAAAATCTTAAAAGTGAAAGGAAATTTAACATATATTTATTAATGTATCAAGTAGAATTTAAACGTAAAATTCTAGACAAAATCAACTTACTTTAAATCATAATATTTACCATAATTATCAACCCTACTTTCATTTAGTTTTGGATTATGGTAATAAACTCTACAAATATTTTCATTATAATAAACACGTTCCCCATTTGTATCAACCTTCTCCAAAACTTCTAATAATATTTGTAACCGCACTTCATTATAATTTAAATCTCCCCTATCTGAATGTAAGCTAATTATTTCACGTTTAAAATTACCTTTACCAAATTTGGTAATATCATCATTTAAATATTTACAACTTCCATAATATTTTTCCCAGTTTGATTGCTTTACAACTCTTCTTTTACGTTTATATCCTTTCAATGGTGGTAATAGTTTTTGACTATGGAATAACTTTTTGCCAATATATTTCATACCATTAACTTTATTAGTGATAATATATATAAATCCTTTATAATTATTAATGTCATCTATAGTGAAATCTTGATTATTATATTGCCACGCTTTCATAAATTAATTACCTTTAAATTGTGATTATTGTCTTAATATTTATAGTAATAATGATAAAATATTATATACTAATGGTTCATTATATCACACACAAAGAGAGTACTTAAATAATGAAACCCACATTAATACTACAAACATATAATAAAAATGATGAATTATGTAATCACAATAAACAAACTGGGTTATTTAATAATATTATTAAATTTGAACTTGGCGTAGATATTACATGTGAAGATGAATTTATCATTAAAGTAAATTCAAATAGTCATAATTCTAATTATTATATAAATTTAGTCCCATTTGATTGGGATATTGGTGTAAATGATATAGAATACAGTAAAATAAATAATATGATTGAATTAATAATTATGGCTAAAACTGAAAGATTTTCTATTACGTACTAAAGGTGTATTAAAATGAAACAAAGAATGATTAAATTTCCAAAAATTACAGATTTTATTTCAACTGTTAAAAATATCAGATTTATGGCTCAATACAATGGTCAAGATGAAATCAATAAAGCAATTATTGATTATAATACACCATTGCCATCAAATTTAAAATATCATGCAACTGAAAAAATTCATGGTACTAATGCAGGTGTGTCATATAATAATAAATTAGGATATTGGGTTCAAAGTCGTAATAATATTTTAACAATTGAACGAGATAATGCAGGATGTTATTTATTTTCAATGAAACGTAAATCTAATTTTATTAATATTATCAATAACTTAGCTGAATATTATAACATTGATTTAGATGTTGATATTATTACAATATTTTTTGAATTTGCGGGTGGAAATATTCAATCTTATAGTGCCTTATCAAATTATGATGATAAAGTTGCAATTATATTTTCACATTTTAAAGTGTCTCCAATAGTTGAAGAAGTTAATGGACATACAACTAAATATTCACAATTATATAATGGAAGATGGGAAAGTACTAAAGCTTATAATGATAATGAAAATTCTATTTATAATATCAATAATTTTAAAAGTTATGAAGGTGTAATTGACGTTAATGATATTAATAAAAGTGTCGCAGAATTTAATAATATTATCGCAAAGTTAGAAGATAATTCGCCCGTTGGTCAATCATTTGGAATTGATGGCAATATTGGTGAAGGTGTCGTAGTATCATTAATTTATAATAATAGATTAATCAGATTTAAAGTAAAAGGAAGTAAGCATAGTAAATCCAAGGTTAAAACATTAACACCAGTTGATGATAAATTAGAACAACGTAAAATTGACTTTTGTAATAAGTTTACTTGCACACCCGAAAGATTAGAACAATTTTATCAACAATTATTACATGAAAACAATAATGATATATCTATGAAGAATTTCGGTAGTTATATTAAATATGTAATGAAAGATATTGCAGTTGAAGAATGCGACAACCTTATTGAAAATGAATTAAATATGAAAATGATTAATAAGTATGCGGTAGGAATGATTAAAAGTTATTATGTTGACCAGCTTTACGCTAATATTGCAATTAAAAATATTAATGAAGGGTTAGTCAGTGAAGAAGAAAGTAAAAATCTTATGAATGGTATTTAATATCATCAACTCCAACAAAATTAAAGGGTAAATTAAAAATGAATATTAATATTATTGAATTATCATATACAAGAAAAGATTAAAATATGAAAACTTTATTATTCCACAAAGAAATATCATTTAAACGTGCTATCAAAATTCCAATATTTAAATCTACATTAATAAATAAATTGCACCCGTTTATAGATTGGGAATTATGTACATTTGATATTAAAATACATAAACTTAATAAAGGTGATTGTCCATGTCGTCCAATTTGGCATTATGATGGACATAATGATCCATTTAATACACCTTTAAATTATTATATGTTATTTTTACAGGGCAATGCTGAGTGTAAAACTAAATTCTTTAAGAATGAACCACCATTAAAATGTGAAAATACTGAACGTAGTATCCACAATTTAGCCAAGTTTTATGAAAATATAATAGGTAAAACTGGTATAATACAACTTGATTACAATAAATGTAATTACTATACAAATAAACAACTTCACCAAGCTGATTATAGTCAAAATAATGGTGAAAGGTTGTTAATCCGAGCAAACTTAAAAAGGTTAATAAAAAATGAATATTAATATTATTGCATTATCATATACAAGAAAAGATAATCTTATTGAAGTGTCAAGAGATATGGCAAGACTTATTTTTAATACTAAACAATATAATAATGTACATTTATTTGGAAGGGTGCTTATTAAAGAGGTTAGTATTATTGATAGTATTATAATTAAATATCCATTATTGGATAATAATACTTATAATATTTTTATTGTGGAAAATGAACCAGATATGATTATTAACATCAACTCGTTAAATATTAACTATTCTAATTATACAATTATTAATGTTGCAGATTATGAAATCCATAACACAGATGCACTAACAACAATTACTGATATTATTTCTCAAAGTGAAGGTAAATTAAAATGAATGTAGAACAATTTAATAAAGAAAATAAATTAAATTTAGAGTTATTGATTTCTAAAATTATAAACAAAGTTGTAAATTTAAAAGAGGTTGCCAAGTTGAAACAATTAGTTCCATCATTAAATAACATTATTATTGGTTATGGTTGGTCAGGTTTCAATGATGGTGATGCTGAATATCCAATTATCCAAGGATTATTTAATTTTGATATTGATTGTGATTATGATATTGGAGTTATCGATGATTTAGATGATATTAGATACAGGTGTGTTAATGGTGATGGGTTTGAAGTGTTTCAACATGTTAAGTTCGGTAAAAGATTTGTATATGAATTATCAAAATTAACCAAATCAGATAAAACTAGATTTTGTAAATTATATGAAGATATTTCAGACGCATTAATATTTGTAGTTGAGAATACAAAAGAAGTTGGTGAATTATTAACAATTAAGATTGGTAAAAACTTAAATAAAAATGGTAAGTTTGTAAATTCTGTATATGTTAAAAATAAAATAAATTAAGGTAAATTAAAATGAACAAAATAAATAAATTATTAGTATTGGTAGATGATGATTACCAAACAGTCGAACTTAGAAATTATTTAGATGATTTTAAAAATGTAAAAGACTATTCAATTTACAATTATAATGATTATAGTGGTGATTATTGGTTAGACACTTTATTTATTATTATAACAAAAAGAATTGGAGTAGTTAATGATGTAAAAAATCATAGTAATATTGTAACCATTAATGAAAATGATATAAAAAATGATGAACTTTACAATATATTACTTGACATTATAAAGCCATTTGAATTTAACCAACTTAAATCGGGTATTAAAAATGATGAAAATAAACTAAGATGGTCATTATTACCAATCAAGCAAGTTGAAACAGTTGTAAAAGTTCTTCAAAAAGGTTCAATTAAATATAGTGATGATAATTGGCAGAAAGTTGATAATTTTGAAAATCGTTATTATGATGCAATGATGAGACATTTAACATCTTGGAAGAATGGGGAACGGTTAGATCCTGAAACTAAATTACCACATTTGGCACATGCTATTTGTAATGGATTATTTTTAATGTGGTTTGATGATAATAAAAAGGTGAATAAATAATGGTAAAATTTATAAATATAGCAGGTGTAACATTAATTAAAACTTGCAATCTTATTGAAATATCATTAACTCTTGAAAATTCTTTAAGATTTTTGTATAGTGATACTGAAAAGATTACGGTTATTGAATGTCCTTCAAGTGTTGATAATGTAAAAGAGCTTGAAAGAATTAATAAACTTTTAAATTATGTTGATAATATTGAAGATGTTCCGTTGGAAGTTGAAGCACCTAAATTTAGTGTTTTTCGGTGGTAAATTATAACAATGAAAAAAGAAATAAAGTTATCAAGATTATCACGGTTAAATTTCATAGTTATTTTGACTATTATTTTATATTTACTGGTATTGATATGTCTGATAATATAGAATTAACTATTTCAATTGGTGGTAATTCCAAATTAATTGAGAATATAAAACCCATATACCAATCAGATGAAGTCCCTATTAATGAAATTTTTAATAAATATGGACAACATATTCAAACTGGTGTTACTTCATATGTATATAGTCATAGTATAATTGATAAATATATTAAATAAAGGTAACAATCATTAAAACAATTTAACAATAAGGTGAATAAAAAAGTGAAATACACTATTACAGATACAACAATAAAAATGAAAGTTAAAAATGGTGAAAATAAAATTATAAATTGCCATGTTGGAGACCCTTTACGAAGCTTGATATTGATTGCCATAAATGAATGTAATCATAAAAAGGTTAAATATTATTTCAATAATCAATATCACACCAACTGGTCTGAACGTGGAGAAATGGTAATTGATAATATTCAATATGACAATGAAACGGATAACCTTACAAATATTGAACAGTCCTGTAAAACTTTATACAAACTTGGTCAAGATTTATATGGTAACAACTGGTTAGATGATATAAGATAATGATATATTTTAAAGGTGTTAAGGTTAATAATCATATTGAAAATTTATCACATAGAGAATTTACTGACTATATAAACAAAAAATATTCATATATGATAGATAATGAATATAATCATAATTGTTACAATCAAGAAACCGAAAAATTTAATCATATACAACCCTCAAGAGGGTTTAAATTATATGATAATGAATAAATTTACTAAATATTTCATGTCTATTGCGATATTAACTTCAAAGTTATCCCATTGCAAACGTAAGCAAGTTGGTGCAATATTAGTTAAAAATAATTCAATTATATCAATAGGTTATAATGGTACTCCTAGTAATGAAGATAATAATTGTGAAGATGATGAAAATGGATTGACATTAAATAATGTAATCCATGCAGAGGATAATGTATTTAGAAAGTTATATAATTCTCATGAAACTGCAAAAGGTGCTGAATTGTATTGTACTTTATTTCCATGTTGTCGATGTACTGATATTTTAATTGATAGTAAAATTAAAAAGTTGATTTATCTTGATGAATATGGTAATAGTGAAGTAAATATTAAGAAATTAAATGATAATAATATAGAGGTTATAAAGTATGATAAATTATAAAATATTACAACGGGAATTAGATGATATACATTTACATTCATTTCATAGTTTTTTTATAGATGATGTTAAAGAAATTATGAAATATAAAGGTAATGAAGAACACCTTTTAGCAATGTATTTAAGTCGAAAAACAATACCAAATATTGATTATTATAATTCAGGTTTAGAAGGTAAATATGATGGATTGTATTTTAAATATACTAATTTATATGGTTATTATACTGATATAAATTTATCAATATATGTATTGAAAGAATTAGATGAACATGATAGTGATGAACCAGCAAAGTATTATAATATTGAAGAGTTTAATAGTTTCAATAAAAATAATTTAGTTAAGGTGTATGAAAATGGTGAATGGTTACACCTTGGTAAATGGGTTATTGATATTATCAGATTGTATGATAGTAAAAACCATTCGAAAATAAACCAATGGAAATATAATAGACCTGATAAATTTATTTTAGATAATCAGCAGTCAATCCTTAGTAATTATATAAATAATATTACAACATAACTAACAATTTAAATAATATTATAATGACAACTAATTACACTACAACACCTCCAACATTTGCCAAAGATGCTAAACCTTCAAAATTAGGTTGGCACGATAAATCAACTGGTGAATTGTTGGTATCTAATCGAAATATTAACCCCGATTTATACGCTAAGAAAAATATTAAAGTTGAGAAGGAAGTTAAAGTAGTTAAAGCATCTCAAACCACAATTAAGAAAAAAGTTGTAACAACTAAAAAGAAAGTTACCAAAGCTAGAAAATGATAACAGATGATAAATCATTTTTAGAGTATTGCCTTAGTCATTATAAAAATTCTTATTATACCCACGATGAATTTATTGATGATATTAACCAAATTGTAGTAATTAAAAGGTTATTTAGTCGATACTCTAAAAGTAATAAAATTAACGAGAGATTAGTATTAAATATTATTATAACCTTATTAAATATATTTGATATTGAAACTGTTAATATTATTTTATTCTATAAATTACCATCTATTTATTATCCTCAAATTAAACCATTTCTAATCCACTTAAATTCTTACGCGCCAAATAATGTTGCCGATAATATCCAATCTGACATCAATATAATTAGATTATTAGAAGCAATGTAGTATAATTACTGCATATTTTAACATTCAAGGTAAGTTATTTAAGATGTATATAGATTTAAAATATGTAAAATTATTATCACCACAATTAAAAAACTTTAAACAAACTGATAGCCATACTTTTAATTTTAGTTGTCCAATTTGCGGAGATAGTAAAAAAGATACTAAGAAGGCTAGAGGTTATTTATTTGCTGGTAAATCTAAACTATTTTATAAATGTCATAATTGTGGCACTCCGTCAACATTTAAAAAAATATTACAAAGTATTGATGATAATTTATATAATGAATATGTCGATGAATGTAAATCGGATTTAATGTATGGTAAAATAGATTTAACACCTCAACGAATTATATCTGAACCTAAAATTAATAATAATTATCTATTAAGTTGCACCGATAATATTACATTATTATCAGATGACCATATTGCTAAAAAGTATATAAATAATAGACAAATTCCCGAAAGCTCACAATATGATTTATATTACATTAATGATTTAAATGTATTAGCAAATCAGTTAGATAAATATAAAATTAATAAAAGTAAGTTTTATAGTACAGATTATATTATTATACCAATAAGGAATAAGTTTGATACAATTACTCATATTCAAGCACGACTAATAACGCCTACTAATGATAAATTTAGGTTTATTACATTGCAAGTTATTAAAAATACTGTTAAATTATATGGTATTAATAATATTGATAAGAATAATGAAAATATCTATATTGTTGAAGGTGCTTTCGATAGTATGTTTATTGATAATTCAATGGCAATGATGGGAAGCTCTGTAAATATTAAAAATATTAAAGGCAATCTTATATTTATTTATGATAATGAGCCTCACAATGATGAAATTATGAAACTAATGAAACGTAGGATCGAAAATGGGTATAATGTGGTAATTTGGGGTACGTTAGTTGGTGCGATAAAAGATATAAATGATATGATATTGGCTAATGTATTTAAAAATAAATTTAATTTATTAGAGTATATTAAATTACATACGTTTAAAGGTGAGAAAGCAATGATTAAATTTGAAGAGTATATAAAATAAATGACAAAAATACTAGACTTAGAACACATTCAGAATAATGTTAAAGACCGTAAATTATTCATGGGACATTATTCAGGATATCAACGATTTGACCAATATAAATATCAAGATATAAAATCATTAGAGTTCATAATGCGTAAAGCATATTGGACACCAGAAGAAGTCAACCTCACTCAAGCTAGAATTAATTTTAAAACTTTACCACAACATCATCAAGATATTTTAACTGTAAATTTATTATTTCAAACTTTAATGGACAGTGTGAATTCTCGTTCACTTGATTTAATATTATCACAATTAACCACGTCTAATGAACTTGAAGCATTATTCAAAACTCAAGCATTTTTTGAACTTATTCATAGTTTTTCATATTCTCATATTATCCGTGAAGTATTCCCAAACGCGACAGCAGAATTTGATAAATTATATAATATTCCTGAAATTACCAATAGATTGACAGGTGAAGTAGAATTATTTAACATTTATTCAACTGGTAAATATTACTTACTTTCTCACGATGAAAAACGTCATTATATTGTTAAAATATTATTAAAAACTTACATTTTAGAAAGTATTAAATTTTATGTATCATTTTTAATTACTTATGCTATTGACCATGCTAACGATAATAAAATATTACCAATTTCTCATATTATTAAATTAATTAATTTTGATGAAGATAAACATGTTGATGTATTTTCCAAAATTATTAATATTTTAACCAATAATAAAGATGAAGGATTTAGTGATATATTTAAGTCAGACTGGTATAATGATTTAGTAATTTCATCCTTTAAACAATGTTATGAAGATGAATTAGAATGGGGTAAATTTTTATTATCTTATGGACGTATTCCATCTATCACAATTGAAGTTTTAGAAACCTTTATTAAATATTGGATTGATGAAAGATTGGGTAGAATTAATCAACCTAAAATTTATAATGAAAAATCTAGTGATATTATTACTTGGTTTAACCTTTTCCGAGATGTTGACAAAGATAATACAGCATTTCAAGAAGGTGATGGACTGGCTTATAATATTGGTATTTTGGTTAATGATTTAACTGAAAATAAATTAACTTATAATGAGAATATAAAATGATTAATAAATACCCAAAATTTAAACTGTTGATGGAATTGTTTGATATTAAACCTAAAGTAACTAATGTAATAATTTGTAAATATTGTTACTCAAATGGTTATAATTTTTATTTCAATTTAAATGAAATAAAACGTGATACATATTTCAACATATTTAAATATGATAATATTATAAATTCTCGACAGTTTGAGACTAAGAGTTTTATGTTAGACGAGATAAAAGCTTATCAAAATGTAGATTTAATTCTAATCCACGGTGACCCAAAATGAGTAAAAAATTAATCACTTTAGAAGATGTTATTCAAAATTATAACACTAAAAACCTTAATATTATTAAACGTAAAGGTCATACAGAGCCATTTAATGTGACCAAATTATTAAAGGTTATAAATTGGGCTACTCAAGATAATGAAAACTTTACTAAAGAATTATTATTAGACACTAAAATTAAATTATATAATGATATTCGTATTGTTGACTTATATAATGAATTAATTAATACTGCTAGTAATAAAATTTCATTAATGTACTCACAATGGGAATATATTTCAGCACGTTTGTTTTTATTAAAAATTTATAAAGACGTGTGGCAAATCGAAACGAAAGATTATCCAAATTATTCAGATGTAATTAAAAAAGGTTTACGTCATCATATTTATGACCATAAAATTATTAATACATTTACAGATGATGAAATTGACCAATTGGATATTGTTATTAAAGCTTCTCAATCTAACGACCTTTTATTCACATGGAAAAGTTTAAATACAATTTATGATAAATATTGTTTAAATTATACCAAGACTAAAAAGCTTGAATTACCACAACATGTGTATATGAGAGTGGCTATTGCATTACATTATAAATCTAATAATAAAATATCTAAAATTATTGAATGTTATAATAATTTAGCCACTCATAAATTTACTGTATCAACTCCTATTGCATTAAATGGATTAACAATAAATTCAAACTATGCAAGTTGTGTACTATCTCAAATGGATGATGATACACATAATATTTTAGATGTTAATAAAGATATGGGGATTTATTCAAAATATAAAGGTGGAACTGCGTGTGATATTACTAGATTAAGAAGTAAATTATCTTATATTAAAGGTAATCAAGGTTATTCAAGTGGTACAGTTCCATTTATTAAAATAATTGAAAGTACATTAAAAGCATTTAATCAAGGTGGAAAACGTACAGGAAGTTGTAATATATTTTTTCAGTGGTGGCATCATGATTTTAAAGATTTAATTGTGCTTAAAAGTAATACTGGTACTGATGATAATCGTGCAAGGTCATTAAAATATGCTGTAAAATTGAATAACTTATTAATTCATCGTGTAATTAGAGATGAAGATATTACATTATTTGACCCCAAAGATGTTCCAAAATTATTCAATATTTATGGTGATGAATTTGATAAACAATATATTGAATATGAAAATAAAGTAGGCATTCGTAAATCTAAAATGAAAGCCAGTGATTTATGGTATATGATGATGAAAGAACGTGCCGAAACGTCTAATATTTATCTTTTCCACGAAGAAAATGTTAATAATCATTCAATGCTAAAAAGGTATATTAATAGTTCTAATTTATGTATGGAAATTTTAGAACCCTCAAGAGCATCCAAACTTATTAATGAAACTTATCATACTGATGAAAATGGTAAGGTTACTATAAATAAATCTTATCAGGCTGGTGAAATTGCATTATGTAATTTATCATCCATCAATCTATTAGAATATTTTAAACTTTCTGAAAGTGGAAGAGCTAAATTAATCTTTAATATTGTTGAAACACTTGATAATAGTATTGATTTATCATATTACCCTGTTAAAGAAGGTAAAATATCTAATTTAAAATATAGATACCTTGGAATAGGTGTTAATAATTATACAAATTATCTTGCTACGTTAGGGATTATTATTGATAGTGAAGAAGCTTTAACAGAAACTCATAGAATATTTGATGAAATTTCATATAATATTATCAATAGTTCAATGTTATTAGCTAAAAGTAAGGGTAAATTTGCAGGGTATAACGATACAAAATGGGGAGATGGTGTATTACCTGTTGATATTTGTAATAAACGTGCATTAGAATTGGGTGATTATAATCAAAGTTTATCAATGAGGTTAAAATGGGATAAATTACGTATAGATATTAAATATTATGGTGTGAGAAATGCTTTAATGTTGGCTATTATGCCCACTGCAACATCAGGAAAGTCAATTAATGCTACAGAAAGTATTGAACCTATTTCAAATTTATTATATAAAGAAAGTGGAACTAAAAATATAACTAGCCTTGTTCCAAATTTTAGAAAGAATAATAAATATTATAAAAATGGTTTTGAATGTAATCAAGAAATGTTAGTTAAATTAGCCGCTATTAGACAATGTTACATAGACCAGTCTCAATCATTAAATTTATACTTTAAGCACCCCGACAGCCTATATGAGCTTAGTAGGATACATTTATTAGGCTTTGAATATGGTGTTAAAACTTATTATTATATGAAACAGCTTAAATCTAGTGATGAAGAAATATGTGAAAGTTGTTCTTAAATTTAATTAATATATTTTAGAATATTTAAGGGTATAATTTAATTATTATATCCTTTTTTTAATGTATAATAAGTTTTAACAAATTAACCAATAGGCAAACAAAAGATGGGATATTATACGAACCATAAAATTATAATTGAAAACGACGAAAATGAAACAATTTTAAATGAACTTATTGAAATTGTTGGATATGACCCATTTGATGATGATTGTAAATGGTATGAAGAACCTAATGATATGAAATTAATTTCAAAAAGATACCCAAATGTATTATTTACATTAAATGGCGAAGGTGAAGAATCTTTTGATATATGGGTAAAATACTATAAAAATGGTAAATGTCAAGAATGTATAGCCGAACTAACATTTGATAAATTTGATGAAAGTAAATTAAAATAAGGTGATAAAAAATGATTGATATATACCAAAATATAAAAAATGATGAATATGAAAATAAACTACAATACCCAAAAAATATTAGCAGAAAATGTGAATGTGGAAATTTATTAAGTAAAAACGATAAATATTGTAGTAAATGTGGTTTAAAATCTGATTATGATAATAAATTGAAATTATATCAAGTTGAGAAATTAAAATATAATAATGAAGACGATATTATATATAACCAATTTAAAAAAGATTTAATTGAATATTTCGAATGGGGTAATTATAAAAGCAAATTAAAATTATTTGATATTGCATGGCAAAATGGTCACTCTAATGGATATTGGGATGTTATTAACTCTGCTGCACATATTAACAATATTATAAAATTAATTAATGATGATAAAGGTTAAAATAATGACTGAAAATGAAAAATATAGAACCGGTAATCGTAAATATTTATATAAATTGGTTATTGATAATTTAGGTGACATTAATATTGATGAATATAGTAAACATTTATCAAATATAAGTATTCGCAATTTACATACACCTTTTTATATGTATAATATTGATAAAAGTATTATAATATCAATAGCAGAACAAGATGATACTTTATATATACATAATGACCAATGTTACGATAAAACTAAATTAAAAATAAACTTACACAAAGTATTAATTTCAGAAGATAAGAACATTGAAAATGAAATTGTAAATATTATCACATTTAAAGAAAGTGAATTAGTTGAAAGATTTATAAATTTATTAGGGTAATAATAATAACATGAAACAAATAAATAGAATTATAAAAAGACTTAATAGTTTAGGAGAACCATCAACTCGTGAAGATGTTTGCGATGACATGTGGAGTAATTTTCCAAATATCAGAACATTTGATAAGGCTATAAAAATTGGTAAATTGTATAAATGTAATGATTTATATGGTATTAGAAATTATGAAGATACAATTACATTAGGTCAATTTATCGCGAAGTGTAAACATAAAAACTTACCAAATTTTCCAGTATATTATTATCATGATTATGGCATTTCATCAGGTATTGAAAGTTGGAGAGGTGTATATGATGAATTAGCTTTAGATGTTGCATCTGATTATGATAAAAATATTAAACCTTTAATACTTAATGAATTTATTTTAATGTTAGAAGAATGTAACGGTGAAACTTATGATGGGTATAAAGGTGGTGAATTTACAATGAATTTAGATACTAAAGTATGGGTTGATAATTATGGCGAAAGTTCTAATCCATCTACAACAATTCAAGATGTAATTCATATTGCAGATAAAATATTTATTCTTACATGCCCATTAGACGAGGGATATTAAAATGATTAAAATTAAACCATCTTATTATAATGCATTATTATCATCATTAGCTAATAAGAACGACCCACGATATTATTTACATGGTATTAATTTAACCAGTAATTATATTGTTGCAAGCGATGGTGTATTACTTACTAAAGTTATTATTGATACATGTATAGAAATTAATGATGATGATAATATTATAATAATCCCAATTTCAATTAAAGCCAAACGAGCTAATAAAAATTTAAAATATATCTTAATTGATATAGACGAGTTACAAGCTCAACATATTGATAAAAATGATAACATTATCCATATTGAAATGTTTTCAAATATTGAAGATAATTATCCCAATATTGATAGAATATTACATAAAAATAATAAAGATATTGAAATTGGATATATGCTTAATATTAAAAGTATTAATAAAGTTTTATCATCAATGTGGGTTGATAATGCTGAAATATCACCACTAAATGAAAGATGTGTTAATGTCAATATAAATGATGATAATATTGTAATAATTTCAACAATCATACAAAAAGGTAAATAAAATGGTTACATATAGCTTAATATTAACAACTTTAATATCATCCTTATTATTTTACATCAATGGTTCTAATGATAATGCGATATGGTGTATATTTATTGGAGGTGTAATATTTTCAATGCAACATTTAATTGTTAAATTGTGGAATGTTTATGAAATTTATTTATCTTCTAAAATGTAAAAAGGTTAAAATTATGAAATTTGAAAATATAAAAGTCGGAGACTATGTTTTAATTAATGTAGATTTAGATTATGGTTGGCGTATGCACTATAATAATTATAATATTAAACTGAAAATTGAACGGTTGACACCTAAACAGATGGTTGTTGGTGGTTGTAAATATTGGAGGGAAGATGGAAAAGGTTTGGGAGGTTTATATAATGATAAACTTTATCATATTGATGAATTTGATGATGATACAGAACAATATAATAAAGATAAAATATTAATTGATAATTACATATATATGAATAATTATACAAAATTTAAAATTGATATTCGTAATCCTAATATTGATAAAATTATTGAAAGGTGGTTAGAGTTTAAAAAATTGATAGATTTATAACAATAAAAAACCACCTAACAACTTAATGAAAGGTGGTTTATAATTATAATACGTTTTAAATGATATTACAACAAATTAGTTACTTTAACTTTACGGTAATAAACATTTTGACCAGCATTTAAGTTTGTAAAAGGATTTGCAACAATGCCGTATCTAGTACGAAAGCCGATAATAGGTTGCATTGACGCAGTGTCCATAACTTGAACTTGTTCTAAAGGACGATATGGACAATAGAACATTCCTGCATCATATTGATGTTGACCTTTATAACCAACTACATAAAAATCAACAGTTGCATAAGGGTCAATATATACACGAACTTTACCACGATAAATACCTACAAATGTATTACCTTGTGGATCAACGTCTAAATTTGTACCTTTAGCTAAAGCTGGACTATAATCTAATGCACCTGCTAATTCTAATGCTACTGCTACATCACTAGAACAAATTAAAACATTACCTTTACCGCGTCTAGTATCAATCCCAATTTGATTACAATCTCTATCAATTTGGAAACATAATCCCTTAACTTTTTCACCCAACCAACGTCCATCACTATCAACATCTAAATCAAATGTTCCTGCCACTGTGGTATTAGTTGCACCAGCTTTAGAAATACTGTAAATAGTACGAATAACTTCACGATTAATTTCAGAAATTAATTCATTACTTAAAATATTAGATAATTCACTTTTAGCATCTAAACCATGTACAGCTCGTAAATCATCTTCCAATTGTTTAGAGTATGACGCACGTAATTGACGACTACCAGCAGTAACAGTAGTTCTATCAATATTAAATTTCATTTCTCGCCAAAAATCGCTACCTTCTGCCTCAGCTGTTGATAATGCTGTACCAGTAGTTTGACCCGTATTAGGATCTGTTCCAGCGTGAGTACCTTTACCCGAATATGCAGTGTCAGCTTCATTAAATAATGCTTCATCTGTAATTGCACCAGCCGCATCAACATAATCACTATGGATACTGAAAATAGTTTGAGTAGGTGCACGCATAGGTTGAATACCACATACATCAAATGCAATTAATTTAGTTGACAATCGTCTAATTAAACTAATTAAAACTGGGTCAGTGTATTGAATATCACCACTTCCCATATTATTAACAGGTTCACCAGCTTCTTTAAGCATTTCTTGAGTATTTTCAAGTAATTGTGCAACTACTTTCTCTTTGCCAATACTTTCAATTTTTGGCATTTTATCAGATTTTAATACACCATCCCACTTTTCAATCAATAAATCTAGTGTTGGTTTATTATCATTTGTTCCCATTTTAATATCTCCTATGATATTGTTATACAAGTTGTTCAGCTAATTTATCCATACTAGATTTATTGCTTTCAAATAATGGTGTTTCATTATTAGCATTATGCTTTACAGTATTACCATTAAAATACTGGTCTTTAATTAATCCTAATTGAACCAAAGTTGTACTATCATCAATATAATCAATATTTTCAGATAATCCTTTAAACTTTTCAGCTTGAGTTTCGGTTAAATTACTTTTAGAGAGGTAACTACTAATAACATTTTCTTTATGAAGATTATCAACATGTGAGTGTAAGGTTGAGTTCATTTCAATAAGTGTATTAATTTTATTTTCAAGGTTTTCAATTTTAGTATCAGCTTCACCAAGAATATCCACATATTCAGTAGGCATATCAATATGACACTCATTGAATACATCTTTCATTTTACTGACAAATTCATTAAGTTTTTCAACTCTTAAACCATGGTCAAGTTCAACTTTATTATTTTCAATCCATTCATTAATGGCATAATCTGAATATTGTTTAACTTTTTCATCTAATGTTTCAGATTGTTTTTCTAAAGCTTCGGAAAGGATTTCAAGGTTTTTAATTTCCAACTCTGATTGAATTGTTTTAACCTTTTCAGATAATAATTCATCTAAACCAGTAATAAATTTATCTTGTTCACTTTCAGATAATTGTACATCTTTGAAAATAATATTCTTATCTTCATTTGTTAATAATGTGGTCATTTATGACAACTCCATAATTCTATTTTTATTAGTATTTATAAGTATTAAAATTTATAATGTATTCTTAATACTTTGCATTAATTTATCTATTGAAACCTTTGAAAATCTGTTATATTTTACTTCATTATCAATATACTTTTTAGTAGCTTCTAATGATTGTTCAGTTAAAATACCATCGACAATAATCCATTCTTTGCCTTCCATGATTCCATTTACAAATGCTGATGGAGCTGATGGATCTTGTACAACATCCCAACATTTTAAAAAGTAATCTTCTTGGACTATATCAACATTGTTACTATTTTTTACAGTACCAACCCCGCGTGTAGAAACCCCTAATTTAATACCATCGTCAATAACTAAATTACGAACCAGATTTCCTAATGGTGTATTAGTTAATTTACTTTTACCATAAATATCACTTTCATTAACCCATTTCAACTCTACCATTTTATGACAAATTCTTTCAGGGTTAATAGTTAGATTTTTCGGATGATTTAATTCACCTGTTGCCTGATTATCATTAATTATAATATTATATTTATTAACTTCCCGTTCCATGATAGGCTTAGGGTACATTCTATTATTACGATTTAATACTGTTTGAGCATAAATACCTTCAATAAATACATCTTTACGATTAGTACTTTCATTTAAAGGTGATACAGTAGATTTAATATCATTATAATTCTCTACTATTAATTTCATTGTTTATTATCCAACCATAGACTTACGTTTTTTAAGAGCTTTATTACGTTTTTTAATCATATTCTTCAAAAATCCACTACCTTTAGCTTTCTTAGTTTTAACAGCTTTACGGATTGCTAATTTACGATTAATACGTTCTTTACCAGTAATCTGAACACATTTACCATTAGTGAACTTAAACCCTTTTTTACATTGCATTTTAATTCTGCGTTGACCTTTGGAGTTTACTTTGATTACACGTTTAGCTTCATTAATTTCTGCATCATCAGGTAATTCATTATTTTCATATTCAGCATTATACAAACTAATAACCATAGTAAATTTATCATCACCATGTTCATCAAATGTCATCAAATCTTCTAATGATAGTTCTTCACCTTCATAAAAAATCATATAATCAACATAATCTTTATAGTATTCATCAAATTCAACTATTAATGATAATGTTTTAGTATAATCAGTAGTAATTGTAATTGTATCATCTTCAATACTATATGGAATATCTTGATTTTGAATAATAGTAGCGATGTCTAATTTATCAGCATAACCTTCCGTGAAAATAGTTTTAATTACATTATCAATATGAGGCTCTACGATAGTTTCAACACTTTCATTGACAACAGTTCTGCAAATATTTAAAAGGTGTTCATCTTGTTTCATTTTATTACTTTCCTAATTGTGGGATTAATTTTAAACTATTTTGTAAAGTATCAATCAGTTTACCTTGATTTACATCTGCATTATTAACACTTTTCACACCTTGTACCGAACTTTTAAATGCACATTTTTCATTTAAATCTAATGTAGCAAAATCAACAGGTTTACCACTTGTTACACTAATTTCACATTTAAAATCTTTATTAGAGTGTATAATTCTATAAGTTGATGCACCTGCTACAGATGATTGATTATCTCCACGAATTGTAGAAAATTGTGAACATGCTGATATCATAAATAACGTTAATAATAATATAAAATATTTCATTTCATATCCACTTTATTGTTAAGTTTATTTATGATACTTTCAACACTATCATTAGGGTTCGATATAATATTACATTCTTTACCATTGACACTTACACATAATTTAACACTTTTACCATACTTCTTAGTATTTAAAAATATCATATTAGGTTGGTCATTAATATATTGCTTCATTCCAATATCATAAAATTTTAAATTTGGTGGAGTGTAATCAACATCCATCATAGTCATCATTTCATTAATATTATTATCACCATTAATTCGGTCTAAAACTACTCTAATATCAACAACTTTATTAACTTTAATATCTTTATCTTTATTGTTAACTTTCACGCAAAGATTATATACTCGACCATCTTTAACTGCCTTGACAAATTTTAAACCTTTTAATTGGTTGATTATTTTCTTAAATTTATCACTTGTAATATCAATTAAAAATTTTTCATCACGACTATAAATATTAGCTTGCTTAGCATCAGATATTTTATAAAATGAAACCTTCTCTTGCATAATTTCATCAATATTTAAAGATGTTTTATAATTTTTAACTTTTTCATTAAGGTATTGTGATACTAACCCACTGAATTTACTAGGGTTTTTATTCTGAATATGTGTACTAAAAGTCATTATTAGGCTCTTCTATTTTAAATTGTGGGTTACTTTTTTCAGCTTTAATTAACTTATCTTCATGTTCAATTTCTATATCAGATTGTTTAAATATATTCCTTCGGATTGTGTCATAAGAATACAATGTTCCAATTACACCACTTTGAACGTACATTCCATATAATTCAATACGATCTTGAGCAATTTCAAGTTCTTTCAATTCTGAAAAATAATTATCTTTTAAGTATTTATAATTTATTAAATTTTCAATGCTATTCCACTCTGATAATGTGATTACATTTCTTAAAATTAATTGGGTTTTTAATAATTGGGTAAATAATGAATTAAATTTAATCCGTTTATGAATAATAAATTTATTAAACCTTATTTCATCTCGTGAGATTTCACTACTTCTGCCAATATTAAATCCTGTACCAGTTTCAAACCGTGATAATGGTATATTTAATGCACGATATAATTTATTTTTAAAATATTCAACATCGGTTAATTCTCCTAAAGCATCGCCACTTGGCAATGTTGAAACCTCTGTTCCACGTCCACCTTCTCGTCTAGGTAGCCAATAATCTTCTAATAATGATTGAAATTTAGACCTATTTTTAATTGCACCCGTATTAACATCATAACTAATATTAGATTTAAATTTATCCATTACAGATTTAATGTATTGGTCAGCTTTACCGCTTTGCATTGAACCTACATCAACATAAAATATTCTACGTTCAGGTGCGCGTGAAACTCGATAAATAATGATACTATCTTCCATCATTTTTAAATTATTATAAGGTTTAATTACTTTATATAATTCTGATAAATTCATATTACCATCGGGTGATAATAATCCACTCGTAACGTATGTTATTAATGATTTAGGAATTTTTAAAGTATGTGAATTTCCTTGCCTATAATTAGAATTTGTAATACCCTTACTTGAATATATATAATATTCCTTGACATCCTTAACATTATACAAATCTAATTCAATATTTTTATTACTTTTATTAGATTTTATTTCCCTTACAGATAATATATTAAGTGGATTTACTTTAACCAATTTAATAATACCATTTTTAATATTTTTACTATCTATAACACTATGATACACCAACTTACCATCAACATACCATCTTTTAAATATTTCATTACCATTCTGATTGAAATTTAATAATTTTAAAATTGTATCAAATTCTACTATTATTTTATCTTTAATATTATCACTAAGAGTTTCAATCTTATCTAAATTCAATTCAACTAAATTATTATCCGAACTATCCATGATAATGGCTTCATTTGTAATTTCCTTTACTGCAATATCAATATCATGGTTTAACATCATATTTCGATAAGTATTAATTAATCCACTTTCATCTTTTGGAAGTTCATCTAAATCTATACTATAATCATTATAAAAGCTATTATTTCCACCATTATCAACAATCAATTCATGACTATCATCTTCGGCGGATGGTGGTATAAAAGTTTCACCTTTTTCATCTTCAACTTTGAATATTTTGAATACATTGTTAAATATTTGAGATAATTCCATAAATTTGGTTAGATTGTTGTTATATTTGTATATATTTATAAAATATTCTTATATAATTAGACTTTAATAATATTAAATATAGGTGAAACTGTGCAAGAAATAATAAATATGACAATGAAAATGATAATGAGACATGAAAAATTAACATCATTTTTAACAGAACTTAATCTTCATGACAGTTATAATATATTAATTGTTGATGAAAATGGTGATGCTTTGGTACATGAGACTAATTTAATACGTGAATTTTCTGCCATTAACACAAAACGTAAAAATATGCTAGATAAAATTAAAAAAGAATATTATGATTATTTTACAGTATTAGATTATGTAAAATTGTTACATGGTAATAGCGATGATTATGCTAATACACATAATAAATTTTATTATGACATCGAATATAATTATCAATTTTCACCTGATTTATTTACAGATGCCAATCAAGAACGTTTTATTATTATCGAAACTACTCATAATGACAGTCATAAAACATTAAATACTATTCATCGTGTTGATGATGATTGTGAATTATTGGGATATGGTAGATATGTAACAATCAGCGTTAAATTATATTATGATGATAATGCAGAATATGAATGTTTACGATTTTATGTAACCAGTGCAGATGATTTAAATATGAGTTTCAATTATAATGTTACCACTTTGGATGAATATAATAAAATGTATTTAGAATGCGTAAAATATTTAAGAAATGTTAAAGATTTGCCATCTATTACAGAATTTGAAAAATATTGGAGGGTTTTAAATGTTGTAGAATTTGATTATAATTAAAGTAAATCTTGACAACATTTAAAATTTGATTATACTTAGCTACATGTTGAGTATGTTACTTAACTTAAATTCAATTAGGAATTAAAATTATGTTAAAAAATATCACAATCAATAAAATCAATCGTAAATATGCTAAAATCACTATCTCAAATGGTTTTGAATGTAAATTAATCGTAGATGATGCAGTTAAAAGGTTGGGAACTGGTACATTTGATTTGGATATCAAAGATGTTTCAATTAAAACTAAATATGGCACAAATTGTATTTATGAATTGGTTAGTAATGGTGAAATTAATGAAAATAATATAGTTTTTCTTAAATCTGATTATTATAATCAAAATTTAGTTAATGAATGTCATAAATTAGGTGGACGTTATGATAGTACAACTAAAGTATGGGATTTTCCATCATATATTGAAGATAAAGTCGAAGAATTGGATTATATTTATAATAGTCCATTAAAACCTTATCAAATTACTGTAAATTATAAATTTTATGAATACAATCAACCAATTGAAATTATGGGATTTACTATTGCAACTGCTTATGATAGAGATGGTGGGGCTAAAGTAAATAATGATGAAATGTTAAGAATTTCAGTATTGCAAGGCGGATTTACAAGTGGTGGAAGTCATAAAAATTGGAAAACAGTTGCTAAAGAAGGTACAATAATCAGATTATATTTACCATCTAAATTAGTTGAAGAATTTGGAAATTTTGATGATGATGTTTATAAAATTGAGGAAGTTTAATAATGAAAATTATCAATAATGGTGAAATTAAACCAAAATATCTGTACGAAGGAAAATGTAATGAATGTGGATTTCATGCTCATTTAACTGAAAATGAATGTGTTAGGAATTATACACAAGATAAAGTATTTACAGGGTTGTCTATCGATTGTCCAACATGTAAGAACTTTATCAATGTGAATCCACTTTAATTAATAATGAAAAAGGTTATCTAAATTGATAACCTTTTTTAATGCTTAAATTATATTATTATATCTATTCTGAAATAGTATCACTAAACCAATAATTATATTCAAATGTTACTTGAAATTCTTCAACTGTATCATTTTCTGCGTATCCTAAGCTAATCTCACCAACTTCTGTAGGAAAAGCATTTTTAATGGTATAAGTATATAAAACTTTTCCACCATCTCTATCAAGTTGTTCAACTATAATATCACTATAGTAATCATTGGGATTTGTTGACCCTACATTACTTTCATGAGTATTCATCAATGCTGACCAACGTTCAAAAGATGACTTACTTACAAAATCTGTATCTTCATAAATTGTAACTGTCCATGGTTCAAAAGTTTTATCACCCGCAATTTTAATCTTACGTCCCATATATGATACATCTGCTACACCCATTGTTGAAGGTGGTAATGATGCGGCTTTACACATAAATGATGTTTTTTGAGGATTATCCATAAATTTCGTAAATGAAATACGGTATAAATTTGGTCTAGCTCCGCCACCTTGGAAATTTGCAATAAATTCATTAATTCCTATTGCCATTTTGTATTACTCCTAGTTTATATTAATATAAGTTTAAATATTTTCTGACAATACGCCAATTACTTCACTAAATTCAACATTGCCACCAACTGCCACAAAATTTAATTGAATATAATTAATTGAATAAACTGGTTTGATGTAAATATCACAAATAAATTCTGAATTTTGGATAACTTGTGGAGTGTTATTACTTTCATCACAAACCACTTTAAAATCACTAATTCCACGTCTACCTTGAACAGTGCGTAAAAATGGTTCAACTTGTGATACAAAAGATTGGCGAGTAAATCTATCATTAAATTCAAATAATTTATATTTAGCTGACTTTGCAATACTCTTTTCTAAAGTAATGAATAATCGTCTAATATTCAACTTTTGGAATGCTGATGGACGAGCTAATAAAGTTTTATCACCAAGTAAAATTACGCCTTCACCAACTTCACTAATAATTGGATTGATACCATTTTTATAAAGGTTATCACGTTGTCCTTTATTTGGATTATATGCCAATTTTACAACGTTTTTAATTTGCCCACGCTCATAACCAGCGGGAGACCACCAAGTATCACGATTAAAATCAGTATAAGCACATTTTCCAGCGACATCAGCATTTAATGGTAACCAGCGATATTTATCATTATATTTATCATATTGATATTTCCAATTGCAATCCATAAAAGCGTAACTTGATGAAATATTCACATCTTGTCTAGTGTTAATTACATTTGCATTAGCATTAACATCATTAATACCAACAATATCACTATATTTAGGTGAATAAAACATGACACAATCTTTACGAACTGTTGCAATATTATCATTTACATATTTAACAATAGTTTTAAAAGTGTTAACGGTTGCACCTTCACCAGCATCACCTACAATTAATAATGATACGTCAACTACTTCACTATTTACAAATAAATCCCATCCACGAGTTAATTCATCTTCACCAACTGTTGCACTATTAATACCACCTGATAAAGTTTTATCAAAGGTTGCGGATAATGATTTAAAATTTTGACCACTGGCAATTGTATTCCAAGGGTCATCAAAATTAGCATCAACTACAATTACAGTACTTGCTAATGCTTGAGTACCATTGGCAGGTGCATCAATAGTAATTACAGTTGTTGCAGTAATATAATTTTGACCACTTGAACCGACTGCAACACTTTCAACACTTTTACTAATTGTGGATGTTGCTGTAGCATCGCCATTACCCGAACCAGTTGTATCAATATTAGCAGTTGAATATCCTGTGCCAGCATTTGTAACAGTAATAGTATCAATTACTCCACCAGTTACCGAACCTACAGCCGCACTTGCACCATTTCCATCACCAATAATTACAATTAAATCACCAAGGGTGTAACCTGTACCACCATCTGTAACAATAATACTATCAATAATACCAGTGGATGATAATGTTGCTGTCGCTGATGCAAGAGTTCCATCACCAGTAATTACCACATTTGGTACACTTGTATAACCATCACCACCATTATCAACAGTAATATTAGTAATTGAACCACCTACAGCATAATCACCACTTTCAGGGTCAGTTAAATACCATACATAATCTGATTGATTATTAATTACAGTTCCATAAAAGTTAGGAGTACCGTCTAATTCTTTACCATCCTTAGCTTTTGATAAATATGCAAACCGTTCTAATACTGTATCAGGAATACCCGTAAATAATCCTAATTTATCCACAATTACAACATGAATTTCATCATTAGAACCATTTACACTTTTAACATATTCTGAACTACTAGGCGCACCATCAAATAAGTTTTCATAACTTTTATAATTAGGATTAGTTCCCCATGTTGCACTATCAATTAAGATAATTTCTAATGAATTACCTAAATTACTTGGATATTTTGAGGCAAATATAGCAGTATTGCCAGCCGATGTACCAATAATTTGACTATGTGAAGTTTCATTTTTAATTAGTAAACCAGTTCCATCTACTGTAGCATTTTTAGCCACCGTATCATCAACTACCCTAACTACATTGATATTATTTGAATAATCTAAAAAGTTTGATACGCTGAACCAGTCTCTATAATTTACATCATTAGGTTTACCAAGTTTAAACTCTAATTGACTTTTATTATTAAGGTTGATATATTCTTCTACAGCTCCCCATTCAAATTGACCTACAAACGCTGCACCAGTTGTGGCTACATTTTGAATAAATCCACTAAAATCAAATTCACGAGTTACTACACCTGCTGAAAGTTGAAATCCCATCTTTTATACTCCATAAAAAATATTAATTAATTTTTAATAGTATTTATAAATTAGGGAATTATAATAAATTTTAGACAATAAAAAACCACTCTAATAATATTAACTAGAGTGGTTGCTAATAGGTTTTATCTATTAGTCAGTGTAAGTTATTGATTTTGTTGATACATTCTCATTCTAGCACCACTATCATTAAAGGCTTCAAATGGCATAAACACTGTTGATTTATTTTCTGCCATTTTCTCTTGAACTTCTAATGCTCTTAATTTTAATAATGCTGGAGTAATACCTTCACCAATAATTTTATTACTATCTCGAACAGCCTTAGCCATAGTTAATTTAATTTGATAGTCGGCTTCTGCTAATAAACGTTCATTCTTTTTCTTAATTAATTCAATTTTGGCTTGACTTTCTTCTTTTTTAATAGCTAATTCACGTTCTTTAACCATATTAACAACATCTGTCACAACTTTAGGATATGAAATGTCACCTAAATTAATATCACTAATTTCAATTGGTGTACCTTGTAATCCATCTTGAATACTTTTTCCAATTTCGGCAGATAACCTATTATAGTTTTTATGAATATCATTTACATTATATTGAGATAATACACTTCTAGTGCGGTTTCTAATGGTTGGTTTACCATAAATTCTATAAACATCATCAAAATCAACTGTATTAGTATCATGATCAACTTTAATATCATTGAACATACTATCAATAATTTTATCAGTTGCTGAAATCCTACCTCTAAATCGTACATCAACATTTAATGTAAGTTTATCTGAAAGGATTACTTTTACAGTTTCTTTATATGTATCAGTATTAACATTTAATAAAATTAGCTTATCTCGACCCCAAATTGTATATTTTCCACTTGGTAAAGTTTCGGGATTATATCCACTTGTTGTTAAAATTTTACCTTTGGTTGCAGGTGGTACAGTTTGAAATGAACAAGCTTGAATTAATGTAAAGGAAGTAATCAATACTACAATTTTAAATACTTTCATTTTTACTACTCTCTTTTAGTTTATTTAATTCTGATTGTTGGAAATCATTAAAATCAATTTCAGGTACAATCACACGGGGGTTAATATTGTTAAATTTACTATCAATATCTTCAAATCTACTCATATTAGATTGAACCACTTTTACAGGCATTGCAATTATTGAAATAATTCCAATAATTAAGCAAAATATACCCATTTTATTATATTTAATCCAAAATAAATATATTGTTAAACAAATTAAACCTAATGGTATTAATTGAAATATTGTAAATTCTATTGTCATAAATAATCCTCACTTTCGTCTTCTCTACTTACCTTTATCACATTGTTTATTATTTGAATTGCCATAAAAAGTACATTCAATATCATATTTAATATCGTAGCATGCTTGCAATGATAATAATATTAAAATCACCATTAACAATTTAATTCTCTTCATCATAATCAGAATTTAACGGTCTTGGTAATGGCATATCATTGATGATATTATCACATTCTTCAAATGGTAATCCAGTTTCCAATAATCCATCTTTTAATAGTGAGTAAATATCATCACATTGGTTTTCATCTTCTTGCATTGTTTATTACCTTTAATTAATTTGTTTGAGTGATTTAATTATTCTATCATAAAGTATTATTTATTAGTTACAATAATCAACTATTTTTACATTTTAGATATAAATTTAAAGCATCTTAAACCGCCCTTTCGACATTTATTAAATTGACCACTTAAATAATTATTTAAATCTCGACTAAATTTAATATTACTAATAATTTTAATATTGCCAACTGTACACCCGTTTTCGAAATGTTTATATAAGTTGGAGGATGAATAAATTTTATTAGGTTCTGCTTGAATAATTGGTTCACATTCACCATAATTTACATTATCAAGCCAATCTATATACAATAATTCAACAATAGTCTTTTTACGTTGGGTTTCATAATTCTTTAATTCATCTTTATGTTCCTTTAACCATTCTTTATGATGTAAAACAAGTGTAAGTTTAAACTTAGTTTTATTATAATATTTACGGGGCACTTTAAGGTCAAAACACCACGCATCAAATTCTGCATAAAGTTCGGATTGAAAAATTTCATCATCATTTAAATCTATAAATTTTAAATATCCTGTTTTATATTCACGAAAATCCAAAAAAGTTTGAAATATTTCTAATGGTGTTTTATTTTCTATTGTTGTCATATTCATTAACCTATATTAATAATCATAAATTAGCTTACATTGGATAAAATATTTAAATTTCTGCTACAGTTAATCATCGTATCATATAGGACTATTTTATTTTTAATTTCAACCATTAATTCATCAAATACATATAAAAAAGACATACCTGAATATAATAATACCTTGGCAATCTTATCCATTAATGAACTTTCATTATTAAATAAAAATTTAGTAATACCTTTATTACCCATTTCCAATATATAATTATATAAAACTGGAATATGACGTTGAATATAATTCATAGTTGGAGTATTTAATGAGCCTTTCTCCCATCGTTCATTTTTATAATCATAACCATCATTTAAATTTCTATTAAGGATGCTAAGATTGTCTATTTTGACTGATTGGCGGGTAACATTCATAGAGTTTGCAATATTATCATGAGTTATTTCATTATAATCATTTATATTATGGTTGTAGTGATTAACTGCCAAAGCTTGTGCGATATTAAGATGTAAACCATTAAAATCTAATCCAACTAATTTATTATTGTTAAGTTTGCACATGTTACGGGCAATGGTTGGTAATAAATTAAATGATGTATAAATTCTGCCAAAGTCTTTACTAATTGAGAATATTAAATCATTGATTAAGTAGTTGAAAGTGTTTTTAGAGTTTTCAATATCAATATATTTACTTTTATCTTCCATTTTAATATATTGTTTATGGTTTAAATATACTCGACCCTTGTTAATTTCGCCATTCTCAACCGCTAATTCTAACCTTCTTTCAAATTCTTCAATAGTTGGAAATGTAATATCTCTGTAAGTATAAATACAACCTAATAATAAATGTAAATATTTGTACTCTGCGTTTGCAATAATATTATTTAATTTTAATATAGAGGATTTAGTTTTATATTTAGTTACTCGTGGTGATAATCTAATATCTTTATGTTTACAATTATAACGTTTACTTATGATATTATCATTTAATTTATATTTATTTGAACTTTTACCTACTTTATACGATGCAGTCTTATAAATAATATTGTTATTGGTTAATAATTTTAATAATCGTGGAAATAATATCCTATTGAATATATTTTTACCATTTTCAAAATTTATTCCAGCCTCTTCTGCAATAATAACATTTGTATCTATGCGTTCATCTCTTTTTACGCTAATAAAATTATTCTGAATTAATAGATACATCATATCGGTAACATCTTTCTTACTATATGAAGTGTTACCAATTTTAAATTCTTTAACTTTAATCTTAAATAATTCCCTATATATTGCATTATTAGCATATATGTAATTATTTTTATCCAATGTCTTTTTATATTCAATTACAGCATTTTTTAATTTGTGTTTAATATCAATCATTTTTTTAATTTTCCTAAATTTGGTTTCTTTGCTTTCATTGTTCTTTTTGGTTTTAAATTATGTTCCTTTCTATACGCATGAACCCTCTTATATAACGTGCATTTATTTACACCTAATGCATCGGCAATACTTTCATGAGTATATCCTTCGTCCTTCAATTTCATAACCAATTCAATATCAATAACAACACCCCATGCAGTTTGTTTTAATTTACTTCTATCTAAATCCGAATTCATAATATTACCTAATTTGTTTAATTGTTATGGTATTATAACAGTATTTATACATATTGAATTTAAAGTTGAATATAAAGTGTAAAAAATTATATAATAATATAAATATCTACCAATTTTGAAAAGTTTTAATAAATTAATTATTATATAAATCAATGACTTATAATTTTGTAATTCTGAACGTTTTATTATTACAAAAGTTGAAAATGTATAGTCTAGCTGTCATTCTAATAATGTTTACCCAAAATTGAAAATGACCCACATTATATATATGGGGCATATGTAAATATGCTTTATTAATTTGTTTCATAAAGAAACATAATTATCAAATATTCTTTAAGAAAACATTGTACTACTATGATAAATATTATTGATATGATTATTGTCTTACTATACTGTTAAATATTGAATGGATTATCTTGATAGTACTAATCTTGATTATTATGATAATAAATTTAATTTAAATTTTGATTATATGTCAGAATATAGTGAATATATAGTGAGAATATTTTTTTTTTTTTTTTTTTTTTTTTTTTTTTTTTATTTTTTTTTTTTTTTTTTTTTTTTTTTTTTTTTTTTTTTTTTTTTTTTTTATTACTTT